GGGTATGGTCAATTTTTGAATTTTAAGATTTGAACTTGAAAACGAAAGTCGGAGCCAGAAGGACTTGCCTCAATCCGGCCGGACTTTAGTTTTGTGCAAAAGGGTCCAAAATTGAAAAATCTCTAAGTCCTTTCCTTTGCGTTTAGTCTTGGTTCTAGACAAGGATGTTGAGGGCATTACTTCTCGCGGCTGTCTCATTTGTGACCGCACAGACCATGGGGTACGACTGGAACGGGTTCTCTGCATCCACGCTCGGTTGTGGCTCAGACTCGAGTGCACTGAACGTAGGTCTCAGCCAATCCCTGCCACCCGGTGCTACGGGTCTCAAGGTCAAACAGATCGCATTTGCGATCTACGGAACAAACTCCCTTCCACCTTATATCCAGCTACATGGGAGTACCGCCACCCCTCGACTCTTAACCTCATCTGCGGTCCAGTGCTGTGGAACTGGATGTGATCTGGCTGTCGAAGTAGTAGCAGCAGGGTACTCGTGGTACGAGTCACCATGCGGCCGACCTGCGTGCGGTAACGCTAATAAATGGTACTACATGGACTTTTCTGGAACGGCAGTGGGAACCACGGAACAAACGGGTATCTCTGAGGCAACCTTCTACAACGCGGGCGGATCTCAGATCGGTGCTAACATGATCAACCTGGGTTCGGGATCCGTGTTTTTTATGTCGTATACCGTTATCATTCCGTCTCCAACCCCAACCCCGTCTCTCACAAAATCTCCGGTGTCGCCAAGTTTGACGGCTTCGGAGACTGGGTCTACCTCTATATCTAGGAGCGTAACAGTCAGCGGATCAACAGATCCCACAGATTCTAGGTCAGTCAGTGCGAGTCGGAGCGAATCGCGTACGACATCCGTGGACGCAACCAGTTCACGAACGCCTTCTACGACCATGAGTGCTTCTCGAGCTCCTTCGGTAACCGTATCTCCATCACGTGCTGCGTCTCTATCTGTGACGCAGTCCAGGACAGCCTCGCCAGTATCACCATCGGTATCACCCACTGTGACCCCATACCTCCCATGGTTCCAAGGGCTGGTAGGGTGCTGCCACAATTCTATCGATACATCGGTACAGGCTCTGAACGTCCTGACACCGTATCCTTACCCGAACATGGCGATCAATCGGTTGGCAGTCCAATTTTGGCCTCTCTCAGCTGGATCGGTTACCTTCTCAGTTGCCTTGATGAACGTTGCTGGAATAAGCACACCGGGAGGCACCATATTGGCATCTACTACATTTACAATTACATCTCCCGGCAGTTTCCCGACCTTCCCTCAGCAGGTTGCGGTGTTCAACGATCTGGGCCCCATTTCATCGTATATCCTCGGAGGAGACGTGGAATATGCCCTTGCATTTTATGCTGCCACCCCGGGAATCATAGACCTTGTTTTGGGAGTCCCTAGTTTATCCCCGTACTTCTGGGATTCGCTTATGACGGAACCAACAGGCTCGTTCTATTCGGTAGGGGAAACAAACCCCCCAGAGGTTACGTATTGGTACCAGTCAACAAACATTGCGTTTGTTGCCGTGGGTGCTGGTCAAGCAATAACAAGTTCTCCATCTGCCAGTGTGACAACGAGTGCATCACAGACGACAAGCCTGACATCTAGCAGGTCATTGAGTTCTAGCCTTTCCCCAACAACTGAAGTATCCCAGAGCACAAGTATATCTCCCACAACAGATGTATCATCGAGTTCTAGTATTTCCGCAACAGCCGCAGTATCCGCTACTGCGTCGTCAAGTTCTAGTGGTTCAGCATCGGCGGATGTATCACAGAGCACTAGCGTATCCGGGACAACCGCTGTATCACAGAGCACAAGCTTATCTCCTACAACTGCTGTATCACAGAGCACTAGCGTATCCGGGACAACTGAGGTATCACAAAGCACAAGCCTAACTCCTACAACCGCTGTATCGCAGAGCACGAGCTTATCTCCTACAACTGCTGTATCACAGAGCACTAGCGTATCCGGGACAACTGCGGTATCGCAGAGCACGAGCATTTCCGGGACAACTGCGGTATCACAAAGCACGAGCGTATCCGAAACAACCGCTGTATCGCAGAGCACGAGCATTTCCGGGACAACCGCTGTATCGCAGAGCACAAGCCTAACTCCTACAACCGCTGTATCACAGAGCACGAGCGTTTCGCCTACAACCGCTGTATCGCAGAGCACAAGCCTAACTCCTACAACCGCTGTATCACAGAGCACGAGCGTTTCGCCTACAATCGCTGTATCGCAGAGCACGAGCATTTCCGGGACAACCGCTGTATCGCAGAGCACGAGCGTATCCGCGACAACCTCTGTATCGCAGAGCACAAGCCTAACTCCTACAACCGCTGTATCACAGAGCACGAGCCTAACTCCTACAACCGCTGTATCACAGAGCACGAGCGTATCCGCGACAGCCACTGTATCTCAGAGTACAAGCACAACACCCTCCCTATCTCACAGCGTTACAACGTCTACGTCTAGGAGCTCGGATACAACCGGATCGCCAAGCTCTAGTGTGAGCTTGAGCTTGAGCGTGAGCTTGAGCGTGAGCTTGAGTGCGTCACCCCAAAGTTTCCAGCAGGTGAATAATATAAGCACAGCAATGTCGGCGACGTCCACTCCACAGTTCATGGTGACTGCATACCCGACCACTAGCCCGACATACAGCCCTACTCAGAACGCTACCCTTCCTATTGTGGTTGTGGATGTTCAGGGTACAAACATGACAACTACCAATGCCCTGATCGGAAGCACGCTCGCACTCATCATTGTTGCGGTGGCTCTAGCAGCTGGACGCTATCTTCCCACCGGATGGGCACAGCGGTGCCGCCGCATAATTCCTCAGTCCACGATCGATAGTTTCAAGCGTGACCCACTCGGATCGGTGACCGCGATGGTCAACGATCCCAAGAGCGTACTCAAAAGCATTAAGATCCCAGACAGTGTAAAGAGCATAAGCGATATGGTCCCCCAGAGCATCAAGGATAAAGTTGTTCCTAAGGAACTACAAGAGCTTGTTGGTATTGCTCCTTCGGCGACGGTTCCTCATATTGATACGGACGAGGTTACACCCGAAACATCTCCCCAGCCCCCTGCTTCTTCCCGGAAAATTGATATTGCCCCCTCTCCCCCGGTTCGCCTAGCAATAATTCCCGAACCGATTGTAGAAGAGAAGGAGCAGGAAGTTCTGGAGGAGGAAAATGACGTCAAGGTTGAATCTGTTACAGGGGTGACCGAGGATAGCGGGGTTATTTTAAAGAAAGAGGACGAGGTTCTATCTACGATTCTAAAAATTGATCCCGCCGATCTAGAAGCGGTCCAAGCCCTCCTGAAGACTCGCAGTGGAAGCCAGGTAGTGCTACAGTGAATTCTCGAACTCGTTGGCACGGTGGTATGCTCCGTAAACCAAGAACACAAAATCTTCGAGATCGCGGATTTCGTACATGATACTCAAAATGAGCGTAGCTACATCGGAGCTCAGCTGTATTTCACAGCTGTATGTGTATGCTGCGTTCCGGATGTTTTTAAGGAGAGAGTGAAAACGGTGTAGGTTAGGATCGTGGTTCTCAAAGTACAGCCACCTCGTATCTTCCGTTAGCGAGTTTATAAAGACCGCAAACTGAGGAATATTCATGGATATAAAGTTTTCGTGGTGGATCTCTTCGTACCCGTGCTCACGTAGGATCTGGGTGACACGCAACCACCGATTATCCCGGCGGTCGGCGGCAGACATCGGTTGGCGTTGGCCTTCGTGGTACAACTGCATCCCTTTCTTCTGACGGAAGTTCCAGACCAGGCGAAGACGTTTCGTATCTTCGCGTGACAGGACGGTGCGTGTGTACGGATTCTTGATATCCAGTTCCTTCTGCGACCATTGGATAATCGATCGTTGGTCGAACCAGTATACTTTACCACCCTCTTCAATTGAAAAGTAATCGTGAGGGTGAACGCTTGTCTTGGGATCCATTGTAATAATTTCGTCATCATTGTGGCACAAAGAACGTTTCAGGACTCCGACTCCAGCGATACGGAGCGGAATACGAGTAAGGACTCCTCGAACCAGTGACTGGATTTTCAGGAGTCCCGAAAGGACTCCCGGGTTCTTCTCGATCCATTGGTTTGTCTTCTTGCACCGCATGTGCTTGCCGCAGTAGGGGAGGTTTCGTATGGCTCTTGATTCACATCTGTCGATGGATGATTTATTTTTACATGCGAGACAGCTCATACTTTATTGTATTTACAATCCGATGATACGAAAATACAATACGATACGATTCTATTCGGTAAAAACGGATCAGGGGTAAATCATGGAAACTCAATAGCACAACATACACCATGGCAGCCCCCGCAGTAGTCAACGTCTCTAAGATCTCCGCGTCCGATATCCAGTTCTCCGAGCCTCGCCCGAATAAGCAGGGTGGTAAGTCTATCTCGTTCAAGTACCTCAGCCAGAATGTTCAATTCCGTTTCCCTCAGCTTGGGTTTCCTGGTGGTTGTCTCGTGAAGGAGAACGAGAACAAGGATGGGTCGACGACGACGTCTTACACGATGTCAGCTTCGCTCCAGGGCTGCGACTCGTACGGTCGCGAGCCGGCGACGGGCACGGACGATGTGTCCAAGGCCTACAACTTCCTGCGTGAGTTCCAGGAGGCCGTCATCCAGGCGGCCGTAGCCAACTCCGCCGCGTGGTTCGGCAAGAAGCGTGGCGAGGAGTCGATCCGCGACTCGTTCAACAAGTTCCTGTCGGTCTCGGTCGACAAGACCAATGATGGCTGGGTCCCGAACGGCAAGTACCCGCCGTCGCTCCGCTTCAAGCTGCCGGTCTACGACGGCCGCGTATCGATGGAGGTTATTGGCGAGGACGGCGTTGACATTCCTCTTCAGCCCACGACGCTGCAGGAGGCGTTCCCGAAGGGCTGCTCGGCCAAGATGGTGGCTCAGGGCAGCATCTACGTCATCGGCCAGGGCTTCGGTCTGACCTGGAAGCCGACCTATGTCCAGGTCAGCAAGCGTAAGCGTCAGACTGCTCGCGAGATGTTCAAGGACGACATGGACGATGCCGAGGATGCCCCTGTCCCGGTCGTGGGCGGTGCCAAGGCCGCGTTCGCCGAGGAGGATGAGGAGGAGGAGGTCGAGGAGGAGTCGGAGTCCGCTCCTACGCCTACGGTTGCTGCCCCGGCTCCGGCTCCGGCTCCAGCTCCCGCTCCAGCTCCCGCGGCTGCATCGGGTCGTCGTAAGGTTGCGAAGGCCTGAGTATCAGACGGAGGAGCATAGAGCACGCCGTCATCATCCACAAATAATGTAAAGAAGACGTCAAACCGAGGCGTCCTTTTTTCATGTGTACATCCCGGAAGCCTATCGTTCGTATTGCACACAATGCACAGAGAGTCGGGATGAGTGTATTTCACAATGTCGGACGGACGAAGAATGGAAAGAGACGTTCGTTTCTGTAGTTCTTCAATTGTTGTCCAGCCGTACCGCATACAGTCTTCGTACGCCGCCTCTGACATCATGGACCATACGCTCCTGTCTCGGGACTCCCACTCTGGTTCCTGAAGAAGCGTGGCGAACACGTTGGAGTAGAACCAGTAGCATTTGTGAGAGTCGGCTGTATGCTCGGCAAGACCTACACGCTGATTTTCATCGTACAGCCAGTACACTTGGTACTCTGCATCCGAGAATTCGGGGTCGAGGTTTCCCCGGAACACTTCGCGTCCGTCGTACGTGTACTCTTCCACATCAGTCCCCAAATCAAAATTTGCGATATCGGTATTTGCAGGGTACAGCACACCCGTCCTTTTCTGCGACAGCATGCTGATCAATTATGGTTTCATGACAAGTTTTATAAACAAATAACCCGCGAGGATCTCCAGGAGTTTGACCAGCGTGTGCTCGAATGAATTACCTTCCCGGATCTCCCCCTGGAATCCAAAGAAGCGGACGTCGTGGAGATACTGCAGCAGATGGTAGAGCACGAGAAATGGTATGATCGCAGGAACGTAGAAGGCTACGACTCCTGAGAGCACATGTATGACAACGTAGATGGGATCCTTATACCAGATCCGCATCTATTGAAAGGACACTACAATTTTTACATCGTGTTTCTTCAGCGACTTGGTGGCCGAGTGCGAGAGCTCGTGCCGCTTCTTTCGGGTGTGCTCGGTCGCGGCCGTCTTCTTATCCGTTGTGGACATCCGTGTCTCCATATCGGCATGGATATCGTCGCGGTGGGAAAACAGGTAGTCAATGACATCGTCCTCGATGGCCCAGGCAAAGAAGTTCAGCTGCCCCACAGTGGTGGAGACCCCGTGGAAGTTCACGCGGGTCCAACGGCAGAAGGGGTCGAACATCTTCTTGCTGTAGGCCTTGAGATGGGACTTGTAGGCCAGGTAAACAATCACGTGCTTTCCGGCCTTGGAGATGTAGGACACATTATTCATCTTAGAGTAATTGGTCACAAACCAGTCGAGGATCCGGAGAGAAATGTTGGTCTTGTTCTCCAGGATGTTGCGAAGCAGTGTTAGGCGGTCGGGAGTGTAGAAGCTTTCTAGACGGTGGAGGACCCAATCTTCCTGTGTTGAGATTTCCGCAGTGGTCGTCATTGTTTAACCGCAGGGTTTTCCTGTAAATCGGATTACGCATATCGCGTGTCAGAGATATAACAATGGAAGTGTTTGAACTTCCTCTAGATGCCTGTACCCACCTCACCCACCGAATCAAGAAAATCTGCCGGGATCGTGGATATGACTACCGGAACTATAAAGCACAGGTATATCGACTTCTGGCTACCGACTTGGGTAAGGTGTGGGCCCGCCGCCGCTCGATCCATCGCGTCCTCCGCGACTACGGCGTCGCCGACCAGCGATCTGACAGCTGGCACCTCCGCCGCTCGGAAATGATGACCGCGTCTGAAATCACCAAGGCGTTCAAGACCGCTTCGCCCTCAGCTAAGAAGGAACTCCTGATGCGGAAGCTGGATGGACCCAAGGCTGCGGGAGAGAGCGGTCCCATAACTGCCTGCCTGTGGGGCACGCAGTTTGAGCCACTGGCCAAGGAGATTTACGGGGATATCCAAGGCGGAGCGGAGATTGTGGACACCACCTGCGTCGTCCACCCCGTTCACAAGTTTCTGGGTGCGTCCCCCGACGGGATTGTGCTCACGAAGGACAAGATGGACCCGCGATGGGGAAAGCTCGTGGAGTTCAAGTGCCCAATCTCGCGGAAGTTCACGCAGGAATCGGCTATCCCCGAGGCATATTACCATCAGATGCAGATGCAGATGGAGTGCTGCAACATTGACGAGTGCGATTATGTGGAGATGCAGTTCAAGACGTGCGGGCGTACAGAGTGGAACGCGTCTGATTCGCCATACAGGGGTGTTATGGTGGTCTACGACGACGGCAAGATCTCCTACAAGCCAAAGGAGGAAGATCCGGACATCTGGAAGTCGAAGATCGAGGGCGACGAGCACCGCGTAGTATGGTGGTACTTGGCAAACATTCGTATTGAAAATGTTCTGCGAGACCCGCGGTGGCTCACAGACCGTATTGACGAGTTCAAGGAGTTCTGGAGTATGGTCCTAGACTGTCGGCGGGATCCCTCTAGAATGGAGCATTATATCCCTCCCACTGCCCCACCCGCACTCCCAGACGATCGCCCTTCGGCGGCTGGTGGGAATCGGGAGCCCGCAGATTCGTTGTCCGTTGGGCGTACGATGATAATTCACCTAGGGCCTGAATCTTCTGAGACGTGCGATCAAGAAACTCCGGGACTCCAAACCTCTCCCGAGACCCAGCAAACAGGACTCCCACCACAATAAGTCCAACAATGGCAAGAGCTAAGAGTCCTGCATTTTTCATGGCTCGTTCTATTGTAAAACGGATAGAATTAAACCCATCAGGAAACAATAATACAATAATGCCGACCACCGAAGAAGTCCTGAAAACCATGCTACAGCAACGCAAGGTCAATACGGCTGCCCCTGAAACGATTGACACTGATTTCCCCGCTACTGTCACCAAGTACGGCGACACGCTGGTGTTCATGAGCAATCGTACCCGCATCACCGAGGATCAGGTCCTGCGTCTTGTCTCTCTGACCCAGGAGCACGGCGGTACCCGTGGCATTGTAGTTGTTCAGATTCCCCCATCCGAGACGATCCTGGAGGCCGTGGCGGCCCAGAGCCACATTCTCCAGATCTTTCACACTGGTCAACTGACGTTCGATATTACAACGCACCGTGCGGTTCCACAGCACCGGGTTCTGGATGCGGAGGAGGTCAAGAATTTCCTCACGCGATTCGGAATTTCGCTGGACGCGATCGCGAAGAAGATGATCGCCGATCATATCCAGATTAAGTCTGAGGACCCCCTTCTTCCGCAGATCGCAATGAAGCACAAGGAGTACATGCCCACGCCACACATCTGGTCGCAGGATGCACCTGTACGTTGGATCGGTGGCCGGCCAGGGGATATTATTGAGGTTCTACGCAAGTCTCCCGACGCAGGTGCGACGCCTTATTACCGATTTTGTGTGGCGACTGTATAATATAATAATGGCAGACCGTTCTACTTTTGAAAAAATGATGGACGAGTACAAGTCCAACTATGTCCAGTTCGTAACTACAGGGAACGACGCGTACAGGACAGCCTACAAGAACGCCCAGGATGCGATCGATAAAATGCTCACCGCCCGCCAGGAAGAGGTGAAGTCGCAAAAGAACGATATGCAGCAGTTTGTGCAGTCGTACCAGAACGGGAATGATGAGATGGGAGAGCAGTATGACAAGGCCTCGGAACTTCACGAGAATGCTCAGAAGATTTCGGATGAGTACGAAGCGGCCAAGAACCGGTATGATCTCTATACCGAGAACTCTCCAAAACTCCCGACAATCGATATATCCAACGGATACGCTATGATTCTTCGGATCGGTATTGTTCTTATTTTGATACCTATCATGTTCTTGGTAGCCTTCTGGTCTCCACAGATGAACCCGTTCGCATCATCGATGTCGGCTCTGAGACCGGGTCAGCCGTTCGAAATGAACATTACGTCGCCGATGTTAAGCCCGATGGGGAGGAGGTTATAGACGGCAATTCTGGGAGGGAGATGGGGGGAATAGAGCTCACTGCACTCTGAACGCTCGTCATTAGTGATGTGAACGTGAACATCACTAGAAGGAGAACAAGCATTCCGAGAATGGCGATAATATAGATGTAGTATGTCTGGGTAGATCCACCGCCAGACGAGAGTGTGGAGTACACTGTGTTCAGCTTTGACACTTCATCTTTTTCGGCGAAGAGCATGGTAAGATCACGTTTGAACTGGTTGAGATCCTCAGCGAAATTGATCTTAGGCATCTTTCCAAGTGTTTCCCGTCCTGAAGAATACATCTGCTGGATAGACAGCACAATAGTCGTCAATTGCTGGTTCATTTCGGTAAGTGTGGAAACAAGCTTAGCCCGGCGGACCGGATCCTGTGTCTGTACAGCCTGTGAAAGTATCTCATTGTAGCGTTCGCGGATCTGATAGTACTGTGCGAGTGCATTATCAGTCGCACTGTTCTGCTGCAGCAGGGCCGCATTCCACGCCTCGCTGTCCTTGTTTTCAGTGATGACTGAGTCAGGGTCCAAGGTCGTAGAATTCCAAAGGTCGGACGAATCGGAAGGGTTCATTACAAATACACATGAAAATATCGTGGATCTATATAACAAGAAGATGGCAGAGTATGCTCAAGAATTCCAGACACAGTCTCAGGGTCTTATGAGTTATCTCCAGGGACAGCTTTCAAGCGTCGTATCATGGATGCCACTCCCTGGTGGTCTGAACAAGATCGTGACTTCGTCAGCTGGTTACGTTTGGGGATTCAATCTCTACGGAGGTGTATATGTCTGCAAGGAACCCTGCGATGGAAATAACTGGCGGGCGGTCGAATCCCCACCCAAGATGTCGGGATTGCCCTTAGATATTGCGGTCGACGGACAGAATGTTTACATCCTATACAACAGCCAGTCTGCGGTAAAGCCAGGGTGCCCGGGGGGAGGTAAGGGAATCACGAGTGTGAAAACGAGCGGGGGGTACAATATCCGCCTGTACACGAAGACGGAGTGCGACAGCATCGGGGGAAACTGGATTGGAAACGGTGCCCGTAACTGGGGAATGAAGACCGACGGGGTGGGAGAGTGCTATGGTCGTCCAGGAGGAAATGCGAGCTTTTGCAGTACCGATCAGTCTCCGTCTCCTGAAGCCGCGGCGGCCGCGGGGGTGTCTGTGAGTTCCACTGCGACTCCAGGAGTTTCACTTGCCTGGTCGTTACAACCCGTTGATGGCACCGGCTCGTGGGCTGAACCTCAGCAGATTCCTGGAAACCCTCCAGTCAACCCCACAATTCACCTGACAGACCAGTTTATTTTTGTGGGAACCCAGGGATGTTCGAAGCCGTGCACGACTGGATCGTGGGTACCGATTTCCCAGCCGACTGGCGGTCAGGGAATTGTGGCAGCAAGTTCCGGAAACACGTATGCCCTGGGTGCCAACAGTACAATTTACCAGAGTTCGGGGAATGGCCAGGGAGGATGGACTGAGCAGGGAGGATTGGAAGGGGTTATGCCGCTGGCGGTAGGAGCCGACTCGCAGTTTATTATTGGAGTTAACCAGTCCAGTCGCCCGGTGCGGTGTTCTCCGCCGTACACCGAGGATGACTCGTGCAAGGCTGACAGTACCTTCACCTACCGCCCGATGGCCGGATCGCACACGGTCTCTGTCAACCCCCGTTCATACCAGACGTATGTGGCGGCTTCGAGTTCTGGGACGTATGGAAATCTGTACCAGCGTGTAGACCCGGGAAGCATTGATAACTCGGGAGTTCTGGATGATACGCGGCAATACCTCTCTGAAATGGACAGCAGCGTCAATTCCCTTGGAACTGCAACGAGCACACAAGATGCCCAAATTCAGGTTGGAAAGGTGAAGCAGGCAGCAAACTCTGTCATCAAGAAGATTTCGGATATCCGCGAAGAGCGTGAGAATACGGCGGCTGAGCGTGATCGGATAAAGCGGAAGATCCAGACAGTCGGAGGTCCCCCGTCGGAGTACCGGATGAAAATCCTGCAGACGATCACAATCACACTTGCTCTGGTTCTTCTGTCCTATTTTGTCCTGGGTCTCGTACTTCCTCCTTGGGTGAACATGAGCATTGCGGTTGTAGGTATGCTTGTGGGTCTTGGGTTCGCAATTTCCTTTGCTGTCAATAAACAATGACAGATAAAGATCTGAAGGCAAAGCTTGATAAGTCCCTATCGGACTGGGCTGACGACCCGAGGGCCCTACAGTCTGCTCAGGAATCGTATAACCGTGCGGCCATGAACCCTGATGTTGACCCTGAGACGCTAGAACAACTTCGGTTTCGGTACTACAGCATGAAGAACGGTCCCGCCTGGGCTGATCAGGAACGGAAGGTTATTGTCGACAGCAAAATGAACCCTGTCCTCGACGCTTACCGCCAGCAGTACGATGATCTAGATAACCAGGCGGCGGTCCAGTCAGCCTACACAGACTCCATCGCCATCATCCGTAACAAACAGTCATCGCTGAAAGACAGTGTGATGGGAAATATTGATTTCTTGGGAAATCTCCTGTCAGAGAAACTCCAGAAGATCGGGGCATTCAATCGGTACATTCAGCTCACAGATCCCACAACCGCAACGCCGGTTCCGGCGACAGATAATCCTATGGTAGCATACTTCTCGAGCTTTCCCCCATCCTTCGCAACCATCCTGGACGTCTTCATTGCGATTCTCATTCTGCTGATGCTGATCATTATTTTCAGGAAGTCGGGAATAGCATTCACTGGGTACGGGAATTTCTGGCGGCAGTCGTACTACAATACCCAACCTGGAATACCCAATATCAAGATCTCGAGCCCGGGTCTCAGTCCAATTAGCAGGGCAACATGAACGTCTGTACGGAAGACGGCCGATCAAAGTACAAGTTTGCAAGATAAGTTTTAGACGTTCCCAGCGGAGAAAAGATGCGACAGTAAGCACCTGGAAGTTGGAGTCCGTCAAATGTGTAGAGGGACACAAGATCATCGTAGAAAACAATATCGTTATGAGGATCCAGAAGGATTCTGTTACCGTTATTTTGAAACGCCAGATATCCGACCATTTCGTTCGGGTGAAATCCAGGTATACTGTTGAATTCGGCGAGAGGTATTGATGTCCATTTCGGTGGAACTTGGACAGAGATGAAGGGGATCCACGTGTATGTGAACGTCAGGTACGGTTCAACGGACTGAAGACCGGTGGGTACGATGTGCTGTATCTCAAACATGAAAGGGGTGGGTCCGTACAGATCAGTCACCTTCCTACACAGCGTGGTGATCATACGCCCCGACCATCCCAGCCCTCGGTGGCCTCGATCCACATAATTGAAACATATTGCGACTGCGAAGAACGATTTTTCGGTACCGATCCAGTGACCACGTTTCGCAGCTAAGATCCCGACGCGTGGAACCCATGCAAGCACGTCGTCGTCGCCCATAGACGGGCGACGAAGTTGAAACTCATCTTTCCAGATAGAAAAACACCATTCGCGGACATGTTTAGGAACGTTCTTCCATAAATCGGTCTTTATTTCGGGATGAGGGTGGAAGATAAAATCCCTGGCAATCATTGTTCCTGTTCGCCCCGGGGAACGTTGGATTGGAAGTGTCTCCCACATTTCTTACATAGATACAAGAGAGGATGGAAGGAAGTTTAGCATATTGGCTCATAGCCCTTGTAGTCATCGCCATCTTGCTGCTGTCACAACTGCACACTGTCCACCGCGAGATGTTTGATAACGAGAGGGAGAAGGACGGAGATACTGATACACGCGAGGACTTCACTGAGATCTATGATGATTTCTACGCGAACGTGTACGATAAGCTCTTTACGACCCCCGAACGCGTTTCGTTTGAGAAGGCGTCGATCAAGGAGTACGCACTGTCCGAGTGGCCGACTGACGAAATTAAGTTATTGGACGTATGCTGTGGCAGTGGGCCTCACGTTGACTGGCTGTGCCGCGAAGGAATCGAGATTGTAGGAGTTGATGCGTCCGAGCCCATGTTGAAGAAGGCCAGGGAGAAGTGTAAGAGTGCCCGTTTTTACAAGGGCGATATTGCTCGGGCAGAAACGTTTGCCCCGAAATCGTTCTCCCATGCCACGATGCTCTACTTTTCCATCTACCAGTTCCAGAACGCCAAGATGATTCTCGATAACATTTATTCGTGGTTGCGTCCCGGTGGAATCTTTGTGATTCACCTAGTAGATCCCAACAAGTTTGACCCGATTCTGGACGCTGCGTCTCCCTTCGGTCCGTTCTCTGTACAGCGGTACAGTGATGAGCGAGTCATTGATTCCGATGTCTTCTTTGACAAGTTCAAGTACAAGAGCCGATTCGTTAAGGATCCAGACTCGGACAAGGCCAAGTTTGAAGAGGTCTTTGAGTTCAGTGACCCGCACTCTTACCGCGAAAACATCCATCATCTTACGATGCCTGGAATATCGGCGATGCTGGATATTATTCGTTCGTCGGGATTTACACGTCATGAAATGGTGGACATGACACCAATAGGTTACGAATACCAATATCTTGTCTACTTTTCTAAGTAATAGCATCCGTCCACTATGAGCAGCAGCATGCGACTCCAAAAACAGTACAGAATCATCGGAGGCGGTGGGTCAACGACGATCACGTCTGGCGGCCCTCATCCACATATCAACATGGCAAACAACTGCATTTTCAACCTTCGCGATATAAACGGAATCACATTCCCCTGCGGACCTGGTCCAATAGGGTACTTCCTAACGATGTGTGCGGACGGTCATTCGATGTACTGGCACGAGGGAATGGCCACGGAGGGCACACAGGGTGAAACGGGACCTACGGGGCCTCTAGGAGGACAACCGGGGCAGATCATATTCAATGATAGCGACAAGTCTAGCGGACACCCGGCTCTGACCTTTGATTCATCATCTGGAACGACGAACATGCACAACGCAAATATTTTTGGAGACCTAGTGATTCACGGAAACATCATGGGAAAATTTAATGCTCCGTCGTATACCATTGCTGGAGTGAGGCTTGGAGGTGGGACTATAAGTACTGGCACGGGAGCACCCAATTCAATTGGTGGGTGGTCCATCACAAACGAAACCCTGAGCAATGGAAACATGAGTATACTTGCGAACGGTACGATTACGACTCCGCAGTATGCCGGCAGCTTTATCGGAGGGGTTACGTTGTACGCCGGCTGCATCAGCAATACGTATGAATCCAGCAACATTATTGGAGGAAACATCCTTTCGAATGGAACGCTGGGAGTAGGAACGTCTCCCGGAGGATATGCTCTCAACGTCAATGGTCCTTCCTTTATGAATTCAACACTCACTGTACAAAATAACATCACAGCGGCTGCAGGTCTTATAGTGAATGGACCTGCTACTTTTTCGTCGATAGAAGCGTCGGGAACTATGAATGTAGACGGAAAAACAACCCTTGAAGACACAACCGTCTGCACGCTTAAGATAACTGGACAGAACCTTAACGCACCATCCGCCGCCGCTGTCCTGTCTTCTGCGATCATTTCGGAGACTATCACAGTTGGCGGACGTAGTACGCTCACAGACGTGTACGCTCGCTGTATCCATGTGAACGGTTCATCGCTGCTTGCCCTTAATGCAACAGCATCTCTATCGTCCGCTCAGATTTCAGGAACACTCAACGTTGGTGGTCTATCAACGCTTGAGAATACAACGGTGAATACCTTGGAGGTACGTGGATCAACGATCGAGGCACCGACCACACGTGCAACCTTGTCATCTCTTACAGTGTACAACGATCTTGAGGTTTACAGGGATATCGTGAACCGTTCGGGATACACGACTCTGGGGGACACAACCGTGAAATCTCTGGAAGTGGGAGGACCGTCTATTCATGCCCCGGTATCACTAGTAACGGCCTCAGGTCTGGTAGTCTACAACGACATTCTCAGTGTTTCTGGACGCACTACTCTGCAAGATACGTATGCAGAAACCTTGGTGATCAACGGCACGCTCAAGGCTGAATCTGGTCATTCAACCCTTTCATCCATGTCCGTGTACCACGATGTAAACGTTGAAGGTCAAACTGTACTTCATACTGCACGCGTCACTGATTCGCTGGTTGTTGGAGGGACGCTCGACGTCCCGTCCTCTCAAACAACACTCTCTGCTCTTGTGGTCCACAATACATTAACGGTATCTGGGCCTACCATACTGGAAGATACATATCTCTCAACACTTTATATTGGTGGATCCACGATCAGTGCATCGAATGCTCTTGCGACCTTGTCATCCCTGGCGGTGCACAACAGTGTTGTGGTAGAGGGAAACACTGTTTTGGCGGGAGCAACAACTACGACACAGGATCTCGTTGTGAACGGATGTACTCTGAGTGCAGCAAACGCGGTGGCCACTCTATCCGTTCTCAACACCCGTAATGATCTCACGGTTGGAGGATGTACAACGATTCAATCCCTTGTCGTGAACGGACCTACTCTCGCGGCACCCACGACCGCGGCTTCATTTGGACAACTCGGTGTATCCGGGGACGTGGTTGTTGGAGGACAAGCCACGCTTTCAGATACGTCAGTACAGAACCTCGCTGTCAACGGAACTACTCTGAATGGTCCAAATGTGGCGGCGGCCGTATCATCATTGACCGCCTCCAGGACTCTCAATGTCAATGGCCGATCCATACTTTCCGATACTGTCGTGCGAACGATGACTCTGACTGGGCCCACCCTGAACGCCGGTGGATCCTATGCTACGTTCATGGACGCTGCTGTTTCGGGATCCGTTGAAACACGAAGTCTAGCCGTTTCAGAGCAGGGCACATTCGGAACGGGCATTGTAGTTTCTGGCACTGCAGTGATGTCAGCACTCTCCGGTATTTCATCTATAAATGGTTTAGTCGTCTGCACAAACACGAGTATCAGTAGCCTGTGTGTAGGAGGTGTATCATCGGTTGCGGGAGTAGTCGCTATTGGTCCGGGTGCTGGAGATTCGGGAACAGGGGCGTACTTGACATCGATTGGAGTTAATGCGGGGTCTAAAAATACCGGGACGTACGTGAATGCTATGGGATCAAGTGCGGCCGAACAGAACACTGGACGTAACGTTCTGGCGATCGGTATGAACGCGGCCAAGACCAATACGGGAAACTACAATGTAAATATTGGAGATTTTTCGGGGATGAATCAGACAGGGTCTAGCAACGTAGGGTTAGGTATGCGTTCCCTTGTCGGGAACGGGGGATCGCTCGTATCTGCTCTTGGATTTTCGGCTGGAGAGGGTTCGGGTGCGAATAGTTGTGTGTATATTGGCGAGAGGGCAGGAATGAACAATACGTTGAGCAACTCAGTCTTTATCGGTCGCAATTCAGGGGGGTACACTCCGGATGCTCCCAATACTTTTCTTGTTTACTCATCTAAGCCTGGGGTTCCGGCGGTTCAGGTGGATACGTCCAATAACGTTATGGGAATAGGATGTGTCCCCAAGCCGAACTATGCTCTGGCGGTGTGTGGTCCAATTGCCAATACGATCAACGTTGTATGTATCACGACCACAGACACATTCGAACTATCGACCTCGAATTACTCAACTTATTTCAATTTACTGAGCTCTTCAGTGCAATCCGTGATTCTTCCAGGCGATATACCTATCAAGGGAAGCTACTGGGTGATCAAGAACAACTCTACGGCGGCGATTACGCTTGCGTGTTCTGGCGGATCCTTTAACACGACTGGAACAACAAGTACGACTCTTTCCATTGGCGGGCTCCTGACGCTCATTTACTCTGGGTCTGATTCGGTATATTACACGTTCTAAACTGTCGCCTTCCAATAACACATGTCAACGACGGCTATGATCTCTGACAATCGCAGCGTTGCCGATTTTCAGACGTTCACGTTTTCCGGACACGCACGGACGCTTGCCCACAAATCCCTGCTCCAGAGTATTCAGCTGGGGCACGCCGATTACGCATGTTACTGGACCCTGGAACTCCTGTGCTCCGGTCTAGTCCATTCCCTGTGGAACACCCTGTTTGAAGGAGGAGCACTCTACGTCCACCGCTGTCCCAATATTTTTACGTTCCTGACATCCCAATACGAGCGGTTCTCGTCCATCGAAGAGATGTTTTCAGTGCACACCATGACCGATATCAGGAACCATGAAGTGGCCAGAACTCTCGTATGTGAGACCGCAGTAGCTCTGTCAATCGCCAGGAAACAGAAACCCATTTCCCTGCCCACCATCAAACCACTCCACGATTTCCAGCCCGAGACGGTCAGGGAAAATCTACGTGCCACCTCCCAGGCATCGTGCCTCCCCTTTGTGAAGGCCGATGACCCCTACGAATTGAAAATCCCCTTCAACGAGTTCTGCTTTTCCGTGCAAACTCGGGATTTCCTGCGGTCTCTTTACTGGATGTCGTGGATCATGACGTATGCCCGCGAACAGAAGAAGCGGACGAAACAGCCTCTTCTCTGTGCGGAGCGACGCAATCCTTACGTAAACTCCAAATTTGCCAGGGGCATGGTGTGGATGTTCTGGGATGTTATCAACGCTCACTCCAATACCTACGTGGAATCCCTTTACAAACTCTATTGCCTTCGCTGGGAACCTAAGCTGGCCAAACCCCGCCAGCCCCTGCTCTTGGCAGCCGTATCGTTCGTCACCGAACCCATAGATTCCCGTGAACCCGCAAGGAGGAACGAAGGAGAAATCTCGGCGGTTCTCCACAAGGTCCCTCAGCTTCTGGAAACGATACAAGCCACCCGCAATACTTTCCAAGCTAGAGAGTAATACACAGCATGCCCGCACCCACCGACACCCAGAAGCTCCAGATATCGGCCTTCCAGGGCCTGCTGTTCTACATCCTGGCGAACCCTATTACGTTTCGCGTCATGGATGGACTTGTGACGTCCGTGACGGGACCGTATACCACATTCCGCATCTTTGAGAACGGCGTACCCACCGGATTTGGGCTCATGGTCCACGCCTTCGTCTTTTTCGCGGTGACTCTGGGTCTGATGTATGTTTAGATAGAGGGCGTGTACATATACAAATGTACCGTATCACAAAGATGGGGATGGTCTACATGAAACCTACCGTCACATATGTTACAAGCTTTCTTTGGTGTGGAAACCAGTGTTTGAATCCACACGAAAGGACGTGCCGAACCCTACACCCTCAGACGGACGGATCGGTAAAAATTGAGACGCTTCCGTACCCCAATGTTTTGGATCGGATCGATTACAGGGAGGAGGTCAGGGTACAAAAGTATGCGGACGGTTCATTCTCAGAGAACAATGATCTGTTTACGCCGACGCCGGCGGGGCCGCCGGCTTCTTCGAGAACCAAGAAGGGCAGCACTTCTTGACCTCGGCCAGAGCCACGCCCACGACCTTACCCGCCTCAGCCTTCACGATCTTGACAGCCTCAATGACGTAGGGCAGGGCAACGTCGCACCACGTGACGAGCTGAGTCTTCTGCTCCTCGGACAAGGGGGACTCGCGAATGGCCTTCTTGACCTCGTCTACAATGAACTTCGCCTTGTCCTCATCCGAGCGGTCGGCGAGGATCTCCACCTCTGCGATCTTCTGGATTACAAACTTCACGAGCTCAGACTTGTTCGCGAAGTCGACGACCGCAGCCTTTGCCACCGCAACGACCTCGGTGGGAACAGACACGGGTGCAGGTACAACTTCGGGAGCATCTGACATAGTCGTTGTGTTTAATTTTAGGTCTTACAAAACTTTTGATAGAATAACTCATGGAGATCTCTGATATTGTTTACCTCGCATTTTCGACGGTTATGGTTGTTGTTGTCCTGCACATCGGGGTCTTCTGGATTGCCAGGGTCGTCCAGCCGCCCAAGCCGAAGGTCGTGTACGTCGATCGCACGCCCCTCCCGGCGATCATACCCCCTGAATCGACCCCCATTCCGTCTCCTCCTCCCCCTCAGATCGTACTTCCTCCCCGCGTCGAGCCTCCTACCCAGCAGCCTTCCCAGACTCAGACACTGAACGTCCCGACGTACGCTGCTCTTCCTCTGCCCATGGTGCAGTCCAACAAGGCGGATGCCCAGCTTCCCCCGCCGATCGAGACCCGGGAAGTCGATAAGGTCGGGTGGTCGGGCGGCAAGAGTTAACGAGTGATTTTGACACTTCCAGACCTGGTATACAATGAACCGGTTGAAGAGTTTGTACGGATGGGATCCGGTCATGCGTATGACCCGTCAAGGGACGGTGGCAGCGTCCAGCACATACAAGGTCCCTCAAACAACCGGAATTCCGGGATGGCTTTGCCTGACCCGTGACGAGTCATCGAAGCCAATCGCCTTATGGGTACAGCGAAAGGACAATGCTACTTCACAAGTTTTCAGAGTTGTATGGGACGAAAGGTGTTTTGAAGATACGATTCTGCGTGTCGAATACACCTCCACACATGTGTACATCGCAGATGTGTGGATGTGGAATGGAACCCAGATGTTCAAGACCCGGTCGTTTGAACAGCGGGCTAAGTTTCTGAAGGCGGCATTTGAGGCCACGTACACCCCGTGTCCAGAGTTTGAGACTAGGTCGGTAGCACTCCGGGAGAATGCGACTGAGATTCGCGGGCACGAGTACTATTCAGACGCCCACGGTGAAAAGGGCATCTTCATCGAATCCAAACCTGATGTTTCGGACAAGTACGAGATCATCGCAACCGATATCCCCGACGTGTACAAGGTTGCTGATGTAGGGTACCTTCGTGTCAGAACAATGGCTCTTTCAAAGCAGTTGAGAGCCTTGGGCAGGGTATTTACGCTGGAGTGCGTTCAGAATGAAGACGGGACATGGACCCCGAGAATCTAGTCTCTGTCCAATACAAATGGTTCGTAAGCACACAAAGAAGACAGCCGGACGCCGCCACCGCCGCCGGACTGTGAAGCGTGGAGGAGGCTACGGCTTCGGGGGATCTCTTCTCTCGAACGTCGGAGGCCCGAATGCCGGAAACCCGCAGTGGAATTACAACATGGGAAGCGACTGCGGTGCCGATCTCCAGGGACGCGGAGGTAATAACAACATGTCTGGCGGTCGTCGCCGTCGTGGCCGCGGAAAGAAGACGGTCGCGGGTCGCCGTCGTCGTACCTACCGCGGAGGATCGAACCAGGTTGTGAACAATAATTCGATCTTGGCTCTCCAGCAGCCTCGCACCGGATACACGTTCAACGGGTCTGGCGTCGCTGGAACCGCTGACACTGTTCCCGTTGGAAGCCCAGTATATCAGGTTGTTTAAATTCTACTCTAGTATCAATGAAGGCAAACGTGGACACTGCCATTGCATCTCTACTTTTGTTGGTGACTATCGTGTTCCTTGTTCAGCGTAGACTGGGATACCTTGCCGTATGGCTCGTGCTCATAACCGTCGTGATCGGATACGGTGTTCGCATGCCGCTGGTGGCCGCAGTAACGCTGGGTATTGCCACGGTTGCTGGAGTCGTTCTCATTTCTGGGCAGGCTCTGAAGGAGAACTACGAGAACCCTACGGAGAGTGACGAAAAGAAGGAGCAGAAGAAGTTGAAGAAGGAGGACTCGGAGAAGAATGAGCCGGAGCCGCACTCGGACTCCAAGTCTTCCAAGATCGAGGATTCGCACTTGGACGCGGGGACCACGGTTCTTCATGCCTTCCAGAAGCTGAACCCCGAGCAGGTTCTGCAGATGCGTGATGATACAAAGGAGCTGATGGACACACAGAAGCAGCTCGTGGAGACGCTCTCGTCCCTGGGACCACAGGTCCAGCAGGGAGCAGAGCTCATCAAGAGTTTCCAGGGGATGTTCGGTGGAAACTTAACCGAGGTTCTGAAGCAGTGAGACGGCTGCCGCATACTTGAAATACTGGTGATTGGGATCGGCGGAATTAATTTTAATAAGTGGAAGTCCAAGCCCGTGGGTCAGGATCTTCCATGTCAGAAGGGTTGTGCCGAGATGGTAGTGTTCTACCACGTCGCTCCAGCCCGTGAACATGTTCCATAAAACCTGAAGAGATGAGATAGCATAAAAGACGATGGATAATGTTGTGGTTTCCAGAGTCCCCCCGAAGTAAACAAATAGGGCAGGGAAGAAGAAGTAGCATCCCCAGAAAAGAACGTGCCCAATCGGCTGGATAAAGAGGTTGGCGTACACTGACAGATGATCGATAAACTGTACAGGTCGAATTCGCTTGTCGATGTCCATGTACTTCCACACCACATCTGCGTGGTTTGGATGATCAATCATCTTTCGTAGACTCGGTGGTAGGGGCTGCGTCATCTTCTCCTCTAATTAGAATACCCTCGGCAGGAAATTCTACCTGGTCAAACGTCTTAGGGTTCACGTACACCCACTTTCCCCCCTTGGAAGAGGGCTCAAGGTAGTGAAGAAGCGGAATTGTAACATGGTTTCCGATCACGACAACACGACTCATGGTCTCCGTGCAGTCTACAGTCCTGCCGGTTTCGTCAATGTAGCCAATGAAATACCACGGGGGAATAGGAGCATCGAACACACTGTCGAGCTGGTATCCCTGACCAGCCTCCTTGGTCCACTGAACGACGATTCGGTCAAACGCGTGAAGGCCATGGTACTTGCGGATATGGTGGAGAATAACGTCGGCGTCTACACGGTTAATTGTGTAGTATTCATTCGAAGACGACGAGGAGCCGTTTTCCAGATTCACCGCCTCCCATCCTGCAGTGAGATACGCGGGCGTGCGACGAGCACAGCAACGCTCTACCGCCGCGTAGACTGCTACGAGGCCGTAAAGGATATGATTCAGGGCGTTCTCGGCCAGACGCTGCATTTTCTAGTACAATCGGGCTATTGTGTAAATTAGAATGCGTGGGTGAAGACGAGGCGATCAATCTCCAGGCCCATGGCGATAGACGTAGCAAGGGCAGTGATGATGAACGGGGCAGCCATGATGAACCACGCAACGATTCCGAGGTCAAGGCGGCACAGGAGGTCCAGGATGAACACCGTGGCACCGCCAAACAGGAGCTTGGTGCCCGCAGTGATGAAGGCAAAGTCGGCAACGTCGAATCCCAGCTGGATTGCGAGGAAGAGAGCGTACAGGAGAGCCGGGGGGCAGAGGTTCTCGATGAATTTCATTTTGAGCCTTTATGTAGTATACATAAAATATGACGACTACCCCGGAGAAGATTCAGATGGTTATCGACTATTCTGGAGCCACCCACGACGATGCTAAGGCGATGCTTATCAAGCAGGGTGGAGACGTTATCTCTGCCCTGGTAGAGTTGGCAATCACTCCCCCGATTTCTGGAACTAAGTATATTCCCCCAACTCCGAAAATTGACGACGGTCACGACGACGAAACGCGGGAGCGAATTCGGCAGGGGCGGCTGATGGCCGAGATGCTCAACGCCTCACCGCGAAACGACCTCCGCGGAAAGGCAACCCATTACCCGCCGCGACTGGCATCCGAATCTGCAGGGCAGCCCCCGGCTGCTGCTTCGCCATAATCTGAGCCTTTCCGTTCAAATCTGTGGGAGGAGGGTAAGTGTTCGCATAATCAATAAGTTTCCGCTCAACCGTTGTGATATCGCTGAAAACGTCCATCTCATACGTCCGGTCATATGCCTTCTTTGAATAGGATGCATACGTCTCGGGGTCATCAAGAGCCTTCACGGCATTTTCCCAGTCGTCTATCGTGTCGTACGAGCACGCAAACTGACTGTCTTTGATCCACTCGCACATTCCCTCGGTAGACCCGGACGGACGAGCACGGGAATCTGTCCTCTCAAACGGCTTGGTGTGCAGAACAGGTATTCCGTTGTACATGGACTCGAATGCCACGCGGCCCCAGCTTTCGTACATAGATCCAACTAGCATGATACGCGTACGCTGAAGGACGGTACGAATATCGTCCTGGATATTGATCCACTCAATATTCTGAATATTTTCAGGAACATTGATCTTGTTGTAGTACGGACGAATCCCAAGGAACTTCTTGTTGGGAAACCGACGAGCAAGCTCGAGAAAGATACCAAGACCCTTCATGACGTTGGCGTTCACGATGGTAATGCAGTCGCCGGTCGGAAGAGTTCCGCGTTCCTGGAACTTCAGTTCGTTCTCGAGCATCATGGGGCGTACACTCTCAATATGCTTGAACGCAGGAGACAGAGGTATAGTATTCACCACATGCTCCTTTATGTGGTCTGAAATAACCCAGAGTATCTCCGTCCACTTACCGAGACGAGTGTAATCGCGAACGCTCTCCGTGTCTTCCCCGAAATGCATGGTAACAAGCATCGGCTTCTGGAAGCGTTCGTTCAGCTTCCGAACAAGCTTAAGGAACGGAAAGTGGGGGGTGCACCAGATATTCCCACCATTGAGTTCGGACTCTGACATGGTGTAGTGCTTCCACGGGATACCACGATATACGCCCTGCTTTCCGTTGACAGGCTTGCCCATCGTGACAAAGTTCACTGAATGTCCGCGACGTTGTAGTTCCTTCGCCATAGCAACGTCGTGGAAATACGCTCCACATGGGTCGGGCATGAACTGTGCAAAGAACACAACCCGCATCTATCTATATTTATTTACTCGTAGACGGCTTTCTGACGAACAAGACGCGTAGGGTCTCCGCCGCGAGCCCACGACTGGACGAAATTGTTGACATCCTTCATTTCTTCCCGGACGCTCGGGATGAGGGGGTCAAACTGCTGGGGGAAGAACTTGTCAGAGACCGTGGAGCACTCCTTGCGGGTGCGGATAGAGGCACTCTGTTGTAGGTAGCTCTCCGTATCCTTGTTGTAGACAGGTGCACCTCCGCCCATGTTCGGGGTGGTGGCCCAGGGGCGGGCAAAGGTCTGCTGGTGTCCCTTGAGACGCTGCGTCCCAGGGTCGCCGAGGGCAAGGCGAGAGTAGAGGTCCACGTCGCATCCGCCGGCCGCGGTGTTTCCAAAGTTACCTGTGTAGTTCATCGTCACGAAGGCAGAGGCAAAATCGGCAACGGGGTCAAAGTTCTGGCAAGGTTCCGGCGGAGGGCGGGCAGTAGTGAGGTAGTAGTCCTGCTGGCCCTGGTTATCGCGGGCGTCGTAGTTCTGCTGTACCGTATCGTTCTTCTGACGAGTCGGGGCATAAAACCACTGCTGCGGGTTATTTGTCTGCGGTTCCTGGGACGTCATGCTTATTCTTTAAAACGGATAAACTTTCTGGGCTTCATTCTTTGGCATCAACAAGATGTCTATTCTTTCTCCCTGTGATTGGATTGAGCACGACGAATACGGAAAGTACGTTATTGATATCTATGGACGCACGGATGAGGGAAGTTCGGCCATGCTCCGGGTCCGCGGATTCAAGCCTTATTTCTATGTAGCCTCCGAGTACGACTTTGCGACTGAAGAGCATGGAATCTCGAAGATCAAGGTGACCCATATGGAGAAGTATGATGTGTTCGCTGGTTTCCAGAACTTTGAGTCGTTGAAGGTCCAGAAGGTGGAGGTGGAGTCCATGAAGGATTTCCGGACGGCAACCAAGGCTGCGAAGGATGCCCGGGAGGAGGGGAAACACATCTATACGGTGTACGAGGCCAACCTTCCTCCGCTTCTCCGTTTCTACCACGACCACGAGATTGCTCCTGCGTCTCCGGTGACCTTTGTGGCAGGGCCGAAAATCAAGGGGCTGGAGAAGGCGTGGTACGTGGAGGTCTCCAACATCAAGAGCAAGCCGAGTGCCGATACTCCGCTGAAAGTGGCAGCGTATGATATTGAGTGTATGTCCGAGAGCGGTCAGTTCCCGGTTCCCGACAAGGATCCGGTGATCCAGATCGGTATCACGACCCGGTGGTCCAATGCTATGACCAAGTCGGTGGCTCGCAAGGTCTTTGTGTGGCCGAGTGTCGACAAGTCCGACGACCCCTCGGTGGAGTTCAGGGGGTACAAGACGGAGGCGGATATGATAGAGGGCTTCATGGAGTACGTTCAGCAGGAAGATCCTGATATCATTTGTGGCTACAACACCTACGGCTTCGACGACAAGTTCTTGGCGACCAGGGCCAGGGTATGTGGGATGAAGCTCAATCTGGCCCGAGGCGAGATCTGGGGAGATATCCTACAGAAGAAGACGTTTGACCTGGCGTCGGGGAAGTACGAGGTCGAGTACTTGAAGACTCCCGGTCGCCTGACCATTGATCTCCTCCTGTCGATGCGTCGCGAACACAACCTGGACTCGTACAAGCTCGATAGTGTGGCCTCCACCTTCCTACGCGACAAGGTGGTGAAGTTTGAAGGGAACGTTGTGCACACCAAGACCACTCGCGGGCTTTACGCCGGGAACTACGTATGCTTCGATCTGGTGGGCAATACAATCAATCCGTACCAGGAGGGCCGCAAGTTCCTGGTGAAGTCTCTCACACACAACACTATCACTATTGACGCGGACGGTCTCTTTGGTGATCTGACGGCAGAGGAGAAGAAGACGCTGGAATGGTCGTTCACGAAGGACGATATCGGACCCCAAGATATCTTCCGGATGCATAGGGGGACAGCGAAGGACCGGGCGGTGATTGCCAAGTACTGTATCCAGGACTGCGACCTCGTTCTCACGCTGATGTCCAAGCTGGACACTCTCACGAATTCTCGCGGTATGGCGGATGTCTGTTTCGTTCCGCTCCAGTTCCTATTCTTGCGTGGGCAGGGCATCAAGATCTTCTCGCGGGTCGCCTACGAGGCGTCCAAGCGGAACCAGATTCTGCAGACGCAGGAGGCACTGGACGGTGAGGGAATTGGGTACGAGGGTGCAATTGTAATCTCGCCCAAGATCGGGATGTACCTGGACACTCCCATCGCTGTTCTTGATTTCAACAGTCTGTACCCTTCCTCCATGATAGGGGAGAACCTGTCGCCCGATACGCTGGTGTGCAAAAAGAATTACAGTGGGACCAAGTTGGTCTCGCATGAGGGAATGACCGGGGAGCAGATGAAGGCCCTCAAAGTAGAAACTCGTGAAGTGTCGTATACCGAGGATGGGCAGACGTGTAAGTGCACGTATATCAAGGCTACTACCGACCAGCCTCTGTCCACTGGCCTGATCCCCACGGCTCTCCAGATCATGTTGAAGAAGCGAAAGGAGGCCAGGAAGAAGATGGAGGATCCCAAGCTGGACGATGCCCAGAAGTCGGTGTACAACGGTCTTCAGCTTGCCTACAAGGTGGTCGCCAACTCGATCTACGGTCAGCTGGGGTCGCGGACATCTCCCATCCGCAAGATGTGTATTGCCGCATGCACGACAGCCGTGGGTCGTCGGTCACTATTGTTTGCGAAGTCGACAGTCGAGGAAGATGGGGCGGAGGTGGTGTACGGAGACACGGACTCCGTCTTCGTCAAGTTCCCAGGGAAGGATCTTCCGGGAGCCATTGCAGCAGGGCAGGAGGCAGCAACTAAGATTACTAAAGGGTGTCCGCACTCAGCGTTCGTCATTGGGTACGAGAAGACGTTCTACCCGTTCATTCTGTTCTGTCGCAAGCGGTATGTCGGGATGAAGTACGAGGAGGATCCCACCAAGTGTAAGCGTGCGTCCATGGGTATCGTCCTGCGTCGGCGGGATAACGCACCCATTGTGAAGGACGTATATGGCGGTGCACTGGACATTATCCTGGAGGAGCGGGATATCAAGAAGGCCGCGGAGTTTGTCAAGACCATGTTGGTGAAGGTCATGAAGTCCGAGCTTCCCATAGAAAAGTTTGAGATCACCAAGCAGTTGCGGGACGACTACAAGGCCATGGCAGAGGGGTACAAGGGACATGCGACTGTCCCTGCTCATCGGATCCTGGCCGACAGGATCACGAAGCGGGATCCAGGAAATGCTCCGTCGGTAGGTGAGCGTCTCCGGTACGTCTACATCCAAACCGACAAGAAACTCCAGGCCGACAAGATCGAGACTCCCGAGTATATCGTGGAGAAGAAGCTCAAGCTCGACTCGCAGTTCTATATTACCAACCAGATCCAGAACCCGGTAGCCCAGCTGTTCGCTCTATGTATAGAGAGCCTGCCAGGATACCGTGAGCCCAGACCTTCGTACAAGTCTATGTACGATGGGATGATTGCCGACGGAGCCGAAGATGAGGAGGCCATGCTGGGGGTTCTGAAGCACAAGGAGAAACAACTGGATTCCCTGCTGTTTCTCAAGGCCGAGTATATCCAGAACATCATTCGGGCCTCTCGGACGGGTCCTCTCGACAACTGGTTTAAAAAGAAGTAAGATCGTCATACAAGTATCTAAATGAGTCAGCAAATGATTGAGACTCTCGGAGATATAACGTATGCTCGTGCAGCCTTTTTTCGTCGCCACTCGGTCATTCCTTACCATCTTATGCGTATGTTCCTGACGAACGAGGACCGGATGCTGTCACTCCTAACTCAGTTTTCTACTCAGACTGCTGCTCCGGCTCCTGCTCCCAGGGCACGGGCACCTCTCCCGCCTCTGGGACAGGGTATTGATATCCCTCTCAATCTCGCCGAACTGATTTTTGGCCGTGGTGCGTTTGTGGGGCTCGGACAGAATCAGAACCAGAACCAGTTCTGGGATGCCGTGACCGTGGGTCTGACGCCCGAGCAGTTTGCGGCAGGTACGCGGAACTACGAAAACCCCCCGGATGTAGCCCAGCAGGACCAGTGCTGTATTTGCCAGGAGGGCATTACGACTGAAGCCGCCATTCATACCCTGTGTCCTGGACCTGCGTTGGGCGACGGAGTAACGTCCACCAATCATCACGCCCTCCATCGCCGGTGTGCTCAGTCGTGGTTTGCGATCAGCACGCGTTGCCCAGTTTGCCGGGCAGATTTACGAACACTGGCACCAACTACTACAAATGCAGATGCAGGAGCCCCCGGCGGTGAACCAGCCGCAGCCCCTGGTGGTGGTGTGCACCCCAACGTATAACCGTCGTTTCTGCCTTGATTTTTCCGTGGAGTGTTTCAAGCGTCAGCAGTACCCTAACCTCCACTGGATCATCGTGGACAACTCAGACGATCCAGAGAAGGACTGGTCACCTATCAAGGAGAAGGAAGGGATCAAGATTTCGTATTTCCATATCAAGACCCGTAAGCCGGTAGGGTTTCTCCGCAACGTCTGTCTCAAGGAGGCCCTGCCCCTGAAGCCCGAGTTCATCGCGTTCTGGGACGATGATGATTACTACATGCCCCAGCGGATCCGGGTATCGGTAGAGGCACTCCAAAAGGATCCGAAGTTCGATATTATCGGGTGTGCGGTCATGACCGTGTACCTGACCCGTGAGAACGTTCTGATGGACGTGGGTCCTTACGGCCACAACCACGCCACTGCTGCCACTTACTTGTTTCGTGCCAAATGTGCAGAGACCCGCTACTTTCTGGAGACGGCTAACAAGGCAGAGGAGGGTACGTTTACCCGCGACTGGACCCTGGAAATGATCATGTTGCCTGCCACCGATATTCTGCTCGTGATTGGTCACGCACACAATACAGTGAATAAGAGCGAGATTTTCGAAGACCAGAGGAAGTTCGGCGGTCGGATCCATAACTCTGATAACGCCAAGAATGTTGTACGGTTCAACTGGGTCAAAGATCCCAGTATGTGGGCTGTACTCCGTAAAACGTTTCTTGATGCTTAAAAAGATCAGCAATCGCGTCTCCCGTTACGGGAATCTGTTTCAGTGTATCGGACTTCCCGTACTGAAACCGGTTCATGAGTCGCCGCACGTCGTGTTGACACTCTTTGACAATAGTTTGAAATTCGGCATACGGTGTGGGCGTATACTTCTGTAGGTTCTCGTAGAGGTCTCTGGTATTCAAGGGCATACACCTGTGAATAATCACATTCGCGGGAGCCCGTTTAAAGATCACTGGGATTTCGTTCGATGTACAAATGATTGGGACAACGCGTTTAGGATCCTTGATCCACTCCAGAACTTTTCGTTGGGCATGTGGATCGCTACCATCGATTTCGTCGAGAATGACACAGGTTTTCCGGGGATTGCCAGCGTACTTGACAAATGAAGTGAAGGATACGGGAGCCATACACGAATCTCGCAGAGTCGTGACATCGTCGTGCGATCGTAGATACCTAGATGCATTTATTTCCAGTGGTTCGTATCCTAGAGTTCGAGCAGCTGTCAGAGCTAGAGTTGTTTTTCCGATACCCGGGGAACCGCAGATCAGGACACATTGGGAAGGAGTGTTTGCACGTAGGTACTCAGATAGAACCTGCTTGGCTTCAGAATGTCCGATAATATCGCTGAACGATTCGGGTCGATATGTTTCGGACAGCATTACACTGTTATGCGACTACTTACAAAATCCTTTCCACCCCGTTCCGCAGGACTTGGCAATTTCACATTCGTGCCCTTCATAATTCTTAGGATTGAACGGATTGCACTGAGTGGTATATGTTGGGTTGCAGTTCTCGCCATCAAACGTCCAGAGGTCTGGGCACGGGTTTAACTTCTTGGTACGCTTCACGTATATGACGGGCTGGAGTTTGTCAAGGTAGATATAGGCGAAGAGTGCAAACACCCCGGTAGTAATCAGGATGATAAAGAGATCCTTGAACAGACCGTTCAGGAACCGGAACGTGTCAGCACACCCGACAGGAGCAAACTGGGGGCTCAGCCAATTAGAGAACGGGCCAGTGAACACCTGCTTGAAATATGAGGCGTAGCATGATAGTCCGTTAGACATTCTCTTCTATTTATTAACAAGAGTATAATGAGTGTGGACGCTGCTCGACACGTCTGTAATACGTATTATACGACAACTCTAAATCCCCTGGTCCAGCACCATGTGGATTCGTACAACGATCTAGTTGAACGCCGTATCCCCGTGTTTCTGAAAGCGTCTAACCCTATCCGCCTTGTACTGGGCGACGGTCGCGAGATTCGGGTGTACATCGGCGGAAAGAGTGGCGATGTTATTGGGTACCGCCCTCCCCTGGATGAGCTCGAGTATGCTGTCATGCCGAACACCTGCCGCACAGAAAACAAGACGTATGCCCTAGACTGCCTTGCGGATATTGATGTAGAGTACCAGATTGGACAGGATGTTGAAACGTCTAAATTCGAAAAGGTACCGATTGCTCGCCTGCCCCTCATGCTGCGATCCAAGTTCTGTCACCTGTCTGCCTTGACTCCGGATGAATCTTATGCCCAGGGGGAAGACTACCATGAACTCGGAGGGTACTTCATTATCGATGGAGGCGAGCGTGTCCTGCTATCTCAGGAGCGTCTGGGTAATAACATCTTTTATGCCGGATCGCGGGCAGTTGTCACGGTCTCGGAAGAGGAGCAGCAAGGGGGACAAACGCAGGAGAAGGGCGAGGACAAGGAGTACTATGCCGGGTTCCGTGCTATTTCCGATGACGGGGCACGGGGACCTTATTCTCACTACCTTGTGATCCCTCCCGCCAAGCGTGAAGTGACCATGGCAGAAATCGATGCTCGGGCCTCAACGAAGAACGCGGTCAAAGATTACGGGTCTACGCGTATTCGCGGCATGCCGGTCATAACTCTCCCAGGCTTCAAGATCCCCGTGCCCATTATCAGTGTGCTCCATCTCCTGGGTTTGATCAACGACAAGGACATTTATGACACAATGCTCGTGGGTGTCCCGGAGAACGATCGCACAGTGTATGACGATATCTTCATGCAGATTATTCTTGGACATACCGTGGAGTCGGATATGGATACCTTGCGTGTAGCTACAAAGACACGGACGCAGGAGGAAGTGTTTTACAACCTCCAGGCAATGCTTTTCCCAAACATTGAAGAGGATGATGTGGGTGCTCTCTACCGCCGCAAGGCTTATGCCTTGGGATTCATGCTGCGTCTGGCGGTTGAGAACGCCATTGGAATCCGGGAGCCTTCTGACCGTGACCATTTCCGGTTCAAGCGGTTCGATGTCTCGGGAGACCTGTGTTTCCAGGAGTTTCGACGCATCTACAATCTCGTGGCAAAGGAGATGAAGCTTGCGATGGATACACGCCTCCACTTCGAGGAGCGGACGTACGCAGGCAAGAACCTGGCAACTCTACTCCAGCGTGAGAACATCGGATTTTACTGGAAGATGAACATGTTTCTCAACGAGCTCTCGAAATCGTTCAAGGGACAGTGGGGATCCAAGGACGGGGTATCACAGATTCTCAGCCGGTTCTCGAGACTCGGAACTGTATCGATGCTTCGTCGCTCGATTCTTCAGATGGATCCGTCAGTCAAGGCTCTGGGTGCTCGTCGCCTGCACGGAAGCTCGTGGGGTCTTACTTGCCCGTCCGACGTCCCCGACGGTCGCAATGTTGGAATGACCAAGCACTTTTCTCTCCTTGCGTTCGTGTCCACACAGGGCAATACTGCAGAACTGAAGAGTAAATTAACATCCAACCCAAATTTCCAGAGCGTCTCAACAATTCATCCGGCTCGGTGGAACCCCGCGTGGACCAAGGTGTTTGTCAATGGAGATATGTACGGTGTGATGACAGCGAGTACCCAGACTCTCTACGATGCACTTGTGGCGTACCGTCGCGAGAATCCCGGGATCTCTATTTCCTGGAATCGCACTGACAATGAGCTTATGGTGTTTTCAGACGCGGGGAGGCCGTACCGTCCAGTATACCGTCCTGGTATTACACCAGATATGGTCCTGTCAAAGAAGGCGTGGAAAGACATGAAGAGCACGGTATTTGATTTCATAGATGCTGATGAGTCGGACACCATCAAGATTTCGATGACTCCGTTTTCAAAGACTGAGCCGTCAGAGATTCATGGAATCTTCCTCCTTTCCCCCCTGTCTGCGGTTATTCCGTTCGCAGACCACAACCCTTCGCCTCGCGTAGCCTTCTCGTGTGCCCAGAGCCGCCAAGGTGCTTCATGGTACCACTCCAACTTCAACAAGCGGTTCGATACGATTACACTCATCCTGAATTCCCCTCAGCGTCCGATCTGTGAGACGTGGATGTACCCTCACGTTCTGGGCCGAGGAGGATGCCTGCCGTACGGATTCAATGCGATTGTGGCGATTTCTGTGTATTCGGGATACAACCAGGAAGACTCGGTGATCCTGAACGCTTCAGCTATGAAACGTGGCCTGTTTCGTACGACCTACTACCATTCGTACAACGTCACAGAAGAGATGGTGAATGAAATGGAGGGAACACACACAGAGTTTGGCAACCCGGCAAAGAAGGGACTAAAACTGAAAGCTGGCAAGGATTATTCGAAGTTGGACGATAACGGAATTATTCGGTTTGGGTCGGAGGTGGACGATGATACAGTCTTGGTCGGCATAATTTCGGGAACCTCGGATGCATCTACCACAACAAAGCGTGGACAGCGTGGACGAGTGGACGGAATTCAGATGTTCACAATCACACGGGGACTTGGGAAGGGAAAGACCACCCTGAACGGTGTCAAGATCCGTATCGCTGAATCTCGTCAGCCTATTTTGGGAGACAAGTTCAGTTCGCGTGCGGGTCAGAAGGGAACCGTAGGGATGATCATGGACGAGTGTGATATGCCGTTCACAGCCAAGGGTCTGCGTCCAGACCTGATCCTGAACCCCCACGCCATGCCGAGTCGCATGACGACAGGGCAGTTGCTGGAATCTATGTCGACCCGTGCGGGTATTTCCCTGGGATCCATGATTGATTCCACCCCGTTCACTGCTCGCGACCAGATTACCGAATACCGCGAGCTCCTACGCAAGGTTGGATTGGAACCTAACGGTTCAGAGATCATGTACAACGGACAGACTGGAGAAATGATGGAGATGGAGATTTTTGTGGGACCGACCTATTATATTCGCTCGAAACTCATGGTGGAAGACAAGATCAATTACCGCGATACTGGATCCAAGACCCTGCTCACACACCAGCCACTAGAGGGACGGTCTGCCGGGGGTGGCCTGCGTATCGGAGAAATGGAGCGTGATGCCTTGATTGCCCACGGTGTTTCAGGGTTCATTGAAGAATCATTCATGAAGCGATCCGACGAGCACGAGGTGATTTTCCAGAAGGACACAGGACTGCTGGATAGCACTGGAGAGGGCGAAATCGAAATTCTTCGGATGCCGTATGCAATGGCCCTGTATGTCAAGGAGCTCGAGTCAATGCATATTCGCACAAATATTATAGGCGTTTAAGAGTATGACGGGTGATATAGGTAAGAAGATGTACGTCATCAAACGCGACGGACGGCAGGAAGAGGTCTCGTTTGATAAGGTACTTCATCGGATTCAGAAGTTGGCCGCTGGCATCGACCATGTGAATCCGGCACTTGTAGCCCAGAAGGTCTGTAACCAGATCCAGGATGGTATCAAGACGTCCGATCTGGACGACTTTGCGGCGGAGACAGCAGCTATGATGGTGGGTCGTGCCCATCCCAATTACGGCAAGCTTGCTGCCTCTATCGCGATTGATAATCATCACAAGAACACGCCCGCTACGTTTCAGGAGTGTGCCGAACTACTATGTGGAAAGGGGATTGTGTCCCAGAAGATCTGCGAGGTGTCCAGGATGGTCGGAATCCAGGATATGATTGATTACAATCGCGACTTTGAGCTGTTTGATTACTTTGGGTTCAAGACCCTGGAGAAGAGTTACCTCCAGAAGGTGGATGGCAAGGTTGTTGAGCGGCCCCAGCATATGTGGATGCGGGTAGCCATTGAGATTCACACGGACGAATTTGCGACGGAGCACTACGGGTATCCTACCCAGTATGTCCCAAACATGCGTCGCATCGCAGAGACGTACGATGCCCTGTCACGGGGATACTTCATCCATGCGACTCCCACCCTCTTCAATGCGGGAACGAATCATACCCAGTTGAGCTCCTGCTTCCTCCTGGATATCAAGGAGGATTCTATCAAGGGGATTTATGAGACCCTGGGCGACTGTGCCCAGATTTCCAAGTGGGCTGGCGGTGTGGGCTTGGCTATTCATAAGATCCGTGCCAAGAACTCCCGCATTCACGGGACCAATGGGGCATCCACGGGGATTGTTCCCATGCTGAAGGTGTACAACGATACGGCCCGTTACGTGAACCAGGGTGGCAAGCGGAATGGTTCATTTGCCGTCTACCTCGAGCCCTGGCACGCGGATATCGAGGACTTCCTGCGTCTCAAGCTGAATACTGGTGCGGAGGAGGATCGTGCTCGCGACCTCTTTTACGGTCTGTGGATTCCCGATGAGTTCATGCGTCGGGTGAAGGAGGGTAAGGACTGGACGCTGATGTGTCCGCACGAGTGCCCGGGTCTCGCGGATGTTCATAGCGAGGAGTTTACGGCTCTCTATCGCAAGTATGAGGCCGAGGGCAAGGGTCGTAAAACAGTTCCAGCACAGAAGCTGTGGCAGATGATCCTGGACGCTCAGATCCAGACGGGCACTCCCTACCTCTGCTACAAGGATGCGGCCAACGACAAGTCGAATCAGAAGAACCTGGGCACCATCAAGTCAAGCAATCTGTGCTCTGAGATCATGGAGTACACGGATGCAGGTGAGACGGCAGTGTGCAATCTGGGCAGCATTTCCCTCACCCGCTTTGTCAAGGAGGACAAGACCTATGATTTCGATGCCTTGAGGCATTACACTGCCATCCTGGCCCGGAACCTGGATATTGTGATTGATCGTAATTACTACCCTACCCCCGAATGCCGGGCATCCAATCTGCGTCACCGCCCCATCGGAATCGGCGTACAGGGTCTGGCCGATGTGTTTGCCAAGATGCGGATCACCTGGTCGTCCCCTGAAGCCGCTGATCTCAACCGCCGGATCTTTGAGCACATTTACTACGCGGCTCTCCACACGTCCTACAATATTGCTGTCGACAAGGGGTCGTATCCTTCCTTCGAAGGTTCGCCCGCATCCCAGGGAATTCTCCAGCCCGATCTGTGGCGTGTCAATCCCCTGTCGGAGGACCTTGATTGGGCGGCTCTGCGTCATCGTGTGAAGAAGGGACTGCGGAACTCTCTATCCATCGCCCTAATGCCGACGGCCTCAACGTCTCAGATCCTCGGAAACAACGAGTGCTTTGAGCCTTTCACCAGCAATCTGTACGTCCGCCACGTGCTTGCGGGTGATTTCATCGTGATCAACAAGTACTTGATTTCCGAGCTGGTAGAGTTGGGAGTGTGGTCGCCTGAACTGCGAACATCTATCATTGCCAACAACGGCAGTGTCCTGGGCGTTCACGGCGTGCCCCCAGATGTCCAGGAGCGGTACCGTACAGCGTGGGAGATTCCGATGAAGACTATTATCAACTTAGCAGCCGATCGGTCTCCGTTCGTTTGCCAGTCCCAGTCGCTCAACCTGTTTGTAGCGGATCCGTCGTATGCTCGGTTGTCGAGCATGCACCTGTACGCGTGGGAGAAGGGGCTCAAGACAGGGTGCTACTACCTCCGAACCAAGGCAGTCGCCTCGGCACAAAAGTTCACAGTGGAACCTGAGGCTCGCCCCCAGCAGCCTGACTGTCTCACCTGCTCTGCGTAAAATCTTCTCCAATGAAGTATAAACAAATGTCCGGATACTGGTCCTCCGCCTCTGCCTCCCCCTTCGGTGCTGCCCCCGCCACTGGCGGCCGCCGCCGCCGCACTGCCCGCCGTGGTGGTGAGGAGCTCGTTGCCGGCCGCCGCCGCCGTCACTCCCGCCGTGGTGGCGAGGAGCTCGTTGCCGGCCGCCGCCGCCGTGGTGGTGCTGCCGACATGCCGCCGCCGCCGCCCGCTGAGGTGAAGGAGGCTGCCGCCCAGATTGCGGGTGCGGATGCCCCCAAGACGATGGAGGGTGGCCGCAAGCGTCACACGAAGGCGAAGAAGGTCGCCAAGGCCCTGCTGAAGCTGTCGAAGAAGCTCGAGAAGGGAGGCCGCCGCCGCCGCCACTGAGCAGCGACAGGGTAGGTAATACCTGTTTAGCATTTTTTAGGTAGAGCAATTGCTTTACCGCTAAAAATGTTGGTTAACAATAAGTGAATGTCTCAGGAGTCTGAGAGCTCTGTTAAATCATCATCTACATCCGGAACTCAGAAGACCGACGTAGAGACTCTGGAGGAACTCAAGGAGAGGCTTGCGTATTGGAAGGCTCAGATGGAGGCCGAGAAGAACGAAGAGAAGAAGGCGATTCTTACAACCCTGGTAAAGCGTCTGACTGAGCAGGTAGCCGAAGAGGAGCGGGAGGTGGGTGGACGCCGGCGAAGGACTTCACGTGGTCGTCGAGGGGGCGGGCGTGGACGAGGTCTTAAGAAACTCACCAAGCGTCGAAAGCATCGTAAATAGATCTTCCGTGAATCCGTAGTGGCACCCGTTCGGCTCAATCTTTGGGGCCCTGCGACTCGACGTGGTCCGGGGGTGTACTAGACTCACAATCACCTCCTGCGGAGACAACTCGACACACTTTGATTCACGACCGTGAATGAACGCGTGCCCCTCTGCGATTTGTGTCTCTTCGGGAAACCCCTTCTCTTCCCAGAACGCCCGAGTATAACACATTGTGGCCTCGGATACACGCATACTCTGCGGCAGCCGGATCGGAGGAATATTGATGAACGACGTATAGTTTGCGATATCGTAGGACGGCAGGGTGGTACAGAAGGAACACTCCTTCTTGGCACGCAGCATCATGGAGACTCGGAACAGAATACTGTTCGGAGGGTAAATGTCATCGTCGTCAAAGTGGACGATGACTGGGAATTTGGCAAGATGGGCTCCAAGATTACGCTTGGCCGCAATGGTCTTGCCGGGGGAATCAAGAATGTACCGAACGTAGGGCAAGTGGTTCACAAACTCTTCGCACGTATCCTTGCCGTCATCAATAATGATCCATTCGATCTTGTCTTTCGGATAACACTGTGACTCTACAGCTCCAGCACAAATCTCCATGAACTTTTGGCGATCGCGGGTGGGCGTAATAATAGTGACACCAGGAAGCTGGTCCTCGGGCACAGAGTCCGCGTCCACTGAGAACACACCGTCTGTCTTGTATCCTTTCAGGAACTCCTGCATCTCCTTGGTCCATGCAGCGTGACGCTCGACGTACAGATCGGCGTTCCGGGTACTCATAACCTTCCTCTCCTTGAACGACATTCCCGCATACTCTACGAGTGCCTCCACCACCGACTCGGGGGTCGTCTTGGCAATGACACCTAGACACTCGGGGTGCGGCACTGTCTTTTCCGTCTTCACCCACACTGTCTCATATTCAAACTCCTTGAATGGTGGAATGTCGTTGAGGAGGAGTACACATCCAGTAGAGGCTGCCTCATTCACGGCATGACCAAACCCTTCACCGCCCGAGCAGCAGATTGCCAGTCCGCATTCCTGAAGAAGGGAATCATACTCTCCCTGCTTCATGGTTGTAGAATGAAGCACCACGTTGGTGAGTGTCTCGGGGACATCGACCTTTAACCGGCTCCCGTCGTAGACCACGTGGAGTTCGGGGAGCTTGGTCTCCTTGACGTTGGCAAGGGAGTAAGCGTCCACGATGAGCTGGGGGTGACGAAAGATATTCTTGCCGGTGATGACGACGGCCTTGTGGAAGTTCTTCTTCTCGGGAACACCCTTGGCAATCGATGTCCAGCCAATGTGCTTGACGTTGGGGTGCAGAGCCTTAAAGATCTCCACGGCCTCCTCTGTCTTGCACCAGATCTCGTCAAGGGATGCAAGGTACGGAATCCAGGACTTGTACGTCCACTCGGGGTTAGGAATCAGGATATTTCGAGCAGCATAGGTGAACAGCACTGGGTTCAGAACTTCCAGGAACACATTGATTTCTGCCTCGTCGCATTCGGGTTGGGCATTCAGAATACGGCGAAACTTCACAGTCTCGTCAGCAGCCGCCCAGATTCCCTGGAGGATATCTGCGTCCTGGGCTAAACCCGTTTGGTTGCGGTGCGTGGATACAATGTTGACACGCATTACACTCTTAGTGTTTCCTTCGTTTAAGTGTTCCCCTGATTTGACGAGGGATGCGTTTGGCCGTCTTGGCACGGAGGTTCATGATACGGAGATACTCTTTCCTACTTGGTGTTCCGCTCACGCATGGATGCACAACAATCATACGATCGTAGAACCATACGCTCTTCTGCCCCGTCCACTTCCAGAACTCGTCAATTGTATCAATAGTAGGTGCAGTCTCCATGTCAGCAATAAACTTGTCCGTGAAGTCTACACACACTGCCTGCATATCTCCGAATCCGTACTTTGTGTCAAATATCTCAGAACACAACTGACCGTATAAAATCTGAACGTCTTTCCGAATAGGGTTCCACACAATCTTGTCAATGGGACGGAACGTATCCCACCCTGCGTCCCATACAAGAAGTTTTTCGTTATCAAGTTTTCCGTACACGCGATCCCCGAATCGCACGAGACTCATTACTAGTCAGGGACCTAAAAGAACGCTTTGAATTCCGCACCCTTCGTTCCATAGATGTGGGGGTTGATCGGGCGATCGATCTGGTCGGGGTAGTTGAGGGTCTGGCTCCGGTTGAAGAGCCACATGTTGATAGACCCCAGAATGTCGTCTACACAGTACCGTAGAACACGCTCGTTCAGTGCGTTGAGTTCCTTGGCAGGGTTTTGCTCGTCATTGATCTGGTACTGTAGGTAGTACGCCCGCATGATCGTCTTCAGATCGTCGGGACGCTGGGGGTCAATCACATGCTTCTTCTCGCTCTTCTCCCAGACGCGGTACCGGATTTCGTCCTGGAGATTCTGGATGTTTGCGTCAGAAAAGAAGGCCTGGTTGACAGGCGTCGGGGTGTGCACGCGGATCAAGGCCTGCTGCTGAAACGTCGAACCGTAAGACAGCTTCGGATCCTCGTGATGCGTCGAAAACAGCTTGAACGCTTGAGTGTCCTGTGTCTCCGGATCCGCGAGATTCGGAACGAAGCCGGTACGTTTCGGGGCACCCCTGATGCTTGTATCGACATAATACTCGTTAAGATCACCGGTCCTGCGTGGGTAGATTTCGCCGTTTTGGGGAGCACCGGGCATCTATTGTTCTTATCTTTAGTTCGGGATAATTCTCTGGATATTCTTCGAGTCGGGCTCCATCGTTGTCACTTCCAGAACAAAGGTTGCTTGAACGTTCAAGTTCATCATCGGTATTACATAATCCTGGGTTAGCGTACGGGTTCTCGCAAAGGAGAGATTGTTTGGAACGCTAGTGTACTGCTGGAGACACACCTGTGACAGTGTGCGTATCAGTCCACATATCGTGGTGACCGAGTTTGACATTCCCGCGAACCCTGAGACTTTCGGAACGGCCGTGAACGATGTACCGATATTTGTAATGAGAGGAAATGAGTTCGGCACTGTAAAGTCTGACCCGCAAATATCCGTCACAATAAAGTTATTCGATAGGAGGTTCATAAACGCCGAGAGTTGTGGTGTGCACCTGCGATCTGAAGTGATCTGAGTTATTGCGGGAGTATAGAAGATGATTTCGTCGCCTACCCGAATATCGGATGCCAGGAACGCGTTGCAGTTTCCGAAGGTTGTATTGCATGCCGTTTGTGTGACAAAAAACTTAACCTTTCCAGTGCGTGAATTATCCAACACAAAATCAACGACACTGAGATTATCAAGCTGGGAAAATGTGACCCCTGCAGCGTTGTACAGTTGAATATTCGCGTTCGATAGTTTGGCAAGGGGCGGATCGAATTTGTACGATTCATTGGACCAGGGGTAGTAGTCTGAAAACTGTCCGGGGTATGTCCCGTTCCCACTGTAATGGTTACGAGTGTTTTGTGTGAGAACGGTGAACGACTGCTGGACGATCTGCGATCCTCCCAGGTAATTCCCCTTAAAGTTCTCGATCGTCATGAGAATGTAAGAGTGTGAGTGCAGAGAAGAGGGGTACTCAATCGCGTCGGAAAATGTACTTGGGGTATACGGCTGTGTACTTCTGACTGGAAGTATAGCCCTAGACAGCCTGATTTCCGATACGTTCGACAGTGCTAGTTGGGTGGAGTACGCATAACTGTTTGTCCCGTACTGCTTCTGCTGAATATCGATACCAACCTGTGCACCGGCAGTTTGGGTGGCATCGAACACTGGGTAAAAGAAGACTTTGGTATTCGGATCTCTGTAATTCACTGGAGTGGGATTATGTACGAGCTGGCCGTTCGAGAAAACAATCTTCCAGCCGTAGGAAGGACGTACAAGTCCCTGGTTCGTGGTGTTCACGTACGCAGGCAAAGGTATTCCTGCCGGAAACGATTGAGGGGTAATGTTTGGTACAGTCTGAACTGCAGCCCGAGATCCAGATGATATGCTAGGAGGGACGATCGGGGTTTCCCACGCCGCAAGGGGAATTGTGGGATTGTTGAAGTAGAACGGGGTCTGAGGTCCTACAGTCTGGATGGGGATCTGTGTTCCTAACGAAAAAATATTCGAATACGCGTCAGGCTGTATTGTCCAGTCCCGCTGTCCCGAATCAATGATGACATTACGTTTCCGCGGAACCATACCTGGAGCCGCCTGGACGGGCGATGTCAGGGTTCCACTTAATCCGGGAGTGCTCAATTCTTCTATAGTTGCCTGCCCCCCTGCTTCGGCATCCATAAACTGAGGCTGCCTCTCCTGTCGAGGTTGAACATTAGGACCAGAGTCGGATGTTTCCAAAAAAGCTACCCGAGGATCATAATCATACTCCTCCCGGGCTTCGGCATCTGCCCCTGATAAAAGTTTCTGGTAGTTCATCCACTATCTTATCTCTCTACAAGGCGAGATTCTCTAAATCAGCAACCCAGAACTGCTCTGGCGTCGTGCCCTCGATCTCGAGGATCCGAGCACGGATACGATCAAGCTCGGCCTGGTGCTTCTGAACGTTCTCGAGCGTCATACTGCTGAACGGCAGCTTCAGGAGATCAGGAATGTCCGTGAGCTCGTGCTTCTCCAGGATCTGGACACACTCGGCATGCGGCTTCTTCCGGAGATCGATGGCATCCTCACACATGAGCGTCAGGAACTTCACCACACTTGAGTGCCACGGCAACTTCCCACGCAGTTCGGCCAGCATACTGGCCTTACGATCAGAATACAAAGACAGACGGGTCGCGGCATACTCCTCCAGAATCTCTACCGCAGACGCGAACTTGCGAATCTTACCGTGGCGATCAAAGGCGTGCATGTTCGTCAGCTTGATTCGGGATGACAGACCCAGCTTCTTCTCGATCTCGAACACCGTCATCTCGTCCTTGAGAATCACCTCAAAGTTCACGTCCACGTCCGTCGATGTATCCGTGTAATCCTTGACCAGATCCTTCTTCTCGCACTGGGCATCCAGGAAGGCCTTGAAGTCCGAGGTCCAGTACTCGATCGGTAGGTCGCGAACCGTCACCGTCTTGGTCTTGGGATTGTACGAATAGTCGGCCGTGACATCGTAGCCGTCATCCCGAGCAATCACCGTACCCTTGAATCCCCTGTACCAAGGAGTCATGTTGAATGAGCTAAGGCTCTCGCCGTTCTTTAGCCACCGAAGTAGAAGGCTGCGAATCACTGTGGGGTTGTACGATGGGATGTAGGTAGAGTAGCCAGTACCAATGCCGCGAGCACCGTTCACCAGAAGCATTGGGAGAACGGGAGCATACCACTCGGGCTCCACCGACAGACCGTCGTCGTCGCGGTACTTCAGGCACGGCAGGTCATCGGCCGGGACCAGATCCTTCATGTAAGGTTGGAGGTAGGTGAAGATGTAACGTGACGCAGCAGAGTCCTTGCCGCCCTCCAGACGCGTACCGAACTGGCCCTTCGGGACCAGCCACGCCAGATTGTTCGAGCCCACGAAGTCCTGTGCCATACCGATAATAGTCTCGTTGAGTGACATCTCGCCGTGGTGGTATCCGGCGTGCTCGGACACGTATCCTGCAAGCTGGGCAACCTTGACCTTGGAAGTCAAATTACGCTTGAGGCAGCCGAAGAGGATCTTACGCTGCGACGTCTTGAGACCGTCGATGGCCGACGGAATTGACCGCTCGAGGTTGTAGTGTGAGAAGTGGATGAGATCGCGATGGACGAAATCCTTGTATGTCAAAGTCTTATCCGCCTTAGGGATCACGATAGCAGCCGCATCGTGACCCTGGAGCCACGTCTTACGGTCGTCGGCCCGGGCCTTGTTGAACGCCAGATCAATCGCCTCTGAATCCGCGTCAGCCGTGTACCGGAACTGCGTCACATTCATGTTCTTGAAATACTCCTGGGCCTCGTCACGCGTCGAAGTGCCCAACCCCTTGTAATACTGAACAGCCCACCCACGACCAGCCTCGCCCTTCCACTGATCGTACTCATATTGGGTGTAGAACGTCCGCGTCTCCTTGCCCTTCGTCGCCTTCACGATCGGCGTCGCCATGTAAGTCAGGAACCCCGGGATCTTGAACAGCTCCGTCCACAGCTCGTGGAACAGATTGATCAGCAGGCCGCGGATGTGTGACCCATCGTAATCCTGGTCCGTCATAATCAGGATGCGGCCGTACCGCAGGCTCTTGATGTCGGCATACGTCTTGCCGGACTCCAGCCCGACAATCTTCTTGAGTTCGGCGATCTCCTTCGCCAGCTCCACCTTGGACGATGACGAATCTTTGACATTCATGATTTTCCCCCGCAGTGGGAACACGCCGAAAGACTGACGCTGAGCCTTCGTAAGACCGCTGAGAGCCATTGCTTTGGCGGAATCGCCCTCGGTGAGGATGAGAGTGCACTCGGCAGACTTGGCGGTACCTGCGAGAGCGGCATCGTCGAGCTTCGGGATACCATATATTTTGGAGCTCTTCCGTCCATCACTCTTCTTATTCTCCTTCTCGTCCTTTTCCTTTTGGGCGACCACCAGTTTGTCCACCAACTCCAGCTTGGCCCGGACCTTCTTGAAGAACTCTTCTGGCAACTTGCACGTCGAGCCAAACGCCGTGCTCTTCGTCGTCAGTGCCTCCTTCGTCTGCGACGTGAACGACGGGTTCTCCACTGCCGCTGTCACCCACACTGCAAGGTTCTCCTTGACCAGCGACGGCTTGACCTTGATCTTCTTCTTCGTCTCCAGAAACTCGCACAGGTTCGAGACGATCTGGTTTACCACGTAATCCACGTGCGTCCCGCCCTTGGATGTCCAGATACCGTTCACGAACGACACCTGCAGAAACCCGTCAGCGGGCGTGTCCGCCACCACCACATTCCACCGGTCGCTCGTGTGAGCCGCTACCGGCGTAGTCACAAACTCCGAGGCGTAAGAGGAGAGATCGCGGCACTTGATCAGTACCTTCTCCTCGCCATGCTTCCAGTGCACCTTGACATCCTTGCCCACCGTCATCGCCAGATCACTCGCCCGCCGACGGAATACGCCGAGGAGATCAGGCGTCACCTCCGTCAGACCGAATCGCCCAAAGTCGGGCGTCCACGCAACACTGACATACGGCTTGGACTTGCATGCCACAATCTTCGGCTTGTTCACCACTGTCATGTTGTTCTCCCAGGTCTGCGTATACTTCTTGCCAGACGTCACATCCACCGTCTCTACCGTCAGAGACTTCGCGAAGATATTGGCCAGCTTCACGCCATAACCGTTCTTTCCACCCACCAGCTTCTTCTCGTCCTTATCATAGTTCGTGGAGGTCAGGAGCTCGCCAAACACCAGCTGCGGAACCCACACCTTGTACTCCGGGTGCTCAGCTACCGTGATGCCCTCTCCGTCGTTCTCCACCGTGATCGTCTTGTTGTCAGCCGAAATCTCAATTGTGATATTCTTGACCGGATTGGCAGACCCACGCTGTCGCATACGGACCACCTGATCGTGAGCGTTCACCACGATCTCGTCAAAGAGCTTGTAGAATCCAGGGTTGAAGGATAGGTTCTTCTGAATGAACTTCTCGTCTTCCACAACGTACATCTCCTCCGTCGACGTCTCGATGGATCCGACATACGTATCGGGGAGAGACAGAATGTGCTCGCGGTGCGTGTGCTTCTTGTACGCCTCCGCCATTTTGTAGTGTCTGGGTGCTCTTCTAAAAGTCCAGTCCGTTTTACGCAGAAAATCCATATTCATGTAAATGCCCCCTGCTCGAGCAAAGAAGGGAAAGAAGGTTACGGAAGAGCCAACAGTAGAGCTTCCACCGGTCATCTTCTTCCTGCGGATAGGAAAGGATTTCGACTTTGAGGAGGAGAGGGTGGACATCCCCGCACCTACAGGTGCCGGGTTAGTGGAGTACTCTGATATTCTCCAGACGACCGAGGCCCAGGAACGACGCTTCGATGAAACGGTGATTCACGACTTGATGTCCAAGTTTTCTGTTCAGACATCCTACCCTCCTGGTTCTGCGTGCCTGTGGTGCTGCCACTCTATTCCCGGGGACTCATTTGTTGTTCCGACGCACTACGATGTGTACACGAACATGTACACTGCAGAGGGAAACTACTGCAGCCCCGAGTGTGCTCTTGCCTCTATCTACCGCGAGTCTGGAATTACGGAATCCGATAAGTGGCTACGTCATTCCCTGCTACGTAATGTCTATCGCTCACTTTACAAGGACCGTGATATCCAGCCCGCTCCTGACCGTCGTGTCCTGCGAATGTTTGGAGGGAACCTGGATATCCAGCAGTACCGCGAATTCATTCAGCATTGTACGAAACCTCTACAACTGGCCATGCCGCCTGTCCGACTGTATATGCCGTCTGTGAACACCCAGTCATCGGTCCGCGACGTCAAGTCCTACGTGTCTCTGTCTAGTGAAACCATTAACAAGGCGTCTCAGCAACTCCGTCTCAAGCGGTCCAAGCCAGTACACGAGGGTATTCCAACCCTAGACAAGTGCCTGACAGCGTTTGGCTCTCCACGATGAAATATTCGAAGAAAGCAATGACATCTCTCGGAGATCTCCTCAAGATGTCACTGTTCTTCCAGGTTCTGACGACAACAGGAAATAGTTTTCGCCCGCTCATGGCATTCATCGGACTGAATCTCTACGAGCGTGGCGTAGCAATGTATCCTTCATGGCTATCGTCTCTTAAAACATCATTTTCCAGCTCTATTGATTCCGACGATCGGAAGCCTTCGGCAGTGATTGAGTGTGAGCGTGGGTCGCCTCCCCCCACCAAGGGCGGTAATGCCCCCCTATTTATGACCCGCATGGACGCCATCATTCATTATGTTGCCTGCTCCCCTGCCACCAAGCGTCTTCTATCCATTGCCAACCACGATTACCTCCCCTACGAGTTTGAGTCCGTCCGTCTTGATGAAGACATCTACTTCAAGCTCACGAACGTGGAAGTCGATGACGGAAATATCAAGAACATCAAGTTCCAGATCTTCTGCTACAACCACCCGATCCAAACTCTACAGAAGTTCGTGGACTCTTGCAACCAGGATTATGAACGTCGCATGCTGAACAAGCTGGGTAATGATCTCTACTTCTTCGACCAGATGATCGATAACAAGAAGTCCCGCAAGTCGAATCAGAATCCTCTTCCCCAGAACTTTCTCGTCTACACCAAGAACAAGTTCTCCACGACCCGGACCTTTGAGAACGTTTACTTTGAGCAGCAGGGAGAGGTCAAGAAGCGTGTCAATTTTTTCCTGGAGAAGCGGTCGTGGTACGAACGCAAGGGCATTCCGTATACTTTGGGGTTCCTGTTTCACGGAGACCCTGGAACCGGCAAGACGTCTGAGATCAAGGCTATCGCCAACGTTGCCCGTCGTCACCCCGTGAACATCCAGCTCTCAGAAATCAAGACCAAGACCCAGCTTCGCCAGCTGTTTTTCAGCGACGATCTTCATGTGTACAACGGAACAACACTTGAGAAGTACACTATCCCTATTTCCGAGCGACTCTACATCATCGAGGACGCCGATGCGATGGGCGACGTTCTCCTGAAGCGAGAGTGGAAGCGTCCCGAGCAGGTGCAGGCTCCTAAGGATCCATTTGCTCCCGAGATGGACGATGATATTATCAAGGACCCCATCGATCTCTCATTCCTCCTCAATCTCCTAGATGGTACTCTGGAATCCAGCGGTCGCATCATGGTATTCACCTCCAATTTCCCGGAGCGGTTTGATCGTGCTCTCATTCGTCCAGGCCGTATAGATATGATCGTCCATTTCAAGAAGTGTTCGCGAACTGTCCTGAAAGAGATGATTGAAGGGTTCTACGATATCACGGACGGAGTGTCGCACCCCCTGTTTGATGATGTCAAGATGGATGAGAAGTGGAGCCCCGCCGAAGTGAACCAGATCCTCTTCCGCAACTTTGAGAACCCTCATCAGGCGATGGATGAGCTACACTCTCTCAGTGCGTCTACGCCGCTGCTGCGGGAGGAGACGGAGACCCCGATTTAAACAGTTTCATGGCAAACTCAATCGTCTCGGGCGGCATGTCGAACACCAGGATGTATATCAGGGCAAAACCCATGATAACTGACGCAATTCCTACAGTGGATAGCGTCCATGCCGTAAGGCCACCTGTTGACGAGTTCACAACTGACGCAAACATTCCCGCTAGCGGAACTAGGTACGGAATCAGAATAAAATTGGAGTACGATCCAATCGCGGGGTACTTCTCGAACACAAGGGACTCCAAAGCGAACCACGCAGCACGATAGTAAATAATAATGAGAATATTCGTGAATGCAAACAGTAGGAGGCCGTTTGCGGATGACACAACTGGCCCGGGAGTTTCGGTGGCTTCTTGGTCGGGCGGTACGTCGGCAATCGGATCGTCGGTGTTGTCCGCCATCCGAATCTATTATGTATTGAACACAAGATTTGCTTGTCCATTTGTAACCTTGAGGAAGTTGTACGATTCAATATAGATCATGGCCGAATAGCCATTATATTGAATCTGTACGTTTGTGGGGGAAGGGTATAACGTCAGGGTCTGACCCGCCTGTACTGCGGGTGGAGCTATAGCCTGCCCGGACGCATTCGTCGGAACCACCGTTGCTCCTGCAGGGACAAGGGTGGGGGTTGGATTGAACGTCGTGTCCTTGAAGACACACACAGGTATCTGTGACACAGGTCCCGTCTGAACAACCGGGGGGGTCAGAAGTGTGTACTGAAAATTGGTCTTGTTGAACATGGAACCGTTCGCACTTCCCGAGGGCTGGCTAATTGTGTTAGGGTCCAGAGCAAAGGAGTATAAGTTGATCCCAGGAAGAGTGACTGTATCTCCATCCGCGAAGCGGAAGTTTTGGATATTGCGGAAGAAGTTCACATTCTTGGTGACAAACCGGTCCGTGCCATCGAACGTCAGGTTTCCTTCTAGGAGAATGTTCTGAGAATCCATGGAGTTCGAAAGCTGGATTCCCGTAGAGTACCATTGATCAGGTGTAGCGGGGGCAGTGAGCGTCGGCAGGACGCTGGGGTACGTCTGCACCGGCGGGTAAAAGATGGAGTCCCAATTTGTGTAATTGTCCCAATCGTTCAAGAGAAGTCGGTCTTGACGCTGAAACAGGGACACGACGCGGGTGCACAGATTGTACATTGGAATCGTTATGTTGTTGTATCCGTACTGGTTGTTGTTCTTGAGGTACCGAACTTGAGTAATGAGGAACGAGCGATCGTGTTTCGCGATGTATGCACGCTCAGTGTCTGTTAGGAAAATGTAGTTGGCTTCAATGTAGGGGTTGAGGTTCCAGTTTACCAGAGAGGGGTTAGTCGGATTGCCCATCGTGTCGGGGTACGACAGGTAATTCTGGATTCCGAGGAAAGAGTCTCCGGGGTTTCCTGTGATGCGGGTCTGGAACGTGGGATTTGTCGCTGCCGTTCCACGAGTGTCCAGGACCGTGAACAAGTTGTAGATATTGCGAAATGTGATCTGGATGGATACTTCGGTCTGGGGCATGGCTACGAGGGGAATGGACTGTCCGATCTCTTCGCAGAACCAGAAGGAGAGTGGGATCGTCAGCTGGCGGCCGCGAATAGATGGAGCGGGAGGTGCAGTATTTGTGGCGGACACATTGATGGCATTGGGGTACTGGTTTGTGCGACCGGGGGCATTGGCGGGGTCGTGCATGTCCAGCGTGTTTCCAACCATGGCATTTAGCTTTGCTCGCTGTGTTCCGCTCTCCTTCATATAACTCTTGACCTTGATCCACTCTCCAGTCACCGTAGCCATAGCTGTTCCATTAAAAAGAATCGAAGCAGTCTCGATCATGTTGTACCCGAGGTTACGTGACCACTGGAAGGCAGTCTCGTACGCGAGCGACGTAGTCTGGTCGAATCCAGACAGGGGAGACCAGATGTCGGGGATCTGGACACACACGTAACAGTCGTGGAGCAAGTCGGCATAGCGGGGGACCGGGAACGTGAACGTCTTTGTTCCAGCAGGGGGAAGCGTAGTGTCCGTGACATGTGCGATATTCAGCCTGAAGTGTTCCATCGCGAAGTTGGTCGTACGCTTATACATCTTGTTGAAGTACGTCATGGAAGGGTTTCCATTGACAAACACATTTTGGGCACCAAAGCCAGTGAGCTGAACGAGTCCACCACCCATTCTTACTATATTATCTTATAGGGTATGATTAATGTATCGGAACTTGCCGTATATCATTATTGGAATCCTTGTCCTCTTTGTCTTGATTCACTCGTACATGAGCGTTCGCTTCGGATACGACTGGATCGGGACACAGACTCGAAAGGTAATTCATGGGGTGTATACGCGAAGCAATTCGGTTCACGAGCTCTACCCCATCCCCCCAGTTCCGTTCATGGACCGGTTCTCTGAATTCACTAAGATCCCCAAAATGAAGGAGAGCAGTCAGGCACCAGGTTCGGCTTATTACTGAGGATTGTTCACCACTGCATTTCTTGAGACAAACATGTTGAGCGTCTTCTTCTCCCCTTCGGGGAAGACAGTCCTGTTGTTGGCGAGGACGAAACCATTGTCGTTTGTGCAGCATGTAGGCTTCCATGAAACTCCGTGGGTACCCGCCTGTACATTATAAACCGCTCCCGCCTTGAACGTCGTGTATGTAGACCCATACGCGGCCTTCTGAGACTGCGGATAATTCCTGTAATACTGGTTGACCGCCGTCCGCTTCTTCATAGACGTCACTTCAGACGCACTGGAAAAACGCACCTGCTGGCTCAAGAAGGTTGGCGAGCCGTCGAGTGACACTGTAGAATAGTACTCCGCCATTTGTTATTATTGCTTGTATTTACACGTAGAAAAGGTTAATCATAAAATGGCACCTGTCCGGTTCCTACTTGTATCGACGCACACAGAGCAGGTTACGGGGTACTCGAAGGTCTCCTACAACCTCCTCAAGCAACTTGGCACTCTGTCCCCGCTTGTCAAGATCTTTCACTTTGGGTTCCAGCGTACCCCCGCCCGTCTTCCCCAGCCCGCTCGCCCGCTCAAGGGCGTGATTCAGTACGATGCAGCGGCCAACGAGGACCCCAAGGAGCAGGGGTTTGGGTTCAATAAGTTCAAGGAGTATGTCGAGACGGTCAACCCCGACATCATCATGATTTACAATGACCCTATTATCGTCAACCAGTTCATCCAGCAGACGAAGGATATGGAGAAGCAGTGGAAGCTCTGGGTCTACCTCGATCAGGTGTACAAGGGTGCGGATATGGGTCTACTCCGCAACATTGAGAATGCGGCTGACCGTATTATCTGCTTCACGGATACGTGGAAGGCCCATCTCATGACCCGCCTGACCACACCTAATATCAAGATCGATGTCATGGAGCATGGTGTAGATACACTCGTGTTCAAGCCCATGTCGGACTCGGAGCGTATTGGGATTCGCAAGAACCTCAGCATTCACCCGAACGCCAAGGTGTTCTTGAACATGAACCGCAATTCTCAGCGTAAGCGTCTCGATCTGACGGTGATGGCGTTTGCCCGGTTGCTGAAGAAGCTCCCCGACGAGCCGCTTCACCTGCTCCTTGTCACGGGCGTGAAGCCGGAGGGCGGGGCGTTCTACCAGCCTCTACAGATCTACCTCAACGAGCTGGAGCTGCTGGGTCTGGATAATTTGAAGTATGGAACTCGCGTATCGATTGTGGACACCACGCCTCCCACGGCCTACTTCAACGACGAGGCTATCAACCAGCTCTACAATGTTGCAGATGTGGGCGTGAACACCTCCAACGGCGAGGGCTTTGGTCTGTGCCAGCTAGAGCACATGGCCACGGGTGCCCCTCAGGTGGTTCTGGATCTAGACTGCTACAAGGCGTTCATGACTCCCGAGACCAGTGTGCGGTGCCCTCTGTCATCGTACTCCTACCTCCAGATGACTGCAGGTGTGGGTCTCACAGAGTACACTTCGTCGGCCGAGGAGGTTGCGGCGGCGATGGAGAAGTCTCTGGGTATGCTGGGCCGCGAGACAAGCGAAAAATGTGTGTCGCTGGCTCGTAGCCGCCCGTGGTCCAAGATCTGCGATGGGTTCCTTGAGAGCATCCTGGAGAAGAAGGAGTAATTAGAGGAAATCGGGGTTCCAGGACTTGAGCTTCTTTTCCAGAAACTCTTTGAGAAACCAGTTGCGGATATCTCCGCGAAAGGGCGTTGCGTGCCCGTAATCTACGCACCATACAACTCCGTCCTTCTCGATGAAGTTGTAAGGCGTGATATCAATGTATTCCATGGCTCCCTCCTTCAAGAGCCGGTTGATAATGTAGTGAATCTGCTTCCAGATCCATCCAGGAATATTCTTGGGTTGAGGGCCGTACTTGTCGGCCAGACACATCTCGTCCATATCTTGGGTGATCATGTAACTCGTGTTGTTGCTCTCGAAGAACGGCGGAGCAATGTTCAGGTCCGACGCCTTCTTGTACAGATGGATCTCCAGAGGATTTGATACGACTTTCAGGTACGTTGTCGGGGGTGCGGTCATGGTGCTTTCTCGATCTCTTTGAGTGCCTTCTCAGCTTCTGCTGTCATGACGGGCCGATCCGTTTTTAACCAAAACCCACGGATTCGGCTGGAAAAGAGGTAACTTTGCTTGAAGTGCATATTCATATCGTCCAGTGTCCGGCACATCATCAGGAGATGGTAGACCACCGGGTTTCCTGAACCGAAATACATAGGCTGTGTCGTATCGATCTTGATCTCTGTCTGGTAGTCCGAGATATAAGCTCCTCCATTGTTTGTAGCAATGATATCGTACTCGAACGAAAACTTACTCTTGAACTCTCCGACGATTACATGTAGTCCCGCCTTCAAGTTCGCAAGGATCTGGGGGACAGTCGCACCCTGCGGAAGAGTTACTAATTTCTGATTGGTGATCAGCTTCACTGATTTCATGGCATCAATGTTGCGGAGAGAGACAGTGTTATAGGGCCCATACTTGTCCTCGAAATCAATGACGTTGATCGGACTCTTGCCATTGCGGTTCTTGGCAACACGTAAGTAGTTCAAGTACGGCTCAAACGTTTCTACAAACCGGCGTTCCGTGAAGTAGACATACTCGTAAAAGTATCCTCCATCTGTCTCGCAGTTTGTGGGATCAATAATGAGTTCTTCGTACTGCGGAGGCTCGCGAGAATTTGCGGCACCCTGTTCGCGTGCAGCTTCCTCAGATGTCAAGCAGGCAGGATGCGATACGTAAATCTTGCTCTTATCAATGTGCGAAGGATCATGGTAGAGGTAGGCATCGGTGAGCCACAAATACTCGATCGGCAGCTGGACCGTCGATATCGCATCGTGCTCACGTTCCGTAGTCAAGATGATGGAGAGAATACGGTCATCTGCCTTGCCTTTCATGGCAGGGAAGCTGGATAACCATGCCCAGTGTCCCAGTAGACGAGCAGCCTGGGGAGTAGGAGCAAAGTACATAATACCCCCCGATGTCTCAAAAATATAGGGATCAAAGCAGATACCTTTCGTAATGTACCTTGAAGAACTGCGGGGATCGCAATTCCATCCCCGTGCCATGAAATCAACCGACGGCATGTCAAAGATATCAGGGTAACGATCAATCACCATATCACCGTCAATGTATAGAACTCCCCGCCCTGCCCTACTTGCGACTTTCAGAGCAGCCGCAATGAAATTCGGTTTCATATTGATGGCAGTCTGGTACTGTCCCCGCTCAAAAGGATACTCTTGCACAAGGTAGTTGCAGTTCGCCTTCCTGCACATTTCCTTCCACTGCTCGATCATCTCCTCCATCTTTATAGGCTTTGTCCGCTCCTCGCCCTTGGCAGCACGAGATTCCAGCGTCTTGTTCACCAAATTCGTTAGGTTAGTTTTAAACTCTGGGCTCTCCAGGGTCTTCTTGTCCCACTCCTTCGCCTGTTCCTTCGTGATCCCTGCCTCTTCTCGCAGTTCATCCAAGTAATCCCACTTGAGATTCTCGCTGATTTCAGAGGGGCATTCGTAGTTCACACGATTCTTGCCTTCCTTCACCTCGGCATCAGTTACCTCGTTTCCGAACCGCCAGTAGTTCTTGTTGGAGTTGCCCCGCCCCCACCAGTATGTGCACACCACGAACTTGCTCTTGGGGTTGACGATAACAGGCTTTCCGATGGGATACTTTGCCATCATCGCGTCAATGGCAGCATCGCCGCCTATGATGGGAACACGGTATTTCCGTTGACGAAATGTACGGCGTTTATTTTTGCGTGTATCACGCTGCCTCATTAATTATAAGTAAAGAATTCTATTCTGTCCTCTTTTAGCGTCCCCAAACGTAGAAGCCGCTGCTTATCTCCAAACGCCGACTCATCATACACCTCTTTGGTATCAGGATCTACCAAGAATACGAAATCCTTGATCTTGACCCTCTGTAACCTACGCTTCCGCTTCATCATGTTCTTGAGGTATGAAGCATCAAGCTCGTCGTCCTTGACATTGGGGTTGAACGCCAGATCTTCGCTCTTGGTGGTGCTGTCAAACCGCATGCACTGAAGCACGGGCTTCTCGCGAGAATGCAATTTGCGATGAATCTCGCAATCCACAGCCGCCTGCTTGATCAGCCGGGTAATTCCCGCAGTGATTCGTTCCTTCTCGTACGATACTTCGTACAGGAACTCGTCGCTGGTCATGAATGCTTCGGGTGCCCTCCCCCCGCCCTCCGGTAAATTGTACTTCTTGGGACTGGTATCCGCCCTCCGAATAGGCACAATGTTGAACGCGGTATTCGATGACGCCTGATCCTTTGTGAAGACGGACACGTAGAACGATATGCGGATCGTGCGTTCTTCCTGCGGAACTGTTTCAACCTTGATAGATCCCTCTGACAGAATTTGGTGAGTTGCGTGCGAACATAGACGGATACCGCGACCAATGACCTGGTCGTGTCGGGCAGGATTCCAGTGAGGTTCCATGATGTGGAGGTGGCGGACATTCTTCAAGTTAATACCTTCTGCACCACTGGATGTGGCCATCAGAATACACAGGAGTTTCTTTCCACCTCGCTTCAGTATGCTTTCCTTCATGCTTCCAGAGTGTTCGGGGTAATCCGATTGAAGGCCGAGGTAATCTTCGTTGAAAATCAGGCGGGTGATTTCCAGCTCTGCCCTGTCAATCCCTCCAGTATAGAAAGCGTACGCCGGTTTGGCCGGATCCAGGTCTGGGGCTTCGCGGTACTTTCCTCCCTCTTTGATGAGGCGATACCGCTGGTATCCGTTCGCATCGAGAATCGCCGAGAGAATGCCGAGACCCTCGAGCTTGAGGTACTGCGAATACACAAACTGATTCTTGAAGTTTTCGGTACCGGTCGTTGCCTTGATGTTCGCCAGAACCTTCCGCATCTTCGGAGAATACGTGGCAAGTCCTTCGTCGCGGAGGTACTTGTCAGGGTTTTCACGCAGCTTAGCCAGAATCACGGCTTTCTTGTCGTCTTCATTGTCTTCCTCTGCCTGCTCGTCTGCGAGGGTACGGAAATCCGAGGGAATGGCGTAGTTACAGGCCAGGCGGGACATCACGCGGTACGTCTTCATGTCTTCGTTAAGAGCGGCTGGACCGGTACGTTTCTTGGAATCCTGCTGGATCTCTTTCCACCGGACTTCGAGATACCGATTAAACTGTTCATCAGACATTTCGACCAACTCGAGCGTCTTGTCGTCGTCCACCCGTTTGGGGAGCATACGTTCATCGGACCCCTTGTAGTACGACACAAGACCCTGTACTCGCTTCTGGAACAGGAGGGCATTCTTAACATCAAGACCCTCGACGAACGTGTTCATGAATTCGGCAAAGTCGGTGGGGAGACACTCCAGGGCTTCACGCTGAATGTTTTCGCGTGGGGCGAGGACTCCGCCGGGAAACGTGGCCGCAAACGATTGGCGGATGGTATCCACCCAGTCTCCTGGGGTCTTGTACGTCACCGCCTCATCATACTGCACGGCAATACGCTCGCCCTCCTTGTTGTACACCGACTTGAAATGGCCTGGATTCCGGGTCACCTGAATCGACCTCTTCACGCTATTGAATTCCACCGTGTCCACTTCCGGCAGTTTACGGAAATACGTCTTCATTCCCGCCTCGTCCCATGTGGGCAGTTCCTTCACCGGGATCACGATCCGCTCAATGGGTCCACGCAAAAGGTTCAGGAGAAACGCGATCTCGTTGGGGCGGTTGATCAAGGGAGTTCCCGAGAGTGCCACGACCTTGCAGTCCTTAGCATAGTATATTGAATCGTAGAGCCGCTTTCCGATGACAGAGTTGTTGATCGTCCTGGAAATCAAGTTGTGAGCCTCGTCGATAATCACGACCGCGTTGTCAAAGGGGTTGGATTTCAGGGGGTCGTCGTCGGGAACTATGCGACGCACGCTTTCGCCAGTCAGACCGTTGTAGTTGATAAAATTGTACCGGTTCTTGATCAGATCGTCAATCTGTTCATTGATCCCCTGCTGCGAATCGCGGGGAAGGGAGGAGTAATTCGAGTCCTTTCCAGGAACAGTCACAAAATACCGGCCCTTACTTAGGAACTCTGCGGATATCCCCAGAGCCAGAGCGGGAGCCTTGTCGGCTTCGCTACGAATGATACGGACCTCCCAGAAATTGTTCTGCACGTAGATCGCGTCTCCGCACTTCCTGATCTCCTGCTTAAAATTGTCCTGGAGAGACGCCGGGAGCATCACCCATACTTTCTTGGTGGACAGGAGCGACTCTGCTACACCGATGGCCGAACAAGTCTTTCCAGATCCCAGGCCGTGGTAGACAAGAAGACCGCGATACGGAGTTTCGATCGAGAGGTAGTCGCGAACAAGTTTCTGGTAGGGCAGGAGTTCGCGAGTCGTCTTTCCTGTCTGCTGGAGACAGAGATCTACGCCCTCGTCATCCGGGGCAGGGTCTTTACGGTATTTTAGGTATATTCTGGCAATGAAGTCGGCAAATGCTTTGCGATTCGGCAACACAAATGCCGTCGTCATTGTATCAACAACGTAAATAAAATACGTTCATGATACAATGAATTTGGACGGAGATCCTCGTGTATGGATGCTCACTATCTACCTCTTCTTGGTATCCGCCCTCCTGTATTTCCGGCCGGCTCTCGTCTTCAATGGAGGAAAGGTACGGGAGTTCGGTGCTGGACGTAAGGATTCAACCGTGTTTCCTCTATGGTGGTGGATCATCATGCTGGCAATCGCGTCTTATCTCATGGTGCACTACCTACTACCGGTTTGACGGCGGGCGTTGACTCCTGAGCAGCTTTGATCGCTGCGTCCTTTTCAGCCTTCCGGGCAACCATGTTCTGCTTGAATCTCGTCGCTTCGTCCACGCTGGGTATACACACATCCTTGACGGAGTCCCCGACCAGACCGTACATCCCCACGACACATGCGAGTGTCAGGAAGTACCCGATAGAAATCCATCCCGCCCGCTCAATGCCTCCCTCAGATGTATCAAAACTCCGGTAGAACCGGTCAAATTGGACACGCAGAATCTCAAATGACCGAATAACGAACCATGCAATTGCGGGGTACGCTGCCCAGATGGCTCCGTATTTGGCATTCTTGGCAGCATCGGCTTTCTCGCACTCGTGAAACGTAGCAGCCGCAGAAAACCCGAAGCCCAAAAGGAAAAAGAACGCATAAATTCCACACCCCAGTCCGAACATAATTCCCCATTCGCGTGCTGTTGTTAATGCAAATATGGCCATTGTGTATCCTTCTTATTATTCCTTCGGGAGACGAACTTCAACCGTTTCAGCGAGAATCGAGAGATCCTGAAGCATCCTGTGTCGCTGGGTGTACTGCGGCCTGGTGAGATTCATACAGTCAGCCATAGTCTTCCATCCTATCGCTGAGATTTCCCGCTTCTGCATGTTCGTGAACCGCTGGTGGATATCGATCCTGTCCGGGCGAGACATGACCGCCAGAAAGTACTTGTGGCGGTACATGATCCCATTTGTCCCTGCAAACGTCTCCTCCAGCTGGATTCCCGAGACCATAGTGTACGACGACCGCGGAATATTCGTCTCCTCGAAGAACTCCCGCTCGGCACACCCCTGGTCGCTCTCGCACTTCAGGCGACGACCCTTGGGAAACCCCCACTCTGGCTCAATGTACACAGACACCGACGCATCGATCTCCGTCTTCGCCGCATCGAACTTCTCCTTGGCAAACTTCATTTCGTACTCGTGCCGATCCGAGTTGTTCCACATGCGAGACCACAGTGCCTCGAACGTCTCGTTCTTGAGCCTAGCGATCTCCTGCTGTGTCATGTTGTCAAGGAGCGTTCGGACATACACCTTATCGGTAGGGTCGAACTTACCGCGAATGAAATCGGTGTAGCACATACTGTCCTTTCGTCGCACCATCAGAACTTCAATATCTTCAGTGAGAAGAGGGAGAGTTGATGGGTCGCCGGGGTTCGTTAAATTTCGCATGAGGATGATTCCGCAGGAGAGGACAGGCTCGCCGCAGTCTCGAAATGTATGCCCTCTTTGTCCGCAGTTATTACAGAAGATTGTTATTGGAGTTGACATCTTCTATTTCAGTTGGTCTATCTGCCAGGCAGAGAATTCTGCTTCCGTTTTTACCTCTTCTTCTAACAATAACAATGAGCACGCCTTCTCCTGATCCGAACGCTGCTACGGTTGCTGCGGCTGCGACACCCAACCCGAACGCCAGGTCGGCGACTGCTAACACCGGGCCCGCGAGCGGAGTTTCGTTGACGTTCATCACCACCTCGACCATCGCCACAATCGTCTTTGTGGTCGTTGAACTTGCTCTGGCCTACTACTACTTCGGCCGGTCGACAGATCCCCTGAACTCCCGCATTATGTGGTTCGTGATTTTCACGGTCCTGGCCGCCCTCCTCATTTACGGCACGTTCTTCATCCTCCAGGGCACCTTCACTGTGCCTACCTGGTCGGGAAGCGTAACCCCCGCTGCCGGCGTGACGACCAATACCTCCATGGTCATCCCCGGTTCGTCCATCCCCATCTCGGTCGGCACCAACGGTGGAAACTACGGAGTACAGTGGTGGATGTTCGTCCAGGACTGGAACTACCGGTTCGGACAGGAGAAGCAGGTTCTGACTCGTGGAGCGGACGGTGCTCTGAACCCGTATGTCTACCTCGACGCAGTTGAGAACACGCTGAATGTCAAGATCAACCTGATGTCGGGAGCCGCCGGATCAGGAGGGTCGAGCGTCCCTTCCCCTGTAGGACTCACGGGATCCACCGACGATTCATTCGTATGTAAGGTGAAGAACGTACCCCTCCAGTCGTGGTTCTGCATCTCGCTGTCGTTGAGCAGCCGCAACTTAGATATCTACCTCAACGGCATGCTTGTACGCTCGTGCCTGCTCCCCGCTGTACCCAAGGCTCCGGGTGGCGATGCGACGGTCATGGGCAATGGAGGATTTTCAGGGAACCTCGCAGCCCTCAACTTTTATGCGGGTGCACTCAACCCGAACATGGCGATGGCCTTCTACAAGGCTGGCCCGCCGTCCGCCGCGGTCGCCCAGACAGCGTCGACATCGAAGACACCCACGAGCCCCTATGTTGTGAAACTTGCGGTGGTTGATCCAGTGGGACAGGAAATAAACAAGTATACCTTCTAAAATAACAAGGCACTATGGACACACGGACCATACTTATATCCCTCATGACGCTCATTGTGCTGGGCATCGGAATCCTCGTCCTTTACGAGTTCAGCTACGGGTTCTTCACTGTTACGCCGCGTGGACTACAGCCGACACTGGCGAGCGTGACGATTGTGGGCCCTCTCCAGGACGGAATGACGAATCAGCAGTATGACGCCCTTCTTCCCCTGTCGAACAACGAGGATCAGGGTATTGAATACTCATATGCCGCGTGGATACAGATTAACGACTTTGACCCCCAGAACAAGAGCCCGATTCTGTTCACCAAGGGCAGTCTTGATATGGCTCTACAGTCCCCCTCCGTGGTCATGACAAGTGGAAAGAATCAGATCACGATTACCCAGGACACATACGATAAGAATAACCCGGAACAGGTTGTGATAGGAAACCTCCCCGCCGGAAAGCTAAATCACATTGCGGTTGTGGTGAATCAGCGGTCGTTTGATGTGTACGTCAACGGCCTGATGTACCGTCATATCACAATGAAGAGACTGCCGCTCCAGAACGAGCAGCCACTGTACGTCGCCGGAAACGGCGGGTGGAACGGTCAGATCGGAAGCCTAGTGTACTACAACTACGCCCTCACCCCCGACGCTGTACGCAGTCTGGCGAACACCCGGCCGTCCGTGAGTGCCGATACACTGGCCTTCTACCCGTCCTACCTCTCTACCGACTGGTGGATCGGACGGCACCAATAATTCATTCATTACAGAATCCCCTTGATCGCAGCCTTGCCTGCACCCGCATTCATCGCATCTTCGAGCTGTTCCTGCGATTTCTGGATCTTCGAGAGACGAATATTCGGCTTCACAAGAACCCCGGCAATCTGTTTGTCTGTGGTGTCAAACTTTTCCCGTTGCTGTCGTGTGATGAATATCAGAACGACAATAGCGAGCGTGATAAACCCTATGAGGACATAGGACTTCATTCTTAATTATAATCTACAGTTAACTTAGTTTTCCAGAACTGCTTCCCAGAACATTGATTGCCTCGCCCGTGCTCTCACCACGTTTAGACTCGGAGTCTTCGATCTTGGCTTCCATTATTGAAAGGCGGTCGTTAATCTGGCCTGCCTTCGACTGTGCCTGCTGAAAACGCACCTGTGGGTCGTCGGAGTTCTGCAGGGCAGTCCGGAAGTCTAGATGTTCCCTGCGAGGACGGAGAAGACATACCACCAAAACGGCAAGTGCGACGAATCCGATAAGAACATACTTGTTGATGGTGAGCTTCATTGTTTGTTCGTGTGAATATTTCTACTCCTCGTCTCCCTTCTCATCTTTGGCAATGAGATCTTCATATTTCGAAAGCTGAGTGTCAAAAGCAGCGTACGTCCCCGATGGACCCACTTTCTTGAGCGAATTCTCAACTATTTCCAGGCTCTCCTCCGGGCTCAACTCGGTGGGAGGGGGGGCCTTCTTCTTCTTAGTAGTCTTGGTCATGTACTCGCGTCCTGTTGTTGTCATACTGACTGTCGCGACAAGGAGCATTATAACTAGAAACAGGACAACCAAGTCTTCGGTCATCTATATCTTTATTCTTAGTCATCAATAAAGTACAATGTCGCTATGCTTTGTCACCGCGAACGCAAACAAGGACACTACGCCGAACTTTGTCAATCGTATCCGCGACTCGTCAGATTACACGACCATGCTTCGGCAGCAGGGTACCAAGCGGAATTACCAGAACTTGAGTTCGACACAGAAGAATTATCAGCCGATCGGCGGGATCCCTCACACTGACCTTGTAGATATGGCCCACACAACCCAGGCGTACGGACCTTTCAACCCCCTAGAACGAGGTGTGGGGTACACAGTCCCCCCGTGCTCACCATGCGGTACGAGCTCCTACACCCCATTCAGCCCTGTCAAGGTGTCACTCAGTCTGATCCGATACTAAATCGTGGACCGACGATTTCGCAGTTTTCCGCAGGATCGTCTTGATCCGGTTCTTCTGCGTCTTGTTCAGCGTCCCCGGCTTATACGCAAAAAAGAGCCTCAAGAACTCGTTTGATTTTTTGGGAGTCTTTTCAAACAGATCGCTTTTGTTCTTCTTGATTTCCGTGAGTGTTTCCTGGTGTCCCAGGCAGTCCAGGGGTGTCAGGAGATCGAATCGGCGTTTCGTAGATGCAGCAAGATCCATTAGACGCTGGCAAATACAGATCACGCGGTCCTGATCGTATCCTCCCTCAATGAAGTGGGCATCGGCATATACGAACGCAAAGAAGAATTGCAGGAGGGTGGGGATGGAGGCGATTCGCAGACCGTTCTGGAGAAGGTGGTAACTGTGGCAGGCAAACGTCTTGAATACTCGTACCACCAGGGCACCTGTAGCCTTATCAATAATATCAATGTGGGCAGGCAGAAGCTCGGCGTAAGCGTCCCGTTCCTGGACATCGACATCACCAAGCACATTCATGAACTGGTTCACTGTAGCAGACATATCGTCTGCCAGAACGTCTACAGGCGTCTGCCAGATATTGCTGCGACTCCGAGAATGGAGTTCCAGGGCATGGACTCCCAGAAGAACAACGCCCTTAGTCTGTAAGAGCTTTTCCACTCCGTCACGCTGGGCATCTCCCAGGATAGAATGTGCCTTCTCCGGGTACGGCTTGCATCCTACGGGGTAATGCTTGTTCAGAAGCATCAGACGCTTGTACACCTTTTCCCAGCGTGAAACATCGCCGCGGGGACGGGACAGTTCGAGATACATGGACATCCGCAGGAAGTTCGGGGACACGTAATGGATTCCGCCCTTGATGAGTTCTTCGTCCCACAAGGTCTTGAAAATCGGCGTCTCAAGGTAGGTGATATCAGCCACACCCGTGTAATCCACAAACACCTTGAACGTCATTAAGTGTGCACCCGGCTTCACCTCGATGTTTCTGAACCCGCGGGAGTAGAAAATGTCCGCGAGTTCCAGTGCGTGAACCTGTGGCTTCTCGCTGTAGAAATCGTAGTCGGGAACATCGTAGTTGGGGTCATAGAACCGGTCCTCTTTCGGCAGGAGGTTGTTGATAGCCGTTCCGCCGTAACACAGGACACGCTTGGCCTGAATAAACTCCTTGACAATCCGAAGAGTTTCGCGAACCTTGGGGTCGTGGGCAGTTTCATAATCTACGATGTTTTGTGCTTTCTTTATGAAGGCAGCGTCCATTATACATATCCGACAAAATGGATTGCGTGTCAAAACTTTCTTCTGGCGGACAAGAGTAATATGTCCGAAATTAAGACCGCACGCCGTCGTCGTACAAAGAGCGGGGAGGCTGCTCCTCCCCCCCCGCCGGACCAGAAGTCGCCCAAGAAGAATAACCGGTACCCTTTACGCAGCAAGGATAAGCCGATAGAGAGCGTACGGTGGGTAGATGACGATACACTGTTTGACGAAGAGGACGACGATGATTCCGCCTTCGATGGAGAGGAGGAGGAGGAGGAGGAGGTAGTGGAGAAGAAGAAGAAGGAGAAGGAAAAGCAGCCGGCCGCTTCAACGACTCAGACCATTCACGGAATCACCCTTCCGTCAACTCTCCCCGTTTCCGTCAAGATCCACCTTCATGCCCGCGTTGACGAGGATGAAGACGAGGATGAGGACGAGGAGGGAGAAGACTATTATGAGGAAGACTATCCCGAAGACTACGAACAGGATGAAGATGAGGATGAGGATGACGACGACGAGATCCCCCACGCGTTCATCCAGAGCCTGTTTGCCGGCCGACTTGGCGGAGGCAACCGTAACCAGCCCATGTTTATCATTGCCGATGACTCCAGCAAGAAGAAGGGCAAGGACAAGGAGAAGAAGGACAAGGACGAGCCCGCTCTGCGTCTGTCCCGCCGCGAGAGCGATTACTTCGAGGGATTGGCGAAGCAGGCGAAGAAAAGTGCACTCAAGAAGATGAAGACGATCTCCGAGATTCTGGGAGAGTCAGATATTCCTTACAAGTTCCGGATTCTGGATATGGACATGCCCCCCAAGGTACAGTCAGAAGTCATTCGTAAGATCGATACCATGAACCGGATGGGCCCAGACAGCGGCGAGTCACAGAAACTCCGCAACTGGATTGACGGGATTCTGCGTGTTCCATTTGGGAAGCACGTTCCTCTCCCGGTAACACTCAAGGACGGCGAGGCCAAGTGTGCCGATTTCCTGAAGAGTGCTCGGGGAAAGATGGACAAGGCTACCTACGGCATGCTCCCCGCCAAGACCCAGATCCTCCAGATCCTGGCCCAGTGGATTTCCAACCCCTCCTCCGTCGGCAACGTCATTGCTATGCGTGGATCGATGGGCGTGGGCAAGACTTCCTTCGCCCGCAACGGTATCGCCGAAGTCCTCGGTCGTCCGTTCATCTTCACTTCTCTGGGCGGTGCTTCCGACATCGCACATTACACTGGACACTCCTACACCTACGAGGGGTCCATGTGGGGCCGTATCGTCGACGCCATCATCCAGGCAGGGTGCATGAACCCTGTGCTCTACTTTGACGAGCTCGATAAGGTCAGTGGCACTCCCCATGGCGAAGAGATCATCTCCATGCTCATCCACCTCACCGATCGCTCCCAGAACTCCCAGTTCCACGACCGGTACTTCGCGGGCATTGACTTTGATCTGTCGCAGTGCCTCTTCGTGTTCTCATTCAACGACGAGAACAAGGTTCACCCAGTTCTCAAGGACCGCATGCGGGTGATCACTATTCCAGGGTACAAGGAAGCCGAGAAGAAGGTCATTGTTGCCAACTACGTATGGCCCGAAATCCTTCGCCACGCGGGAATCCCTGCGTCCGATCTGTCAGCTGACGAGGAAGCAGCAGAGTACATAATCAAGGAGTACTCCAACAACGAGGACGGTATGCGTAACCTCATCCGGGTAGTGGAAGCCGTGGTGTCTCGTATCAACCTCATCCGTATCTCCGACGAGGAGTCCGCCAAGGCATTCAAGTTCTGGATTCCTGTGAAGTTTCCCATGAAACTCAATCGCAAGATGTTGGAGACGGTCCTCACCGATTTCACTACTGCCATGCCCGAGCACTGGCGTTCAATGTATAATTAAAGATATGAGTCGTCAAGACAAATCGTATGTCTCTGAAGGACGAGGCCCAGTTCGCCAAGCGGCACATTCGCAACCGTTTTTCGCTGATGGTCCTTCCACACGTCACCGAGGGTATTTGGTCGGTCTACGAGAATGCCAAGACCATTTGCGAGAAGAATAACCAGACCGACCAGATTCTGAAGACGTTTCAGAACCTGCTGACCCGTATCCCCGTCTGGACCGATGAGGTTCTTCATGCCGAAGTCAAGCGTATCATTACCGCCTCCAAGTGCTCTTACCTCGAGGAGCTCCTCACCGGTGTTCTACTGACCTATCTCCGTGCTTTCGCCGCGATCCAGTACCGCTCTACGCAGGACAGCATTGACGTGGAGTTCGAGCGACCCCCGCTTCCCAAGTTCGTGCACGAGTACTACAAGGAGGTCGCCCGCCGGTCGTGGGAACACGCTTACCTCTTCCGCACCTTTGGGGTTACCACAGAGCAGCAGGCCCGTAATCGCAAGGAGATTGATGAGATCCTGGATACGGCGTTTGATACGGTTCTGGACTCTTTCCTCCCTTGGCAGTCCATTGTGAACACGTACTTTTCCGTCGAGGAGGGTTCGCATGCACCCCAGAAGGCCGAGGATGTGATTCAGGCGACAGTCGTCGAGACCCCCGCCGCGGCGGAACCGGTACCTGCACTGGCAGCTGCACATGCACCTGCACCCGAACCCGAGAAGAAGGTGGTATTTGAGGTAGAAGAGGATGACGATGATGTTGGTACCGATGATGATGAGCACCCTAAGCTCCAGCTGTCCGACGAGACCGCCGTGATTGACTTCGAGAGCCTTGATGATGACAACAACAAGGAGGAGAAGGATGTCAAGGTTGAGGCGAAGGATGGAGAGCTCGTTCTAAAGTTATAAACAATCCAGCAGAACCTATCAAATGGTCGACACGAACCTTCTGATCGTTATTGTTCTTGTCGCCCTTGCTGGAGTTGTCGTGTACGCTGCCGAGCGGTATACTAAGAAGCAGCCGGTCGATTGGACGGATGCGTCTAAGATTGGTCTGCTCTCGGGTGCTGGTGCGGGTGGACTTTTGTTTGCCATGGGTGGAGATACGGAGACGGCTGTGGCCACTGCGTCTGTTGCGTCTACGGCAGTACAGGATATGTTTGTAGGTAAGCCCTCGTTCTGAAAATGAAATATGAGGAATATACAAACAAAATGCAGTGGCTCATGTTTGCCTTCGTTGTCGCTCTGTTCGTTGCCCTGACCCCCGGTGTCCTCCTCCGCCTGCCCCCGGGTGGATCGAAGCTGGTGGTTGCCCTCACACACGGTGTGGTGTTTGTCTTGGTCTTATACCTCACTAAAGGCTTTGTCCGCGGTCTCCTCTACGGCCGTCGCGAGGGTATGGAGGATACACACTCTTGCCCGAAGGGTACGAAGCAGCAGGAGGACGGAAGCTGCGTGTAACTCAACTACTACTCAATCACCAAGAACGATTCTCCTTTCGGTACCTTTTCAATAAGATAAGGTGATCCAAACTTCTCAATTTGCCTGCGAGGCACCGCCGTATCTCGGCAGTACCTGGCAATGGCCTTGTACAGGTTGAACCCCCTGTACCGCTCGCTGAAATCCCCATTTTCCGGATCACGGAAGAGGATAGACTTTCCATCTGGGAGTGTAAGCCACGTCATGAACATCTTGAACAAGGGGTTGGACGCGTACGTATCTTCCGGTCCCTTCGGGAAACAGTCCCAGAAAAGCGAGGTGGCAAGACGAACAAGATCAAACGACGGATTAGGCTTGATTTCAGGGTACTTGGAATTGTAGAAGGGAGCGATATTGTACTGTCCCCCCGCCTCCTCATCCTGGTGGAACTGGTCGGACATGAAGAACTTTGAATCCTTGAGCTTCGGGACCTTGACCGCAAACGACGCCCGATCAAAGTCAATGATCTTTATCAGTTTACCGTACGTCGGAACGCAGTAGTTCTTGCCGCCCACATTGTAGTAGAAGAACTCGGATGAAGTGGGAACGTGCATGACATTCATGACATGGAGATCGTTGTGAACGAACGCGAATGTCCGCTGGGCGTACGCCAGGGCAAAAATCACCTGGGCGATCCACGCACACCGCCTTGCCACATCTGCGGTCTCCTTGAACAGAAGATAGAGCGTTCCCTCACACTTTTCCATGACAGTAATTTGGATCGGGGCATCCTTGAAGATCGCATGGGCAAACGCCTCATCGAACTCATCCTGAGAAAACCCGTCTCCGGTTTCCTCGCTCTCGCTATCATCCTCGTCCTCATCGTCATCGTCTCCCTCACTATCGCTCGCGGCCGAATGAACCTTGAACACGTAATCTGTAGAACAGCTGTCCGAATCACCCATATCATCGTGTGTCTCTTCCGGCTCGTACTGTATAATATCCACCGGCGGCGACGGGAGTGCAAGCGGTTCGAGTTCCACCGCTCCTAAATCTATGGGCTCCGATGCGTCTGACAGCTCGAGAACGGGCATCTCGGGCTTGCGTAGACGCAGGTCAAAGAAGTGCCCGATGTTCTGTGAGAACCACGGGCGATCACACAGATCCTCGTAATCGTCTGAGATGTCCACGACGTGCCGCTCAGCGATTCCGGAGAAGACACCGTACACCTTCGGGAAATGCTGGCATGCAGACTCAGACAGAACGACGGAGGCAAGGGATCCGACGTATGCGGCATTGTACGGGCTCTGGATTCGCAGGGGTTCTGCCACAGTGTCGTCCGTGTTTGGAAGGCCCGTACCCGCATAGTCCCCGTGCATCACGCGGTAAGGCGAGAACAGCATCGTTTTCTTGAGATGGACCTGGACCTCCTTGCCCGACACGTAGACACTTGACTCAGAACTAATTGTCTGTATCGGCAGTTGGAGTTTCAGGCCATAATGGTAAGGCATCCTCACATTCTCCAACTTGAATAGTTTCTGGATGGAGGGGAAGTATGGCTGGATGCGGCGAAGACCCCAGAGCTTCTGCGACTGCTCCTGGAGCCCCGGAAGATTCGAGTACTTCTGAACATCCAATTGGACGTTGGATGTTCGCAAGTCGGGCGTAGGTTTAGGCATTCCCGTTATGTTTACTTCCCTGCTTTTTGCTTCTCGCTGTACCGCAGAGATCCATCGATGATCGACCCTTCGGCTGGAAACACCTTGTCAAAGACATGTCCAAGAAAGTGATTGAAGACATACCTCATCTTATTTGAAAAGTCCTGGAGGAACATGAAGATAGAAAACAGGAAGAACAGTCCGCTCGTATACGAGTCCACGAAATCTTCCAACCCCTTCCTGACTGGAATAATCGGTGTAGAAGTGTTGATAAAGTAGACTAGCCAGAATGCTACCAACCCAATGATCGCAATTTCAAGAGCAATATCGGTAAACTGGAACACAAGTCCCTTCTTTTCCCACTCGGTGGATTCCGGAGGGTTGTAGGCGTCAAACAGATAGTAGAGAACAAACGAGAGAAACCCCCCAGCCATCGCATACAGGATTGAAAAAAGAGCAATGTTCCCAGTGACACGCAGGGAATCATCGGTGCTCAGACGAATTGTATGAATATTGTAGGCGTACGCGTGTTTCCCCATCTTATTATCTTCTGAGAAATGAGTATAGGACTGGAATGAACTTCAATATTCGACAATTCAATATGGATATGATCAAACAACGTTGTGCGATTGATTCACGCAAGTCTCCCATGATCGTTATCATCGGAAAGAAGGATACGGGAAAATCCTTCTTGGTCCGCGATATCCTCTTTCACAACCAGGATGCGTTCCCCATTGGAACTGTTATTTCCGGAACAGAGGTGGCGAATCGCTTCTTCCAGGATATGGTTCCCTCCAAACTCATTCATGACAAGTACAAACCTGAAATTATCATGAACGTCATTCGGCGTCAGTTGGCCCTCAAACAGCAGAGGGGGTCTGGGGGTGCCGGATCAAACGTAGACCCCCGTGCGTTCCTTATTCTTGACGACTGTCTATACGACGCATCGTGGATCAAGGAGGAATCTACCCGCTACGTCTTCATGAACGGCCGTCATGTTGACCTGTCAACGATGATTACCATGCAGTATCCCCTCGGTATTACCCCCAATCTTCGTACCAACGTAGATTTCGTCTTCATCCTTCGCGAAAACATTCTCGGAAACCGCCGGCGTATCTACGAGAATTACGCAGGTATGTTTCCCTCCTTCGAAATGTTCTGCCAGTTCATGGATCAGTGTACCGAAAATTACGAGTGTCTCGTGATCTGCAATTCGTCGAGCTCGAACAAATTGGAGGACCAGGTGTTTTGGTATAAAGCATCTGACCACCCTCAGTTCCACATGTGTGCCGATTCCCTGTGGATCGACAACAAGCCGTTCATGTCCACCATGCTGGCAGCCAACGACTACAACGCCGAACTTGCTTCACAGAGACGTGGGCCATCCGTGTGGGTGAAAAAGACAGGGCCTGGACAGTAGAACCCTTCACGACCACATACGAGCGTACTCGTGCGTTCCGAACTTCCCTGGGAAGTCGTTATTGTGGTAAAAGAATCGCGAAGGAAGCAGGGCGTACTTTTCTCCAGTAGGAGGAGTATTCCAGAACGCCCGCCCCATCACGATTGGTCCAGTCTGTAGGTGTGGAGTGTCCGTATTCAGGGTTGAAGCGTACAGCTCTTTGCAGGCCCTTTGTAGGACTGGGTGGTGTGGAACCGCAGCAAAGAACCCGACCGACATGTACCCCCATGTCACTTCCATGTCATGGCATAGAACAATCTGCTTGTTCAGCTGGATAATTGGCTCGAGGGACGCGTTGGGAGTCACATCGGCGTCCATGTATACTCCTCCGTACTTTTCCACAATAAAGTACTTCATGATATCGCACTTCTGAACTCCCGTATTGCTCTCGTGAATCCGAACAAGGATATTGTCTGGAAACTCGCCGTTGTGAATATCGCTGTTCGTCCACAGGCGAAATGTCCACGTAGGCATCAGCTGCTTCCACTTCTCAAGATTACGAACCATAAAGTCAGGCATGGGATTTGGGCCCACCCACACCATGTGGAAAAGACGGGGAATTCCCACTCCCAGAATCTCTGATTCTGTTAAATACTGTAGATGATCCGCCATTTCATGTACATTATGGAAACGACTTAAACGGTTCTTACTCTTACTCTACTCCCGCATGGCTCCCTCTGCCGGGTGAACGGGCTTCGCGAGATCCTGCAACTGGTTCTGCTCCGCCCGACGCTTGGCGTTCTCCTCCTTCTGAGCCTTCACCGACGCCTCACGCTCCTCAGCAAAGAACAGCTCGCGGTTAGCCTCGTTCTCCTTGTACTTCCGCATGATCTCGTTGAGCTGCGAGTTCGCATACTCCACGTTCTCCATGAGGTGCTCAGAGGGCTCCCACGGCAGCCAGCAGCCCATGCGGCCGATCATGAGGTTGTCCTTCGGGTACTTACGCTGGAGAACCTTGCACCACAGCTGAGCCTCCTCGTACGACGGGAACGCACGGCGGACCTTGACGCCGCGGATGTTGCACTGGAAGTTGTTGGCCCGGTCGAAGGACTCCTGCACCTCCTTCTCGTGCTTGAGGAGGAACACCTGGTACTGCTCCGGGACATCCGAGTTCTTCAGCTCCTCGCGGTGGGTCTTCTCGAAGTCGTGGACGTCCTTCATAACATCATCGATCTTGAGAGAGTACTTCTTCGCAATGTAATCAGCCAGGTGCTCCAGGCCCTTCACCTTGAAATCGTAGTCCGTCCACTGCAGAAACTTCTTGAAGAAGAAATCCTGCTTCCGCTCAATCACCTTCTCGGGCGAGATGAAGGAGACAATGCAGTAACGCTGGTTGGGGAGCTCGGGGTCCTCGTCGAGGTAGTCCACGACACCGTCCTCGTCCGTCTTGGGAAGCTCAACCTTCTTGCGATCCGTGCTCATTATTTATATCTATGGACCCCCACTCTCAAAACGACTTTTTCCCGCGGCGTCCGGTTATGCCTTCAGTAGGAAGATTCCTAAAACTGTCAGCCCCAGCCCGACATACTGTATCGGCTTCTCTAGACGGTCTCCTAGAACCACGTATGCCGCCGCACTTTCCAAGATACTTGAGATGCCGTCCCACATGCCGTTCACATAGAGGACGTTGCCGTGTCGCAGGGATTGTATGAGGAAGAATACTACTCCTACGTATCCCGCGATGCCGTGGAACAAGTAGGTGATATTATTTGTCTGTGCGTAGAACCTCAGGGCAAAGTCGCCATAGATCTCTACCACCGACAAGAGGACAACCGATGAAAAGGCTTTATCCATTACTTACTCTTCTACTCGGTGAATTTCAAGATGAGCACGCCGCCGCCGATCATCGCAATCGCAACATAATCGTGGAGGTGCAGCCGTTCCTTGAAGTAGAGGACTCCGACCGTCGTCGTCGCCATGACCGACAGTCCCGACCACAGTGCGTTCGTGAAGGCCATCCCAGTTAGCTTGAATGTCTGAACCAGCATCACTCCGACCATCGAATAAAAGAAGACGCCGAGGATGAAGAACCGCCAATCTTCAATGGACGACTTGAAGCAGCTCATCGCACATACTTCGAGGGACACGATGGCTAGAACGTAAAGAACAATAATCACATAGGACGAGAACATTCCTTATTCCCAATCCACCTGAATTTTTCTCCTTCATCAAGTATAAACAAATGTCCGATTCCTCTGCCAAGGCTGCCCCCGCCCCGTCTGTTGGCATTGATGTTGCCGACCTGGTCAAGCGTCTAGTCAAGTACGCCCTGGAGGGCCTCGCCGTCGCCGTCGCCTGCTACCTGCTGCCGGGCAAGAAGCTCCGCGTTGACGAGATCGGCACGATCGCCCTCACGGCCCTCGCCGTGTTCGCCATCCTCGATATCTATGCCCCCTCGGTCGGCTCCTCGGCCCGCACGGGTGCCGGCTTCGGTATTGGTGCCAACCTCGTTGGATTCCCCGCCCGCTTTTAAGACAGCGAGCTCGTATATGTAAACAAGAATGTTCCGGTATAACGGTAGGTGGTATATCGTAAAGCCCCATGTTCTAGGTGAACCCGAGCGTCAAACACATAGTCTTATGTGGAACTTGGCTTCTGGTACTCCTCAGCACCAAGCGTATCGCGAGTGGTATGCTCGCGAACGGAAAATAACGTCTGTTCTCTATCCTAAATAAATACCAGATGGATGTTCTGAAGACAGGCCTCATTGCCAGTGGGGTTACTCTGGTAACTCTCCTAGTCTTTGTCGGGCTCTACTGGGTCTTTCGCGGATACCCCCCGGCCAGTCGCATGATCGTAGAGGAGGTCAAGGAAATTGGAATACCCGACGACAAAGCCCATCTCCTCTTCTTTTATACGGAATGGTGCCCCTACTCCCAGGACGCCATTCCCACAATGAACAGCCTCTCGGCAATTCTCAAGGATCGGACGTACGGCGGAAAAAAGATTGATATCCAGCACATCAATTGCGAGTCCGACAAGAAGTGTGCGGAGTTCAAGGTTGACTCGTACCCAACCTACAAGCTCCAAACATCGTCCAAAACGTTCGAGTACGTTGGCCCGCCCAAGACTGAAGTCCTACGCGAGTTTCTCGTTGAGGCGGTCGGCCCTGAACTCGCGGTAGGCGGTTCGTCCAATACCGATTAAGTGCCGGACAACATCCTCTGAGTTCCAGAAACTCACCATCTGTGCCCCGTCTTCAACAAGCAAGCAAGTATTGTCGTGATACTCAGATTTCGTTCCGTATGTCTCCTTAATAGCCTTACAGAACGGAACCATCCCCAGGTAATTGTCCAGAGTTATCCTGCGTTCCTGTGTTGTCAGCAGAAGCAGGGTATGCGGTCGCTTCTTGGCAGGTATGACATCCATAATTTTTTGGCACAGAAGGGCACCGTCGACAAACAGGTGATCCTGAATCTCGTGTGGCGTGAAAATGTACGGCAGCGAAAAGGACGCCCGCAGTGCGTCCCATACCCGAATGCTCTGTCCGAATATCGTGATTTTCAGAGTTGTCAAGTCCGATGCTATAATGTGCAGCGGGATTGCTGCGTCCCCGATACGCAAGGTAGAGAAATCAAGGCTACGCTTCTTGAATTCTCGGTCGAGCAGGGCATAGATTTTAGAGCCGTCGTCGATCCCATTTGTTTGGGTGAGACTGAGCAGGCTTTGGAGACGCAGGGGGTTGAACGCGTCCTGCATATTCCCCAAGAGCTCGGTAAGAAGATTCAGTTCATCTACCGAAAACTCGAAGGCGATGAGAGTCGCAATGAGTGCTCCGATAGAAATGCCGTACACTCCGTCCGTGAACACGGAACTGAGGTACTGTTCTCCTTCCTGCTCCGCGAGTTCTTGGAGTGCACCCACCTGTAGAGATCCACGCATTCCTCCACCGTTCAAACCTAGAACCGTGTATTTCATTGATGCTTCTTTTCTGCGTGTATGAAAATGCTTCGGGCCAAAGACCTGTGGAAGCAGGAGGATGAACGCAAGACCGCAAAAATGCAGGCTATGCGTCCAGTTCTGTCAAACCTATCATCCCAACTCAAGACGTACGCCATTCAGAATCCTGCTGCCCCTTATTTTGTATATGATGTTCCCTCCTTTGTATTTGGGTATCCCCTCTACGACCACCAGGAAGCTGTGGAGTATGTCAGGGATGCCCTTACCGAACAGGGATTCCAAGTATGGGTGACTCCGACGCTGACTCTGGTGATTTCCTGGATCAAGCCGCTGAATACTCAACCTAGATTACGTGCTCCTCCCCGTTCCGGGGCGGATTACCGTCCCTTTGTCTACGATGACTCTGCTATGGATTTTCTGCGTCATTCTATGAGTCGATAAAAACGGACATTTGTACACACGACATGTCCGAAGTAGCAAGAAGAGGAATGTGTGATCATCCGGAGAAGGGAGTTCTAGTGGATGAGGGACAGAGGGTGTGTACGTCGTGTGGAACAATTATGGAGCAGACGATTGATGAAGGTGCGGAGTGGAGATATTACGGTGCCGAAGACCGCAATGAAGATCCCTCGCGTGTCGGCTTGACAATCAATCAATTGCTTCCCGACTCTTCGTACGGGTCTATGGCTATGAACAGGAAAGTATCGTCTGCCGCATTCAAAAGCATTCAGCGGTTGTCTGCTTGGTCTCTGGCCTCGCATTCCGAGCGGTCGTGGCTGTCGGCTCTAGAAACTCTGAATCAGTACGCTTACCGCCATGGGTTCACCAAGGCTATTCTGCAGGAAGCATGTGCCCTCTTTCGTAGTCAGAACGATGCCCTGAAACTGAGGGGAGAGACTCGGCGGGCTCTGATGGGTGCCGTCTTCTTCGTCGCGTGTCGTCGCATGGGCGTATCACGGACGCACGAAGAGATGTCTGAGATTGTCAACGTTTCCACCCGTTCTCTTTCCAAAGCTATTCAGACGTTCGGGCTTCATGCAGAAGAGAACCCGCTTCTCAAGACTCAGTTGTCGTTGGCGGAGCGGATGATGAACGGGCTGTCGATCCAGGAACACCAGCGAACCGAGATTCTGGGTACGATTCAGGACATCTTCAAGTCCCCCGACGAGGAACTGGAACATACACCGAAAGTCATGGTGTCGGGAATGATTGCTCGTGTCTTGTGCCACGACAAAACGAAGGCGGAGATCCGGGCGTTTCTGAAAGATTTCTCAAAGCATTCGGGGGTGTCAGTCGTATCGATTCAAAAGGTGATGAACGGTGTTTAGTTATTGACGTTGTAATAATTACTACCAGGAGTAGTTGTTTTTACCAGGAGGATACTGTAAACCGCACTCAAAGTAAAGATTCCGGTGGACATAGGGTCTAAATTTGGCAGTGTTGCTATGCCTGTACTATATAAAAAGTTAGCATTACAAGGGCTAGAGTTCGTTATTCTCCATGATGTTCCTGCTAGAACACTGGTCGGATCTCCTGGAAAATTGAGACCAACGGGAGGGCCGCCGGTATAATCTGTAGGAAAAAGGAATATATCTCCTCTACCTGTCTCCGGTAAGAATATCGCAAATACTGGTGGAGAAAGAACGGTTATAGGGACAGGGATGGTAGCGATGGAAGAGGCATAACCTATCATACCTAAAGTAGTCTCGACCCTAATACCCGTACCTCCGGATATTGTTACTGGCCCTGCTAAACCGTTCACGGTGCTTACGATTGAATTTACTGAATTTCCAGATATAGTAATTCCACCTGTGACAGTGAAGTTACTGGTGCTGATCCCATCCGTTGCAGTTATGCTTGACAGGGTTATCGTCCTGTTCTCGAGCGTGATGCCAGAAATTACGCTCTGCTGGGTACCAGGAATAAACACCGCAGATGCAGATAATTGATTACCCTGAAATTTTACCCCTCCGACTGTACTTAAGTAATCACTATCCGTATCGATGGCGTATGCACTTACGGTATTCGACGAAAGTATCACGCCTCCATACGTTCCGGATATAGTGCTTCTAATGATGATATTGCTGCCCGAAGTGAACAGCGAAATATTGGTTCCGGCAGAAAGAGTGAGGACTCCCGAGAGAGTGTTCAGACTTGTGACTCCCCCGCTGCTGCTTCCACCCGTTGATCCCGATACTCCAATCACGATACTGTTTCCAGACGTATACAGCGAAATATTGGCTCCGGCGGTCAGGGTGATAGCTCCCGAGAGAGAATTCAGCGTGGTGACTCCACTGCTGCTGCTTCCACCCGTTGATCCCGATACTCCAATCACGATACTGTTTCCAGACGTGTACAACGAAATATTGGTTCCGGCCGTTAGGGTGATGGCTCCTGACAGTGAATTTACACTTGCAACACCCGCAGACACTCCACCGGATGCGTATGGCACGCCGTTGATCGTGAGAGACGCGGCACTGATGTTCCGGTTCTGGAAGGTTATGCCTCCCACCGAGTGTGGCAGGGTGGGATCAGTAGTTGTCAACGTTCCAGTCATGACCGTGAAGTTTCCGTTGCTCTCCAATTTTAGACGCTGTGTCAGGGTGCCTCCCGCACAAAAAACCAGATTTGTGTTTCCTCCCAACGCCCCCACCTGAATATCCGCATTTCCAACTGTTGTTGGTACTGCATTAACGAAAAAGGAGTTTGAACTCGATGTGTACCCCGATGTCGTCATAATAATTGACGACTTGAACTGCGACGATCCGTTCACAACAAGAGAAAACCCCGGGAACTGAGATGTGGTTCCAACGCTCAACTGTCCCGACTGCGTGATCCGCATCGTTTCGCCGAACGCTGCATTTGAAAATCCAATGACGTTGGACGCGGGGTTCGTGATTGTTCCGCCAAGAGAGAGAGATACTGACGCAGCTCCAATCACCGAGTACCCCGAAACATTCACGTTAGCGGTCGCAGGGTATTGTGCCCACGCCGTAAGACCACCCGATAAATTGATGAAGTTTCCGCGTAGGTAGTACGCCGACACATTGATGAACCCTCTCGGTGCGTCAATTGTGAACGCGTTCGTAGTATTTCCTCCCACGAACGTAAGTTTTGAAACGGTGGTAATTGAATTTGAATTCATGACTAGATTTGATGTCGCCACGTAGTACGACCAGTTCTGGAGATCCGAGAGCGTCATTGTTGGAGCTCCGTTCACTGTCAGTAGAAATCCCGTCGTCGAATTGCCCACCGCCACGTTTCCCGGAAGCTGAGTGTTCACAATCGCGTGGTAATAGCCGTTGCTGAACTGGTACTGCGGAACGAAAATATTCTTCAAGGCATTCAGATCGTTTGTCGCAGTGTAGGTGGCCGGGGGCGGGGCCACGCTCATCTCGTATTGTTTTTATTACACGGAAAGGATTTAACTACTTTCTGCGTGATATATACACGACATGACAACTCTCGGTGACCGGTACACGCTATTTCCCATCAAGTCTGATGAGTCCAAGCTGTACCAGCTGTACAAACAGTCCGTCGCCTCGTTCTGGACGCCCGAGGAAATTGATTTCAGCAAGGACGAGGCGGATTGGGATAAGCTGACCTCGAACGAGAAGCATTTCATCCAGCATGTTCTCGCCTTCTTCGCTGGGTCCGACGGTATCGTCCAAGAAAACTTGGCGACCCGGTTTCAGCGTGATACTCCGAGCCCCGTGGCCCGCCTCTTCTACTCCTTCCAGAATGCGATCGAGGGCATTCATTCCGAGACCTATTCCCTCCTCATCGACAAGTACGTGAAGGACAAGGACGAGCAGCTCCGTCTTTTTCGAGCTCTGGACACGATCCCATGCATTCAGAAGAAGGGACATTGGGCTCTGGAATGGATCGAGAGTTCGGAGTCGTTCGCGACTCGTCTGGTAGGGTTTGCGTGCGTCGAGGGTATTTTCTTCAGCGGTGCGTTCTGTGCGATCTACTGGCTGAAGAAGCGTGGCCTCCTCCCGGGCCTCACCTTTTCCAACGAACTGATTTCTCGCGACGAGGGTTTGCACACGGTGTTTGCAGTGGAAATGTACCATCGCGAAAAGCCAATCACTCCTCTCCAAATCCACGAGATTATTGGGAGTGCCGTGGACATTGAGTGCGAGTTCATCTGCGACTCTCTGCCGTGTTCCCTCATTGGCATGAACTCCAAGCTGATGATGCAGTATATCCGCTTCGTGGCTGATCGCCTTGCTGTTCAACTGGGTGCTCCCAAGCTGTACAATGCAACCAACCCCTTTGATTTCATGGAGATGATCTCGATGGAGGGCAAGGGTAATTTCTTTGAGCGGAAGGTGTCTGATTACTCCAAGGCAGGGGTGGGTGCCCGGAAAGAGGACATGACGATCAAGTTTGATTCGGACGATTTTTGAATGAAGCCCGCAGACGAATAATAATAATTCTGAAATAGTTATAAGTATAAGAATGGCGTATCTTGCCGCGTCCGCCTTGAACCGAAATAATCGCAGGTCAAGCTCATCGGGTCCTTCTGAACCGAGCCTGAAAGAACGGTATCTGGCTACAATAGCCGATGATCTTCAGCGTGGCGATGCTGCTAGCTTTTCGAGGGACACGTCTGCGTTTTATTCGGAGTTTGGGTCAGACACTCCTCGCGAAAAGTTAGATGACGAAATATTCGGACTGCGTCCTATGATGTATGCCATTCTTCATGCCAACGTTGCGATGGTAGAAACCCTTCTTAAGCAATTTCCTGGGACGTTTCGTGTAGATGGAACCTTTGAAGGACCAAATGTGAATAACTCGTTTAACAAAAATATCCCCGATTTTCCTCCTGAGTTGGAAGGAAAGACGTATCGTGGAGTTGCAGATATTGGCATAATTAAAACCAGTGTTCCCGAGAAGGTTGAACGGTACAAACAGATTAAGAAGCTTCTTCTTCGTTCGGGTGCAAAGCCTAAGACACATTTCGGAAAGCTGGTGTTTCCGGAGGACAAAGCGGACGTTGATTATTACAATGCCACCCGTTCCAAGGTTGCTGGACGCAAGAGCAAAAAAACGTATAAACGCAAGGCGTCTAAACTTGTTCGCTCGACACGCAGGCGTTTAAAAGCATAGTAAATACTAAGGCAGGAACATAAAATGGAGTTCTTTCATGGTGTTGTGGCCCTCGTTGCCGGAATTGTTCTTATTCTAACTGGACTCGTTGCGTGGATGTACGTTCAGCAGTCCCGCATGGCCCAGGCCATCAACGCCCTGGCCATTGCGATCACGGCCCCGCCTCCCTCATTTGCCCAGCACGTCCCCGAGCCCGAGACCGAGTCTGAGCACGAGCCCGAGGTGTCTCACGAGGACGAGCTGTCTGCCCCGGCTCCAGCCCCGCCGCCAACCCCGGCAGAGACCTCGGTTCCGCCCCAGGACGACCGTGTGAGTGTTCACGAGGACCTCGAGCACGAGGGAGAGGACGTTGAGCTGATGGGCGAGGATATGGCCACGCTCGGCGGAAAGACGGCGGCCCAGCTCCGTGAGCTTCTGACAGCCAAGGGTATTCCCTACAGCAAGAGCGACAAGAAGTCCACCCTGATTTCGCTATTACAGGTAGCTTCTTAATAAAACTAAGAATAAGCATGAAGCTCATAAGTATCGATATCGGGCTTCGAAATTTAGCTGTATGTGTCCTTGAAGGTACTTCCAGGACAGATATGAGTATTGCACACTGGGACGTGATCGACGTGATCGGTGAGAAGAACGGGCACGTGCGTACGTCATGCTACAAATGCTCCAAGCCCGCAATGTGGGTTCAGGCAGGGGCGGGGACCCAAGCATGTTCCCGTCATCGCCCGAAGAACCTTACGCTGACCAAGGCTGCTCTGGGAAAGAAGACTATTCCCGAACTCCAGGAAATGGCAAAGACGTACAATTTAACAGGTAAGACCAAGAAGGATCTGGTTCCTGCTATTTGGACAGAAATGAACAAGGCTGGATGGTCAAAGTTCAAGGGTAATGCCCGTGCAGCAGGTGGTGGTGTTCTTGATCTGGTTACTGATATCATTGCATCCCTTGATCGCCGAGGAACCTGGTGGGAAGGTGCGGATTTAGTGGTCTGTGAGAACCAGCTCGATCGCAGGATGTTCGCGGTCCAGGCGATGATTCACATGTACTTCGCCTGTCGCGGATTCCGGACGAAGGGAGTATCTGCCATCCATAAGTTGGACAATGTGACATGTGCTACCGATGCCACGGGGACCTACCGCGGACGCAAGAAGACTGGAATTGTCCACTGTGAACTTCTGTGCCCGCCTGCACAGCATGCATTCTTCCGGTCGCACAAGAAGAAGGACGATTTGGCCGACAGTTTTCTCCAGGGGCTGTATTTCTTAGAGCATCCAGTATAATAATATAGGTAGGCATGTCCAAACTCGGACCCGCTCTTCGTTCACAATTCATGAAGGGTGTAAAAGACGTTCTCAAAACCACCGCCAAAGAAACTGTGAAAAGTGCTGCCGAAGAGTTGTTGACGAAACGCCCCCGCGTTATGTCCGTGGAGAAGGTGTCTTTGAGCCCCCTTGAATCCCCCTCCTCCCCTTTCGCTGCCGCATCTGCACCTCGCCCCCCGCCAGTACAGTTCCCCGCCCTATGTGTATGTAAATACGTGCCAGACGCCCCGGATCTCTCAGACGGAAACAAGCAGTATATCTGTTCAAGCTGCTCGCGGTCCGGTATGGGAGAGTACAAGACCGTAGTAGAAGGCCGAAAGTTTGCCGCCTCAGCTCCTCTCAGGGGAGGACGAGGACAGGGAAAAACACGAAGGCGTTCGCGTTTACATCTTACAAAGAGGATGCGGAGGAGACATAATAGAAATGGAAGTTCCAGGAGCTGATCTTCTGATGAACACGAACAACCTCGCCGCAGACACAAAGCTTCCTGATATGGAGACAGTGAATCTCGATTTCACGGACCTTCCCTCCGAGCCCGTTCCCCCGCCCCGCCTCGTCCCTTCCGCCGCCGATGTCGGTGCCACGAAGTCGTGGGACGGTGTGGAGAACTTGAACGCCGAGGCTTACCTCAAGCCTGTGGCTCATACTCCCAAGATGTCCGAGGACGCCATCATGAAGAAGAAGTACGAGCTCCTCCGCAAGTTTGCCCGTCTCGATAAGATGGGTGTCCCGATTCGCAAGCGGTTCACGATGGATTCGCCCCTCGACGAGATGGAGATGGAGCTCGAGTTTATCCGCAAGGAGAAGGCCATGGATGCCACCATCAAGCAGTTTAGCGAATGGTTTATTACAGGCATGTCCGCCCTCGAGTGGGGATCAAAAAATGTGAATATGGTCAAGATGTTCGGTCTCCAGCTTGACGGTCTGTCCCAGAGTGCCCAGATGAACGTGGGCGATCTGGAAGAGGATTTCGAGGAGCTTTATGATTTGTACGGCGACCAGATGCGGATGCACCCGCTCGTCCGCATTCCGATGCGTACCTGCTTCATGGTGTACATGGTCCACCTCACCAACCAGATGGCGATGAAGGCCCCAGTCCCGAACATCCAGGAGATCCTGCGTCAGAACCCTGATATTGCCCGGCAGATGGCCGCCCAGGCTATGCAGGGACAGACTGAGCAGTTCCGGCAGCAGGCCCAGCAGCAGCAGACGCAGCGTGCGACTGTTCCCACCTTCCCCAGCTCTGCCCCCGCCGCCGGACCTGTTAAGATGCCTGCCACCTCCAACTTTGACAACCCGCTTGCCGGTCTGATGTCCTTCCTTGGAGGTGTGAACACTCCTCCTCCTCCACAGCAGCAGGCTCCCCCGGCGTCCACTCGCACCATCCCTCTGAAGGCTCCGGCTCGCGAGATGAAGATGCCGACTGGCACTGGAATGGGTATTGGCGATATCCTGAACAAGATCAATAAGGAGGAGAAGAAGATCGGCTCGGCTCCCCTGCCGCCCACCCAGGCCACCTCCTTCGCCAACGGCTCCGGGAATACCGCTCCGGCGATGACCTTTTCAGCTGGACCGCCTCCCCCTCAGCCTGCTCGCAGGTCAGTCCTCAAGCGGTCGGGAGGATCTGAACGCAAGTCCGCCAAGAACTCGGTGGTGATCAAGCTTTAACCTAACCGCCACTCACATTGGGATTGCTGGTGATGTACTGTATAGTGTTTGATCCCGTCAGTAGTTCGTTTAAAGCTGTGTACCCAAGCATCGCGGGACCGGTAGCACCCCCAATTAAAGTTCCGGTCACGCTTCCACTTCCGTTGACAAGAATCGACAGCCCGTTCACGTTCGTGTATCCAAGCAGCGAGGCCATTGTTTATGTTCGTGAGATTAAACTTGAAATCTGGGATTCTAACCGCATGACACGATCAAGGAGAACCTTGATGGCTTCGTGATGGTAAGGTGTGATTGAACTGTAATTCAGTGTCAGCTGGGCTCCTTCCGGGTGCGTGTATCCGTCATCGTCTACTTGATGCCGCATATCTAAGTTAGAAATGGCAGATACAATATGATTAAATCCTGCCCTGTCTCTACTCTTGTTGTACTCAATGGGGATTTATAGTTGTAAATTCCACACAATAGGGAAATCCGAAGGTGTGAGTGGCTGGCCCACCGAGTAAAAGGTAATTGATCCCTCCGACGGGTACGCACTCACCACCCGGCAATTTACGGCATCTACCAGATTTGTCGGACCACACTGCAGGGAATACTGTACGCTTCGCCCAACCCCCGTATTCTGCAACGTTGCTTCGAACAGCCCCGATACAGTCGTACACTCTGTCCAAACCAGATTGTTCGCGATTCCTGAAGGGGCCACCGTTTTGAAATTGAAACTGTAGTTCCAAATCGGGCTGTCTACCAAGGACGGCTTTCCCGTGTACAGGTACCCCGGGCTTCCGTCTGCAATAAGGAACCCCGTTCCGTCCGCAGTTACTTTGGTTGTTACCCACACCCGCTCTCCTAGATCCGTTTGGGGTGTCCACGTACTCCCGCCGTCATAACTCAAAAACACATTGCTACCCGAAACAGCGATATGCTTTCCGTCATCCGAACATCCTACCGTCTTCAGGTCTTCTAGGCTCGTGATAAACTCCCACTCCGACCCTCCAGACCGACCAATTGCTAGACCGCCTGGCCCGGCCAGCAAGACACGGTAGTCAGAAGTAATAGCAATCGCAGTTGTCTTCCATCCCTGCGACACATCCAGTCTCGACCACTCTGAATTTGACCAGATGTGTAATGACCCTTCTTCTCCCTCTCCTCCTCCTCCTCCTACGAGCATAACACGTCCATCTGGCGAACAGGCGGTGCACGAACCCCGAGGTGTCTGTGGGGTCCACAAATGACCGTAGTTCGAGGTCGTGTACACCTCCCCGCTATTTGTGGCAATGGCGACCGTTCCTTTCGAAGAGCACGAAATCGCCGACCAGTTTCCGTGAATACCGCCGTCCGTCCATGAATTCCCCGAATCCTGCGAAGACCACACGTACCCATCCGAACTACCCACATATATCACTGGAGAACCGTCTGCAGCCGCGATAGACGACCATGTCCCGAACGTTCCTCCCGGCTGGTTCTGGAGACGAACGGAGACTGGAAGCCCGTTGGAGATAACAAGATAGTACACGTAAATGCTGTTTATCGCGTACATAAAGTTCCTGTTTCCGTATTCAACCCCACACCACTGCGTGAGAATATTGCTGTCGCGGGACCACTGAATTGTTCCGTAACTTACGCTCTGCAGTATCTGCATGGGACCATAAAGTCCACCGCCTGACAGATCGATGTACACGTCTCCCTCGTTTGCGAGATGAGTGGGAGTTCCGTTTCCCGTGCGGATACTTGTACCATTCGACCCAGAGGGACCGACAGGACCAGCGGCTCCATTGAGACCGTCTTTTCCCTGCAGCCCTGCAGGACCCTCCACACCAGCAGTTCCCTGGAGAGTTGAGACGTGCGGCCACGGACTGGCATTCACAAAGACGTTTCCAGATACACATCCCACCATATGCCGGCCGTTCGAAGACAGAGCCAGAGACGCCCACGGTGCCTGCGGAGAGTCGTACTGCTCTACCCAATTTGATCCCCCGTCAAAACTTAAGAGTAGACTTCCATCCGTCTCTCCCGCTAGGATCGTTGTTCCGTCAGGCGAAACTCCGACCCGGTTTCCCCACTGAGACGTAGCCGTCCACGACACTCCAAAATTCGAACTCGCGTACACAAATGCAGAGGGAGTAGAGGCCGCTGCCATCATGAGCGTTCCATTGCTGTTCATAGCAACCGACGACCACTTCATATTCGGCCCATTACTTGTCCACGACAATCCCGAGTCTGTGCTCGTCCATATATGCCCGGGATACCCAGTATCGTCAACTTCCTGCGACGCGACCATCACTGTTCCATCCAGCGACACGGCCGAACTTGTCCAGATTCCCATACCTACCCGATCCGGAATCCTCCACACTGCCCCTTCGTCGGTGCTCACGAACAAATTACCGTAGGATGTCTGACCCCCCATCCTGTTGGCACCCTGAGTCGCAACAACAGCCGTTCCGTTCGATGAGCATGCGACCGATGTCCAGTTTCCGTATGCGTTTGCTGTAGGCGTCCACACACCAGACACATACTGGTGAATGTACCCCATATGGCCGTTTACGTCGGTGAGTGGTGCTCCGTATATGTGCGTTCCGTCAGAAGAGTACGCGACTCCCGCCCAGTTTCCGTGTATACCCTGCGGCCGGAGTGTCCATTGACAGTTGGAGGTAGAGTACGTTCCAATGAATATGTCGTTTGCACTACTTGCTACAATTGTTGTTCCGTCCATTGAGGACGCAACCGAAGTCCACGCCTCGGAAACTGCAGCAGGAGCCGGAGACCACTGGTACTGAGAATTACTGATTTCGTTGTACGTCAGTTTTTCAGATGTCTTGGGTCCGTAAATGATGCGGGTCGTCTTGTCGAAGTACGTATCGCCCGGGAATCCGACATTGTAACGGGGCTGTCCGGGCATGTAAATGAACTGCGAACCTGTCTTACCTGCCGGACCCGTCGCTCCTTCCTGACCCATCGGACCCGCCACGCCCGTCGGTCCCATAATTCCCGTCTCGCCTACCGGACCCGTTGCACCAATCAGACTTGTGGCAGGAACCGCCCCTCCAAGCACCTGCATTTCAAACCAAGGGTACGTCCCCGACCCGCCTCCCTGGAAATCTATATTACCTCCAAAGTACCGCACGCTACCCGTACCAGGATAAATATCATTCATACGAAAACTGATGACTACCGGCGTCTCCCCAGACACCGTGAGAAACGCTTCGGCAGGTGCACCCGCAGACCCATGACCTCCGTGGTTCCCGGTGTACGCCGTCTGTGCCGATCCAAACGCTACTCCCTCAGTCTCGTTGAACCACTGGAAACTGACAATCGGGCTCCCTGAATCCGTAATCCACGTGGGAACACAACCCACGATGCGGTACGTCATACTTCCACCGGGCCCGGATCCTAACTGAAACGATCCGTTCCCCAAAACCACTATATCCGTTCCAAACTGGGCATCCGTGCTATCAAACGGTATAACCGTATTTGCCTCCGGAGTCGACATAGATCGTGAGCCGCCGCTGGAAAGAGATCCGCGGAGAAAGCTCGCGACAGTTCCTACTGTATTTGGTGTTACAGAAACAGGAGGAGTGCTCATTATTATTATAGATCGTCATACATTTTCACGTAGTTCCAATCGCAGGTTCGCGAGTATCGTAAGCCGGGTTCTCAACAGTGGAGGGAACTCCCGACATGACACGCAGGAATCCAAAGGGTCCATTTGTCTCGTTCAGCTTGCTGTTCACAGAAGGGCGGATGCTCTTGGGTAAAATACCCATCGGACTCTTCTCGTTCAGTAGCCCGTCTACAAGTACAGTGAATACAGCCGTCAGTACCAACGAAATGATCAGGTCGCGAGTTCCCACGAACGCAACAGCGAACACCAGGACCTGACGGAGAATGGAGTTGGTGAGATACTCCTTCTGCGTCTCCGACAGGTCAATTGTGATGAACTTGCTTCCGATATTCAGGAAGATCATCATAAGTCCCGCAAACAGTTTGCTTCCATTGATGCTCTCCAGTAGCATATTATCTATTATTCAAGGAGGACATTAAAAGGGGGCGGCGTTCATGAGGCTGAACTTCTCGCTGCCCTTAGTGGCCATTTCTGCGGGAGCGGCCCTGTCTCCAGCAGGCTCGGGGTCCTTGTCCTTGGAATCGCCCGATACAGCAGTAGCCTTCTTGCTTCCAGCCGCCGCCGCAAGCTTGGACAAATCCTTAGCAGCGTCCATCGTCGGATTCTTCTCCTTCTCCTTCTTCTTGTCCTCATCCAGGTTCTCCTTTCCCTTCTTATCCCTCTTCTTCGACATGGTCTTGTCATCATCCTTGCCAGCGTACTCGCGAACAGGGATGGACAGAACAACAGCCAGAGCCGCGACGACCGCCACAAGGAGAGAGACGCAGGCACCGAGGTATACAACAACTCCAAGAGCAGCCAGCTGAGCAACGGGCGATGCCAGGAAGTTCACAACGCCGGTGGGAGCGGGACGGGTGAAGAACACAATGTACAGCACGAGTGCACCTGAGAGGATGTACTGGAGGTTTTTGGAGATGGCCATTATTACTTTATCCCTGATTTTTTCTACACGTGAAAGGACAATATGGCATCGTATGCATCCTTAGACGAAGCCTTCGGTGGATCGTATGGACAAAAGGGAAAGATCAAGGATGCGAACAAGGTCTACAATTCCCCTACCCGCCGTACCGAGTCAGCACTTGACGAGCACGCTGATGCTATCAAGACGCTTACGAGGACTCTACCCATCGCTTCTTCTGATGATGAAATGGTTAATAATTACAGCCCTGTACGTATGTCAGGCAAGGCCCACTCTGGATCGAACCAGATTGAGCCATTCTCTGTACGGGATTACAAGAGCCCACCCATCCCCCCTTCGTTCGGCTTCGCGTACGCCCCTCCGGAACCCACCAGCGATGCTCGCGGAGAATGGGATGCTCGCCTCGACCGCCTCGTGCGAAAAATGGAGCGTAGCTCTGCGACTGGCGGAGAGACCTCTACCCACGATCTCCTACTCTACATTTTCACAGGTGTATTCATGCTGTTCGTCCTGGACACCTTTGTCCAGATCGGCAAGCGGTCTAAGTAGACTTGCCCGCAGACCACTCATCAACCCAAGCCGGCCAGTTGTCGAGAGAATTCTCCACAACTCGCACGATCTTATACAGTGCATCCCCGCCGATACCCAGAATATCGGCACGCGAAACCATGATCACTGGGTAGCAGGTCGCATCCAGCTGGACGAAGTGGTACTTCTCGTCATCCACCTTCAGCAGGTCGAACATCGTGTATACGTAGGTGAGAACATCACTGCGGTTCTTGAGATACAGCGTGGAGCTGGACTGCGAGAACGGGGACTTGTGGTTAATACGCCAGTCATTGTGAGCACCCCGAGTAATGGTGAAGATCTCATCCTTCAGGGAGTTGCGGTTGTCGCGGACGATACGGATCTGGATGTTGGGGGCGGGCATCTCTTGTCTGGGTATGCCTTCCGTTATTTAAAAAAAAAGGGAGATCCGTTTTACCGGGTTTAAACACCGTATATACTTTGGTTTCACTACACAAATGGACTCGCTTATTCTTTATAAACCGCCCTGTCCACTTATTCGCATCGGATCTCAAACCGGCGATGGGGGATATATGGTATGTAAGCTCCCAGGTTCATACGACATTATTATTGCCTGCGGAGTATCCAGTAATATAGATTTTGAAATTGATTTTTGTGCAAGATATCCCGGTCTCAAGTGTTTTGCTTTTGATGGAACTGTGGAGTCCCTGCCAAAGACGGCTAAAAACGTTACCTTTGTAAAACAGAATGTTGGGAACGGAACTGACGGAACTACAAATCTTAAGGAATACATCGGCGAGCATGAAAATGTATTTCTAAAGATGGATATTGAAGGTCACGAGTTTCGCGTATTTCCAGAACTTTCGGATGTAATGCATCAGATCAAACAAATTGTTGTGGAAATACACTCTCCCGGTGATATCCAACTCCATCCTGCCTATTTTAAGGGTCTCGCTGATATTACTCATCCGGTCATGTTCAATATGCTAGAGATGATCAATAAAACACACACTCTTGTTCACGTTCATCCAAACAACGGATGCGAAGTTCATACCTATGAAGGTACGGTTCTTCCAAACGTGTTTGAATGCACCTTTGTTCGCAATGAATTTGTAGACTCGAAGATTAAAAATACATTACCTTTACCTATGAGTTTTGACAGGCCCAATGTAGAGGAGAAATCCATAGTTGTGTTTAACGAGTATCCTTTCCGAAGTGTGTGAGGATCATCTGGAAGAACTTCATGAAATCGCGAGCCTTGGTGGAGTTGGTGGCACGAATATACTCCCCGAATTCCTCAATATGCTGGGAGTCGGAGTCAAACTTAATCGTATCCAGGATTTCGTCCACGCGGCTGCGGAAGACGGAATCGTAGACATTGAAGTGGTCGTAATCAATGAACTGGTCAGCCAGAAGAGCCACGAAGGCTTGGAGTTCGTCCAGTCGTGATTCGGGTGAAGGGATAGGAGGAGGCAGGACACGCTTGCGAGTTGTCATGTTGATGTTGTGTGTAGAGATGTAGGCCGGACACTATCCGTTTTCTAGATGACGAACAGATCCGTTTTATACCAGGGTCCCCACGACCCACACTGTAGCAGCGGCCGAGATCTGGGCGGCGAGGTAAACCATGAACATGCTGGTGGACATCTTGCCCGACAGGTAAGCCCATACCGAGATACCCGGGTTGAAATGGGCGAACGACATCTTGCCCACCGTCGCAATCGCGAACGCCAGGGCAGCGATCACGTACAGCGGGTTTCCGCTGAACGCCACGGCCGAATAGAAAAGTAGGGAACCCAGATACTCAGCATAGAACTCGTACATTCTAGTTTATACTTCTAACCACAAAAAACGAATGACTGTACCCAAATACAGAGGGAAGGCATGTCGTCCTCTATAACACGCAACGGCTACAAGCTCCCAAAAAGCTCCATAGACGATCTCGAGAAACTCAAGAAAGAATTGACCGTTAAACCTTTCGTCCCCACTGTATTTGTCAACCCCCGGTACGTCAAGAAGTATGCCGTATTCGGCGAGACCGAGAACTTTGTTTACGTCCCCAAACAGTTCGGCATAGCCCGCTGGGGTCCCGCTCCCCTCGATATCGTGGCCACCTCCAGTCCTGATCGCTGGACCTTTGCTGGATCTGTGCGTCCCGCCCAAGTGGAAGTTGTGGACTCATACCTCAAACCTGAACCGCACGATGGTATGATCTGTCTCCAGACCGGCGGAGGCAAGACCGTGTGTGCCCTCTACATCGCCTCACAATTGAAGGTCAAGACCCTCATCATTGTCCACAACACGTTTCTCAAGGATCAGTGGGAAGACCGCATCAAAGCATTCCTTCCCAAGGTTACGATCGGACACCTCCAGGGCGAAACGGCCGACGTCGACGGAAAGGATATTGTCATCGCCATGATCCAGTCCATCTCTATGAAAGAGTACCCCAAAGAAGTCTTTCGCGGATTCGGTCTCACCGTCATTGATGAGTGTCACCATATTGCCTCCGAAGTCTTTGTCCAGGCCTTCCAGAAAATCACCTCCAAACACATGCTCGGGTTATCAGCCACCCCTGACCGCAAGGATGGTTTGATGTACGTCATTGAATGGTTCTTGGGTCCCATCCTCTACCGCTCCGAATCCGGCGATAAAGTGGACGAAGCCGTGCACGTCGAGGTGTATAAGCACGAACCCGCCGATATGGAATTCAATAAGATTCTCTACAACAGCCAGGGAGTCATGAACGTTGCAGGAATGGTCAATAAACTGGCCGAGTTCGTCCCTCGTACAGACCTGCTAGTCCAGATTATCAAAGATATTCTTGAAAAGGAACCTGATCGCCAGCTCCTTGTCTTGTCCGACCGCGTCCAGCACTGCAAGGATATCTGTGCCAAACTTGACCCTGCCAAAGCCGCCATTCTCGCCCAGAACGTTGCCTCGTCTAAACGTGCTGAATTCTGTGCCTCCAAGAAAGTCCTCATAGCCACCTACTCCATGTGCAAAGAAGGATTTGATGTTGCCACCCTGAACACCCTTGTCATGGCCACTCCCCGTCCCGATATCGATCAAATTGTTGGACGCATTCTGCGGACTGAACGTTCAGTGCGTAAAATTCATCCGTTGATTGTTGATGTAGTTGACTGTACATTTCGCCGCCAGTTCCAGGCCCGCCTCAAACTCTATAAGGACCGCAACTATGTGGTGGACGAAATGGAAATATAGCGATTATATAAGATAAGATACGCATGAGCACTGATTGGATGAAAACTGTTCCGGAGGGCATTGCCAAGCCCCAGGCTCTCGCTCGGCCAGTAGCAAAGCGTGCTGCTCCTTCGGGATGGGCTCCTTCCGATCGTAAACTTGGTTTTTTCACTGCCAAGCGTACTCGTGACCCCCAGCCCGTCGAGCCTCCTAAACCGAAATACTACGATCCCACCGGTCGTAAACTGCAGACGAGTCCCTCTGCGTTTCCTATTAACATTGATTCCGTTGTATCCAACCCCCTGCGTCGCACCAAGAAAGCGGGTCGTGGACGCCGCAAGGGGAAATTTACACGCCATAAGGCCCGGGCGTATCGTAGTCGCAAAGCGTAATCGCCTTCCACTCAGGCGTCCCTTCGGCGATGAAATATTTCAGGTCATCAAACCATGTCGGCAGGTGGTAATTCTCTACGACAATCAGTTGAATCCCCCGAGTATGCGAGACATTCTCGGAGCTGACCAACTCAATATGGTCGTCCAGATTCCAGTGAAACCGCCCGATCACCTCCCTCAGGTTCTTTGAAATATTAAACACAGCATCAAGTTCAGCGGGAACAATGAACTTGCGGGTGTGATTCACGAAAAAACTTTTGGTAATCATTTAGATGGGTAAACCCATACCGTTAAAATCATTGCCATAAGGAGGATGGAACTGAAATATCCCTGGAACGTCTCGCGGTTATTCCGTGTGATGGGGACACCGACTATGTTCAGCATCGGATCCATAATTGTCAAGTTCTGTCCGTGGAAATGCCGCTCGAGTCGCGTGAACGGGCATCCGTATCCCGAGATGTGGAAAAGGAACACGGGGATAAACATGGCGATCAAAACAGGTCTCAGTCCTGGACGTACCACAAATACGACCAGGAATAGGACAAAGATGAATTCGTGTAAACTGAAAAGAACCCATCCCAGGTTCTCCATCTATCTTACTACTTGGAGAGAATAGAACGGGAGCAAAGAATGTACAGGAACAGGGCATTGATCACCGGGATCGCGAACGCCAAGACACTGCGGACCAGCAGACCCCAGCCCGTACGCCCCTTCGACGAAATGATGACAAACACATCGGAGAGAACGACAAAGCCGGCAAGGAGAGCCACCAGCCCGAACATCAGGTAAAAGTACCGGCACACGTTCGCACTCGTAATGCTCTTCATCCACGCGGGTTCGCTCGAAGGTAGGAGATCCATTTATACATCCTCTAACATTTTTTACTACTCTTCCTCAAATGTTGCCCACCCCCCCGTTTCCTCTCCGTCCGCCATCCGTCCACGCCGATCCCCGTAATCCCCATAATCCACCTCCAGCTCCTGCTCTCCCACCATCGGAACCTCGCCGTCCGCCCCCACATCCCGCTCATCATTCAGCCCCTCTTCCGGAACATCCCCCTCCGCTTCCGGCTGGTCCGACGATGATACAAGCGGATTGTCCGTGGGCGGGCCTCCGTCCATTCGTTCCTGTAACTCTTTCATGAACGCCTCGCGGTCGTCCTTGGTAATGAGGTACGGTGCCAACCCCAAATCAATCAGTTTTGTCGTGATATCACGCAGGGAATCAGGTAAGCGACGCAGACGGAGACGGAACTCGTCACGCTCCAGTGCCTTGTGTGCGTCCACGGCCACCCGGTTCTCCGACGCCGTCGATATCAGAGCCCTTACCGTCATATCCGACTTGTACACCCTCTCAAACTGCGTCTGCACCGCCTGGTTCTCCGAGATTTTTTGCGACAACTCAAAGATGAACCCTCGGTACACATCACGCATAAATGAAGGATCACCCTCCGACATTGTCACCGATTCCCGGACGTGACCAACATACTCACGCACAGCCTCTCCGGCCACCGTATCTTCGACCACAATTGTGGCAGCACGGAGCAGGAGGCCCAGAAGCACGCCTGGCTTGTCCTGGTTCTTGGCGTCCACGATAAACTTCGTATCGGCCCCTTTCGGTTTCAATTTCAGCCGCCGGGCCACCTCCGATTTCTCGATCGTCACCAACATCGGAGGAGCAGGTGCCGTCACAATCCGGTGTTTCCTCGAAGGCTTCAGAGTATCTGTAATCACGAACGGAGCCTGGTTGAACGAGAAGCGGGTAGTTGGCACAATCCACGGCGTATCGACCATACACGTGTACCGCATCTCCGCCTCTGTCATTACCGACTCTGCCGGCCCCAAGAATGTTACCGTCTTCTTCGGAAGGACGGGTGGTGGCACGAACGACTGGACGGGGACGTACCCCACCGCCACCGCATCGAGACCGTCTTTTGCGTCCGTCAACTGTGCCGCAAACTCCTTGGCAAACTGATTTTTCAAGGACGAAAGCACGACCCGACGAGTTGATTTCCGATCGTTCAGCAGCGTTCGCAAAAAGATCACCGAAGATCCACGGAACGTTGAGGGGTACGATTCAAACGTTTGAATCAGGGCATTCAGGAGGGAATCCGTCAGAGGAGAATCATTGATATCGTCAGTATCCCTCGGAAACCCTCGGAGAACCAGGGGCTTTGACCCGAACGATCGCCGAGGAATCAGTTGTGGCCGGTGAGTCTGTAGAAGCACGACAATTGCATTGAACCCGAAAATCGCTAGAGCTACGTCCACATCCGCACTCTGTTTCCCCGACAGTTTCTTTCCCGCAATACGGGCTCTCAACTTATCCGATTCCCGACGCACAAAGTCAAGGTACGGTTTCAACTGTCCCTGCTCCGGAACAACCTGGATCAGAGACAGGAGGAGGAACATAATATCTTCTCCTGGGTTCGCGGTTTTGAACGATGCCTGGAGACTCTTCAGTGATTCCGTGAAGCTCTCCTTTTCTCCCCCTTTTCCTCCAACCTCAAGAATACGCTCAGCCTGTTTCAGTACCCTTCCATGCTCATCAAACTGATCCTGCGATTCAATCACTTCCGACACCCTCTCCCCCGAAAACTGGCAGACATAGAACCCCGAATCACGCACGCACCACTTCTTCAGGTACTCCTGCGGATCTTTGGCATACGACCCACGCAGAACTTCGAGCTCGTGTTCACACACCAAGAACGCCCCCGTCTCCTTGTCAGAGTACACATGGTTCACGAGAGGTGCGTCTTTCACCAGTGCCTCGATCTCGTACAACTGATCCTCCGGCGTCTTGGTCTCGTCATCCAGAATCGACACAATCATCAACCGAGTCTCGTTATGCGACTGTGCGGGTGCGGCCGGCACAATCTTAGGATAGGACGGCTTGTAGTAGTCCGTGTACCCTTGAAGAAGTTCACGCTGAGTCTTGAGAATCTGGTCGTCTGTCCCCGGAACCCACGCCTGCTTGTCCAAGTACGGTGCATCCGCCCGCTCGTTGTGAATGAACGAAAGCGGAAAGCATCCATGACCAGGCTTGTAATCAGTCTTCACCGCCTTGTCTGGGCAGGACTTTCCAGGATGACCCACCGCTCCACAGTTCGCACACTTGGGATAACGGTAAATTCCTCGTGTCAGGAAATCGGAGAATCCCGTGATTTCAGGGGGTAGACAGTCGTCGGGAGTTCCGTCAATCACCCCAGAATCGGGGAGAACAACAGGGGGAGGAATTGCCGCGACTCCAACATTACCCGCCTGTGACAGAAGTACACGACATACCAGTGTGCCCCCGTCAACCTGCGAAATCAGCCACTTTCGCGACGATAGGGCAGGGTACCACGGAGTCTTGTACACCTCCAAAATATTCTTTGACGGTGCATCCGTCTCTCCTGCAGGAAACGTCAGAGTCTGTGGCGGCGGCATCTCGTCCACTGCCGCTTCCGGCGGAAACTTGGTCGTCCACAATTTATCGGGGACATCACGCAGCTTTATGTCGAATATCTTGAGGTACTTCAGACCATCAGTATACGGCTTCGGCGTCTCGGGAACCGCGTGCGTGAATATCGCCTCCATCGTTGGCAGGAGTTCCGGAAGGGGTTCTACGGAATCAATGATCATTGGGTCTGGATGCACCGACAAGAACGGGTGGTCGGCCAGCGGTGCGGGAGGAGTCAATGGTGGATTGTCCACACTGTACTGCGTAAACTTCGCGACATCCTGCGTGTCTTCCCGAAAAATAGCGGTCGTAGAGTACGTCCCATCCTCCCGGTAATTGATCTTGGTGTACCGAAACCGGTCTAAGAATATGTGCTTCTCAATCTGGGTACGGCCATTGATGTACACTGGAACCCCGTCGCCCGCCGCATAGTATACTCCCGACCTCGGAATGGAGTCGAGCAGTACAATGTAGTAATTCGGCGACAGACGCGAAGTATCGGAAAACAGGGGCGACCATTTCTGTCTCCAATCGTACTGGGTGTACTGTACCGAATTCGTGTTCTTGTAGTGAACCCACGGCAGGGTCAGCGGACGCTCGTACTCCTGCTGTCCAAACCCTTCCTCGGTCTCCTTCACAACCCTCTTGTGAAGCAGGGTGAAAGAATCCACCTCGTACTCTGCATTACGAATTGCCGCTTTCGGGATACGCCCGGTAGTCGGCAGGAGCTTCTGGATAAAATCCGAAGCCTGGTCTTCGTACGTGAAAAAGCGTATCTCCTCCGGCCGCTGAACCTCCTCTTCAAATTCAAATTCTTCGACGACTTGGTATTCGCTTTTCTCGAATACCAGTTCCTCGGCACTGCTCATCTTACTTATCAATACCAGAAATTGTCTGATCGCACAACCCCACAATCACCCTGCCAATCGTGTCAAGAACCTCTTCCGGCGTCTTGGTGGTCAGAAACCGGAAACGCATCTCAGGACGCAGGGGGTGCGGCACGTCATAGTCGGCCACAATATCCTTGTCCGCCTCGTACGCCACAATTTGGGCAAGTGAACCGACCGTATGTCCCTCGACCGTCGATACGACCTCGTACGTGTTCGGCTCGGACTTACGAATCACCGACTCCTTGCCCGCCTTCACCCATGCAATCGTCTTGGCCTTGAGAATCGCGATGGCCTCGCGAATAAGATCACGAGCAGGAACCACGCCAATACTCTCCACTGTGAAATCGAACCAGTCCGGGCGGCCCTTCTCGTTCATGTGAATGACCCGCTGCTTGTGGAACACGTCGAACGTCTGCTTATCAGTCTGTTCTTCACGCAGAAGAGTGGCCTTCTCTTCGTCCACGTGAATGTTGTACGTCGCAACACACACGTGCGATGCCCTGGGATTGATAGTCAGACGAGCCGTCATATGAACTGTTTCGCCCGCCTTTAGTTTCATGAAGTACAGGGGCTTGTCTAGATCACGGTCCTTCATCAGAATGTTTGTTCGCGATCCCGACACCACGAAATCGTCTGTCGTAACAATCGTTGGCTCGGTCACTTGGGGAAACCGCAGTTCAATCCGCGTATCCCGGATCACATCCTCCTCTGTCGGACGAACGTTTACCGGGATCATCTCAGTACGGTGCCGCATGAGTTCGTGGGGCATCAGAGTGGTATTGTCCAGAATCTGAACATCTGTGATTTCTACCACCGGCATCTCATTGAGCAGAATGCGTCGGATAGCGTTCACGAACTGCGGGGGGACGCCGCGAATCTGGAACGTCATCCCGAACCCGCCGAACTGAGTAGACTTGGAAGGGATCATTTCTATGACTTCGGACATCTGTTCGTTATTGAAGTATTCGTTTTTATCTACTTGAAATTTAATGTCCACAAACGCCTACGTCCCCATTCTCTTCTACAGCGACAAGTGTGCCAATTCCAAGGAGGTGGTGGGAACGATCCAGGCACTCAACAAGGCCTCGCTCTTCCGCTTTGTCGACGTTGTTACCACCCCCCGCCAGTTCCTTCCTGCCGATCTCAAGAGCGTTCCTTCGCTCTTCTTTCCACAGAGTAAGCAGATGCTGGTAGGAAAGGCTAATATTTTTGCCCACTTATCCAAGCCGGTAGAGAGCCGCCGTGAAATCCCCGCACCCCGTGCCACGCCGACCCAGCCCGCCGAACCCATGTTCTGGTCCTTCAATGAGTCCGCCCTTACCACCGGATACTCCAGCTTTGACGGACAGACCAAGCTCCCCGATGACCAGCTCCGGTACTCGTACCTCGACGGTGAGATCCGCACAAGCGGCCAGGATATAGTCGCCCCGAGCGGAACAGTGGATGGGGAGGGCGGAAGCAAGACTGGTAGGAACAACGATGTGACCTCCCGTATGGAAAGCATGCAGGCCGTGCGTGAAGCCGAATTCAAGCCCGCTGCACGGCAGTAAACAACCTCTTTACGGCAGTTATTTACAGATTTCGTGTCTTTAACACATAATGTCGGTATATCTGAAGAGCTTTTTCCACCAGCTGACCGAGGTCGTGAGTGAGCTGACCGAGATGTTCCCAGACGATGAGGATTTCAAGGTGTTTCAGACCTATATTTCCCTGCTCCAGCGAACCAACCCTGGAATGGTTATTGATTCTTTTTACGAGTACGTGACTCTCAAGTACGACGACAAGATCACTGCTAAGGACGAGTCGTTCTTTCTGGGGTATGCGGCTGCAGAGTACTCCAACGATATGCCCGACATTGTGGCAAAAATCAAGAGTTGCTGGGGCGTTCTATCCGATCCCAGCAAGCAGGCGATCTGGCAGTACATCTATATTCTGAAGGAGCTGACGAAGCGGTACAAGACTGCCTCTGCCTAGTTGAACTTCGTGCACTCCCACGCGTACGGCGAGTTGCTGGTCTCGTCATAGACCCAATTAGGGTTAGAGTCCTGTAGAGCAGGCATATCCGCGGTCTCCAGCTCGCTGATACGCTTCTCCATGCTATGCACGATCTCCTCCAGAGTCTTCACCCGAGGAATCAGATGGTTGATGTAATACTCCGACCTCTCAGCATCGTCGCGAAGATCCATAAGAACTCGTGCGACCCGCTCCTCCTGCGTCTGTTCCTGCCCATAAGTGCAAGGGCACCCATCATAACACTCGTCCACCACCACCTCCTCCTCCTCCTTAGCCTGACGCATCTGTTGGACGTACTCATTCCGACGCTGCTTCTGGTCCTCGAACTCCAGGAACCGCTGGAGACGATCACGCTTCTGCTGAATACTCCCAGACGTCCGCGAATGGCGAGAGAGCAGCTCGGCATTGATCTGAATCTCGGACAGATTATTAACGTTCATTCTGATTTATGACCTACATTCCCGTAAAACCCTCACGATCCGTTTTTTCTAAAACGAATCATGATTGTTGGTGAGTCGAGGACAGCATACACCTGAAATGTCCCCTGCTTCCCCTCTGTACTTTGTGTTTACCATTCGTGATGACGATATCCTGAATTGCCGCATGGCCACCTATTCCCGCCAGAAGGCCGAAGATGAGTGCCTCGTCGCCCTCAGGGCAAACCACGGGGACAACTGGGTCCGCATCATCTCCTTTCCTCACACGTTTCAAGTTGGAACCCGCGTGTGGGTATCCCTTGAGGACAATGAGGAGACTACGGACGTAGAGATCGTGTCCGTCGAAGACCAGGAGGAGTTGATTTCCCAGGGTGCGGGATGGGTTGAGGATCTGGTGATTGTTTAGTTTAGCCGGTGAGGTAGACGTAACTTATCGTCACAAGTCCATCAGCAGCGGATCCACCCCTCGCGGAATTGGACGGATTGGTCGAGAACGCAACCCCACCCGCTCCACCACCACCGGCACATCCGACCACTGTAGCAAAATTTCCAGTGGCTCCACTTGCATCCTGTTGTGCTCCAGCTCCAACTCCGCCACCCGCACCTCCGAAATTCGAGTATTCGCCACCAGCAGGAGCCGCACGCGAAGACCCGTTGCTTCCGCTGAGTGATGTGTACGATCCTACGGGAACATTCCCAACAGCTATGGATCCTTGGCCTCCACCTCCACCACCTCCTCCGCCGCCAATGTTTGTACCCGCCGCCCCACCTGTTCCACCTGTTCCTCCTCCAGCATACCCACTTCCGTTTCCTCCGGCCCTACCGTTTCCTCCTCCTCCCCCTCCTCCTCCCGCAGCATAGGCCACTGCGTTTCCGCCCAAAGAAACGGTCGATCCAGTACCTCCTCCGCCGCCGTTTCCTAACGTCCCCGCAGTTCCAGCTTTTCCTGCTGCGAGCGTAATGACTGTGGGAGTTTGTATTGGCCCGGTTCCGCTCGAGAAAAGGAGAGTTCCGCCCTGTCCACCACCACCACCACCCTGTGTAGATATCGCGTTTCCTCCCCATCCACCAGCACCTCCAGCTCCACCACCCCCTATGATCGTCATGCTGGTGATAATGAAATTCGTTGTCAGGTTCACGTTCGTAGTGATTCCAGCCGCTGTTGCTGTTCCAATACGGTTTGTTGACGTAAGTATGCTTTTTGTACTGAGAAGTCCATTTGAAAGAGCTGTAAGACCTATAGTGATATTTGATCCAGGTGCAAGCGGTATTACGACCGGCGAACTAACAGAATCTGTTGTGGTTGTCCCATAACTGATATTGTACGTTGTTCCAGCATTGCTTGTCCACGCAAGGTTTACATTACTCACGTTCGAGTACCCCGTGATAGTCATTCCTGCAGGGGGGAGTGGCGGTGCTGATGTAGCAGACGCAAATGTACTTGTGAAGCTAACAGTCAAGGTCCTGACTTGTACGAGGGTAGCAGATCCGCTGTTCGCCATAGTAGCCGCCGTTGATGCAGTGTTGCTCAGGAATGACCCATTGGAGTATACTTGGTACTCCACCGACGACGGGAAATACGCATTTGCAGGAGCTGTCCAGGTGACAGATAACTGCGTACCACCAGACGTTCCGCCAATCGTTACGGCCGTAGGAGGCGGAGGAGGGATGTACACCTCTGCCGGGGAATTGCACGTATTTGCCCCCCCTGTTGCACCTACCGAGAAGACGTATAACCCCGGTGCCATATTGGATGTCGTATACCCAGTATTCTGGATTACGTACGTCACTGAAGCCGTATTAGAACTGAATTTGGTCGAAGTAATTGCAGGGTAAGTACTTATCTGACTTATGTTGAAATTCTGGGACGATGCAAAAACGGGACTGGTTATATTGATGACCAAAAATGCAGATGTGACTCCAGTATAATTCGAGTACCCAGAGGCATACGCCGGTCCAGTGGTGTTTGCAGTCCCCGCTGACGTCTGAGCGTAAAATGACGGACCAGGCGTAGGTGTTGTCCATACGTACTGTGGAGGTCCCGGTATGTTTTTTAGGAGGGGTGTAATCGTGTACCCATCAACTCCAGCTGGGACAGTGTAAGGTCCACTATTATTATTAATCGCAACGTAATCATTTGTCGATGCTCCTGGCTGAGGCGTGTTTATGAGCGTTTGGAGGTACGTATTTGATCCAAGAACGATCTGAGTCAGTCCATCCGATGACACGCCAGCCGCCTGGTATCCAGAAGAGTTTTGGAAAACTGTTACAACGTACCAAGAATACCCTTGATCATACGATGTAAATACACTACCAGACAAACTGTCGCAAACTATCTGAATATCTCCCCCAAAGGATGTTATAGTTTTGTAAGATCCGATAGAAGGTGTCACTGCCACCCCAACGGTACCGGTATTAAACTCCGTCCAGTAGTTTGAATAAGCTCCCGATTGCCCATAAAAGTATCTAAATACGGATTGACCCGATAATGAGTTACTGGTCGGACTATAAGACGCAAGGATAATTGTGGCATTCGAGTTGACAGACACGTTCGTGTATCTTTCTGGGACTGGATCAGTACTACTGAATCGACTATAAATCGGCAATATAGAAAATGTTTGTCCGTAGTCCGTGCTTGTGTACAAGAGACCGCTTGGGTCCCACCCTGCCGCTGCAATGATTGTTGTTCCGTCTCCCGACCACACAAGACCCGAAGACGCCCACCGGGTCTGTCCAAATACAGTTGAGGTTATTGGACTCGTCGGTCCGTTCGCACCGAAAAACGCAAGGTTCGGGTACCCACTCATGGTCGCATAGTACACCGTACCCACCGACGAAGGAGTGTACACAATTCGCGATCCATCGGGCGACACTGCGACTGCCGCTATATTTGACGTCGGAATCGTTATGTTCGACCACGGTGCACTCCCCAGAACATTGCTCGACATCCACAGTCCTCCAGTCGTTGCTACCATCGCAGTTGTTCCGTTGAGTGCAATGGCAACGTTACTTGCAATATATCCAGCACGCCCCGATGCATTTGTTGCACCCGTCCAGTTCAGACCGTCATTCAAGCTTATCCAAATATTTGACCCCGTAACACTGTCGTTGGCCGACGCTACGATAATATCGCCGTTTGAGGACACTGCCACCGAATTCCAGGTTTGAATCCCCGGCACGCCCGTGTACTGATTGTACGAACGAACAAGGGAAGTACCTGCGATTCTCCACGTATCTCCTCTTGGGGTGCATGGGCTGACGTATACACTATTACTTCCAGTTATTAACGAAGAGGTTGCGTTCAATATATATGGTGGAAGTCCAAGAGTCGTGCTTCCCGGAATCACCAGATTCGCGGTTGTGGTGACAAAACTACTTGAAAGTCCATTGATCGTTCCGAACAGCCTGAACGTATAAATGCTTCCCGCAGCCCGTATAACTGGCGTAATTTGTACGGTTGACGCCGCTGTCCCGACACCGAACTGCGGCAGACCAGACTGGATAACAACTCCACTTCCGTCTGTCAGAGTGTACGTTTCGAGAGCGAAAGCTGGATTTCCTGATGCCGTGAATGCAATGGTTGTTCCGTTGTAGGAAGAATTGAAATTCGAAGGAGGTGGGCAGAACAGTGTTATGGGCGAACTTACAATCTGTTTGGAAGGCAATCCGTTCGATAACGCAATGAGCGAAAATCTGTAGCTGGTTCCATTGACTCCAGGTTCGGTAAAGACTGAATTTGATACAACTCCAGGAGTATTGAACGTTCCCGTCGTCAAGTTTGTCAGAAGGTATCCAGTCGGCGGTGTTGCTGGATTACTCCATACGTTTGAAAGGTATAGACCGTCGTTCGTTGTTACAAGGTTTGAAGGGGCCGAAATGATCGTGTTCAAGCTTACACTTGTTGTTGCCACCAATCCGTTGCTGTATGATGCCACCGTCAAGGCGTAATTGGTGTTGTTGATGATCGGGAAAGTTATACTCGTAACCCCAGTCCCAACAGAGAGAGCTGCTGACAGCGTCTGGGTTGTCAGTGTGATCACGACCTGTCCGTCCACTCCTGGCGGGCTTCCGCCTCCCAGAGACGCTTGGCCTCCAGATCCAAATCCAGGCAGGCCAGGCCCGCCTCCATCCGATACCCCGCCATTTCGGATGAATCCCTCTCCTGAGACAGTGAACCCTCCACCTCCGCCCGCGTCCAGAATCAAGTACGGATTCGCCGGGTTCGGAACGTACACTGTACTATTCCCTCCTCCCGCTCCCGCCTGCCCTACATTGATAATGATCGTCGTATTACTGTTGACACTGTACGTGTTCGACGCGAATCCTCCTGCTCCCACCGATCCACCCGCACCGTACGCGTACACCGACACCAGCTCGGTCGCAAGCGTTGTAACGCTATATATTCCCGGTGTCGAGTACGTCAAGGTACGAACAAGTGAGGTTGACGGATCCCCGATCTGGTTTCCGTTCGCGTCGTAGATGATGTATGGGCTGTTCGGTCCGTTTGACACCGCGGGGAGCCATCTCAGCGTTGCCAAATTACCGATAGTTGTAACTCGAAGGTCAGTTACAGAGTTTACTCCGAGGAACACTGCTCCTGGTGCTACCTGTGCACTACAAATACTGCTGTGAAGAGCCGTTATCGCGAAATTGTACGATCTGTACGGCGGGGCAGCGATAGGAATGTAAAGCTCCGTCAAGTTCGACGACGCAGTGAGTACGCTCCCGTAGTTCCCAGTCAAGTCCGTGATCGAGTACCCACCGTTTGGAAACTGCGTTGTGGCGACGGTTGGGGCGTTGGGGAAGTACACTGTCTGCATCGCCGCTCCCCAACTGAGAACGATTCCTTGACCGAATGTTGTCTGTGTCGGCGATGTAGGTGGATTCGTGAACAACGATATCGGGTTTCCGACCGTTGGCGTCGATGAAACGCCGTAGTACGATACTACGATCGAGTACGTGTACGTCCTTCCAAGCGTTGTTCCGAACGTCGAGGTTGATAGCGTGGATCCTGTCGTGACTAAGCTTCCACTCTGGTCGAAGATGGTCCAAGAATACGGGGGGTTCGTAGTTGGTCGTACACCGTCATCCTGTACCGGCGTTGTCCAGCTTAGCGTGACCGTGCTTCCGATGTTCGATACAGACAGCAGGGATACCGGCGTCGTTGCCAATATAAACCCTGCAGACGCAGACGCGGTTGGCGAGTACAAGTTGCTGTTCAGTGCTTGCACCGCCAGGTTGTACCTCTGTCCAAGGACTCCACCGGTCCAAGTGTACGTGTTCGAGTAAATGTTTGACGCAATAATCGCTCCTCCGCACGTGTCCCATATCGTGTATCCACCCGTTGGCAGGGACGACGGGTTTGTTATCGTCGCACGCAGACTCGCTCCACTGTATGATGGAAGAGACGCAAGGGTGGTGTTCGACATGAGGTACCCAATAATTTGTGATCCAGCGACTTCTGTGTTGAACGCGTTGACCTGGAACGTACGGTTGTACGCTGTTCCACTGAGATTCACGAATACTGGTTCATTACTTCCGATAGAGTCTACGATCTGGGCGTATATTGCCGGCGTCATCAGATTCGAACCGAATGTCACAGCCGGACCTCCTCCTGCTGAGGAAATGTAGACTGAGTTGACACCCGCGTTCGTAGCAGTAGATACATTGAACACATAATTGAAGTTGGAGATTGTCCCGGGAATAAAGTATGGCGGCTGGTACGCCGATCCCCAGCTCAGAGTGACGATGTTTGAGCTTCGGGTGAACGTAAGATTCGTCGGTGGGTTCGTGGACACTAGCGTAACTGCAGATGATGCAAACGTACTTGATACCGTATTTGCTACTGCCTGAACGAACAGCCTTGCAGAACTCCCAAAAGGCAATGTAATCTGATCGACTGTCAAGATACCCATGTACGTCAATCCTCCCGCCGACGAATTGATGAAATAGTAGTACTCTGCTCCTAGCGTGGGAGACGGGGTCCAGCTTACAGTTGCGGGAATAGGTGTACCGATTTCAATATTCAGCAGGGGCGGGCTCTGCGGGTTGACTGTGATTATTGGAGATATCGGGAGAGCGGGGGGGACAACGATGGAAGCAGATAGTGATTTTCCCTGGACCTGGTTCTTAATTCCGTATATATCGATAACATAAGAGTACCCCGTCAGCACGCTTCCAGTGAAGACATTACTCGTTATCCGAGTGGCGGGGATAATGTCCGCCAAGAAATCGATTGATACATACCCGTCAACGTTGGAGTTTCCCCCTGTAGTGACAATCAGACCAGTAGGAAATATTTCTTCGTTAAGGCTTGGGTCCCAGGCTCCTCCATTTCCAGGACCCCCGTTTGAATTGAAAAGAGTACTTCCCCCAGTTCCACCAAAAGCACTATTCGCCAGCGATTGACCCGGATTCCCTTGGAAATTTTCGAACGTGCCAGTATTCGAGTCAAAGGTACTATAGGCCGCTCCACCCCCTCCACCCGCTTCAAGCTGTATTCCGTCAGGCAATGTTACCAGTGATGAATATGCAGATGATGGAGAAAAAGCAGCCCCAATTCCCAAACGAAATGTTAATGCTTGACCGGCGATTATGTTTGAATACGTGTACCTCACTATCCCACCATTGCCTCCTTGATTCGCGTAATAGTACCCACCTCGTCCACCAGCAAGTGTGATCTTGACATTTCCGCTTACTGGCGAAGTTAACGTTACCTCCGTAGTCCAATTGGACGTTGTTGCAGACGACGCCACCGCAGAATAGTTTGAAAACTGTGAAACTGCCTTGAAGAAGTAGGCAGTGTCTGGCCACAGTCCTGGAGCTGGCGTGTACCCAGTCCTAATTGCGATTTGGAGCGATACATTAACTGTTGTTGGGTTTCCAGCAGGAAGGGTTATAGAGGACAGAGAAAACAGAGCGTCGCGAGGTCCTCCCATGTTGAAGACTCCCGCCTGAATCACATTACCACAGAACCCGTTCGTTATCGTGAACACTGTAAACGAGTAGTTTGACAGAGCTAAGAGGTCACTAAAAGGTCTGCTATATTGGGTCTGCCCTTCAGAATATGAAACTGTTTCCGAGTATATAATGCCCGACCCACATAGTGTCGATGTAAATACGTAGGATGTCGGGTTCACAGCACCCAAACGTGACGTCACGTTTGCAGCGGATACTGTTATAGAGGCAAGTGTATCGTAGAGAAAGACCGACGGTGATCCATTCGGCGGAATTGATCCAATAAACAGGTTGTATACCGAAGATAGCGTACTGTACAACTGGTTTCCGTAGGCACTCAGAGTAAAAATGTACGTGCTTCCCGCCGACAGGTTTGTGAGGGTGTATGTTGGTCCGTTTGACGTGTACAAATTTGAAATGTTTGTTTTTGAGATTGAGTATCCCGGTGTACCCTGTACAACCGTCAAGCATATGTCTGTCAGCGGAACGAAGTAGGGTGTTGTACCAACAAACGTATTGAACGTGGCAGTTGCTGTGCCATTTGCGACTCTTACGAACGATGTGTCGAAGTTCGAGATTCCGGGGGGACCTGGAACACCGGGGTACGCAAGCACTGGAAGGCTGGACACACTCTGGATTCCATTGCTGAATCCCGTGACCGTATACGAATACGTTTGACCCACTGTCAGTCCACTGAAGACAAACGATGACAATGTCGTTGCTCCCGACACTGAGTTTCCGAAGTTGTCGGTGACAATGTAGTATTGCGGTATCACCGTGGTGTTTATCGGTGCTGAGGGATTGACCGTGACCGTCGTGTTGCTGACAGATATCGATGGAGTTCCGGGGACAGGGACGTAGAAATTAATGAACTGAGAGTTCGGTGTTATGCTCGTCAGCGTACTTCCACCTACAGAATATCCTAGCGATACGATATCGTAGCGGTAGCTCCCCCCAATGAACGGTCCAGTTCCAGATGTCCATGTGAAGATAAGAGACCCGCTCGGGTTAAATAAAGGGTTCGAAGGTTTCACTACAATGTTTGTTCCGTACCTATACGTGTTGGGAGAATTGGATGAATACGTTGTGACCGGGAACGCCAGTGTTGTAGCCCCCAGACCTACAGACAGTGTCACCAAATTCGAATACGTATTCATTATGAGTGAATCGGTTTCAGTAACGCCGATCGAAGAAAACGTGGGAAAAATTGAATTTGATTCCGACCATTGACCGGTCACCCTAATGCGATTCGTCCGCAGGGTAGTATTTCCGCTGAGTGTAGACGTTACCGTCGTTGGCACTACTGAAGGTGTTACAGACACAACAACGGGCGGAAGTGCTGTTCGGACATACCCCGAACTGATATTGGAAAAGAATTCCGTGATCTGGTAATTGCTGATGACCACGTTGTTGCACGGATCTCCCTGCAGCGTAAAATTAATTCGGTTTCTTCCCAGAGTGAACGTTACCAAAGGAGGAGCAGGCGGTCCAGAGAACGCGGCGTTCGTTGTTCTGCCCGTCAAACTCACGATTCCACATATCGTCGAAAAGACCGAGAACTGGTACGCGAATCCTGACGTGACCGCCGTTGAATTCTGGAATGGAGACGATTGAATTTGGCCAGATATATTTTGAGTCAAGAGCGGAACTATCGTATAGAAATCGTTCGGAGCAGTGTACGCCGATCCAGTGAACGTTACGGTCAGTGTAAGTCCTTGAATTCCACTGAACAGTAGCGACGCAGAGGTCGGAGGCTGGGGGGTCAGATTAAATGACGCAGACTGTGCGGATAACCCAAATAAACTGTTTCCGAAAGGAGTGACTGTGAACTGATGTGTGGCATACGAAGAAACATCGAAACTGTAGTTCAAGTTGTAGTTCGGCTCAGACGAGGCCGTCCATGTACTTCCCAGATAAGAGTTTGAGATCAGATATTCGGTCACCGGTACTCCCCCCGGCCACGTCGATGTCAGCGTGAACACCGCAGTCGGAGTTGTGCCGTTCGTATTCGTCACTCCCGCATAACTTCCCCGGATATTCGTAGTCTGTCGCGGAGGACCAAGGAAATACGATGTTGGGGTAGCGGCTGAAAGATTCACATTGAAGCCTGAAGGTGGTGGATTGCCTGTATCTTGAGAAAACACCTTGAAACTGTATGCGAACCCCGAACTCAGAGTTCCACTCACGAATGTTGCCGTGGGATTCAATGCATCACTGATATTCCTAGATGCGATAACCGTACTTGCTCCGCTGATTGCCTGGAGCAGGTATCCGAGAGCCCCTCCAAGCGGCCTCCCGACCGCAAGGTTGACTGTCGTGTCGCAGATTGACGTAACAGTCAGGGATGTCGGGGACACAAAGTCTGGAACAATTCCCGCGATGGTCAGTGGGGCACTTGATAAACCATTCGCATACGCTATCACATTGAAGGTGTACGTCGTAAGGTTTGTTAGTCCACTTATAGTTCCCACTACCGATGTCGATGTTGCCAAAAGTGTGGTCTGCGTATTTCCCAAATAGAAGTTGTACAATGTAGGTCGTGGACCCCCGTTTGATCCAACTGTCCACCGAAACGTCTTGTTTCCGATCTCATTCAAAACGTTTGTTGGAGTAAACGGCGGACCTACAAAAACCGTAAGGTACTCGTACTCAGCTGGAGTTGTATATATATTGTTCGCAAACGACTTGATCAGTACAGTTGTGAATTTGACTAGGTTGTTGATATTACTAATAGTTGTTCTAGGATCGACGAATGGGTAGCTTGATATCTCAGTCTCCAACGTCACATTGCTGAAATTCACAGTGTATGGTCCTCCTTGATTGTAAAGCAGGTTTGCCTTCAGCAGGTTCGAGTTCGTGAATACATACTCTTCTCCCCGTGCATTCAATATTGCACTTGTGACACGGAATGAGTACCATAACCCAGTTTCGTTGTCCGTAATGTCAGCAACCAAGTTACAGGCTGCGACCCCCGAAGACAGTACTGAAAAATTCGAAGGTGTTATGAGTCCTGTCGAGACCGAGAACCCACAATAATCATACGGTAGATCCGTGATAGAATCTAAAGGCCCTGTAATTGATGGTAACGTTGAAGATACTCCCGACGCGTACGTTGTAGCAAGGTAGGATACTGGTTCTGGATGAACAGTTGTATCTGCCTGTACCGTAAATGAAAGATTTGCACCACCCACAACAAATGTCATGACATTCGGTGTTCCCGGTGGACCAGGGATAAAAAAGCTGCCCGCCGGAACCGGGATGGGGTTGCCGTACCGCAAGATCTGCCCTGCCGTTCCCGTTACCGGTGCAAGCTGAAACTGGTACGCCAATCCGTTCGTGTACGGTCCAATCACGATCGTTCCCGACGTCGATGAAACTGGGATAAGAATCTGTGGGTTTCCGAAATTGTCATCCACCGCAATCTGGTTGAGGATGTTGGCGGGATATACCCCCGTATAACTGATCCTCGCGAACGACCCAGATCCGGTGAGTCTCAACCCCTGCAGGATTCCCGGTGCCGTCGCAAACGATGACAGGAAAAACGACGTCGCGGAGAGGGACGTATAGTACCCTGGGGCGGTATACAGGCCATTGATGTACGGCGTGACGTACACAAAATACGTGACTCCCGGATCAAACTCTCCTACCGTGTACGCAGTCGCCGGCTGGAAGCTCTTGGTCGTTGCTACATCCGTGTTCGAGTTTGTGAACGTGAACTCTACGTGATCCGTCCCCGACATCCTGTAATCGAAACTCAGCGTCATAGTCACCGTCAGCTGTGCTGAGCAGACGTCAAGCGTCGTGATTGAGATCGGAGGGACCCTTGTTATCGGGTTCGTGTATACCGGTACGAACGGCCCGCCATACATCTGATGAGTCGTAGAATTGGCAGGGGTGGTGGGAAGATCGGTTACGCGTTTTGGGAAATTTATACTCGCCGTTTCCAACGGCGGATTGAATCGGTTGTTCCACCGATACTCACTCATTATAAGAGTTTCATACTTTTTCCACGAAAACCAAAACGGATCTGAAAGTAATCTAGAATGGAGACAGCCACGACAATCATGGAGACCTACACTTACGACGACTACACCGACGAAGATTACGACAATGACATCCTTTCCTACATGAACATCCCCCTGGACTACTACGACGACGTGGAGGACCCATGTCACTGGTACGCTGCTCCGCTCTTCGATCTCGCAGACGAGTTCTAGTTACCCCCGCAAACGAACAAAAACGGATATTTTTAAAATGTTCTCAACAGACAGCAGCCAAAATGACCAACGATTACAACACCAAAATCTCTATCATCAACCTTATGTTCTCATCCTATCTCCGCCGCCGTATCCTGGAACTTGATGGCGGTATTCCCCCGACCCCCGAGATGTATTCCACCTTGTCCCGCATCTTTACCGAGCAGTTCCCCGACCGTATGACCATACGTCTGGAAACCGCACTGAACATCTTCGCACATACCATCACAATCCATCTCCTCGAATACGAGTCGTGTGAGAACGACGTTGTCCTGTTCGTAGAGTACGCGGAGAAATACGTCAAGAGCGAACTCAAGCAGGCCCATCGCTGGTCCCCCAGCCTCGCCCAGGAATAGAATAGAATAGAGCAACGGGGTAATGGATCCACTGACCAAACGTATACAGGCACTCCCATCTGAACTCATTCATCTGATACGGACCTTTTTGCCTCCTCATCCTCCTCGTCCAAAACCCCGTGATAACGGCGTTCAAAAACAGTTGGAGGCCCTGTCTAGATCCCCCAAAATGACAGCCATGGGCCTCTACAAAACGGAAAAGGATGACTCTTAGAGTAAGGAATGCAAGAAATGATTGGACTCCCCGTTGTGAAGCTTGTGGGCACCCTGCTCCTGACCTACTCTACCCACTACGGTGCGACAAAGATGTACTCCGCCCTCTGCGTTCCAAATGGAATGTGGGGATACATCCAGGGCATGTTCACCACCGGCAGCCCCATCTGTGCTGCTACTCTGACTTACGCCTCCAACTCCCAGGCTTCCTACGCTGCCATCATCACCATGACGATCTCACGTGCAGTGATGGACGCGATTCTACCCGGGACAGGAACGACCACTTAAACAAAATAGAACAACAACACAATGAAGTATTGGGTTCTTGTTCTAGCCCTATTATCCCTCGTCTTTTTCGCTGTAGGCCACGAAGCATTCGGAGGAACCAGTCCCGGAACACTCATCCAGTTACAGGCTTCCCACGTTCCCGACAAAACGGATTTTGGAGGATTCCTCCTGTTTTAGTTCAAAAATGGCAGGCATAGTCTTCAAGTCTGAAACGCATGTCCTTATGGGGTATCAACCCGACAAGGCGATGATCTCTGGGATCGGCGGGAAACCTAACGACTTTGAGCCTATTGTCCATACCGCCTTCCGTGAAACTATCGAGGAACTGTTCGGGATCAAGCCTACGTTCTGGCTTATCGTCAGCCTTGCCGAGATCTTCAAGACTGCCGGATCCGTCCAGAATGGAGGATATACCATGTTCGTTCTCTCATTCGACGATCTTCTCCGTTTCATGAAGTACGTCCAGGTTTCAGTTCAGACGTCCCCATACTATGCCCAGTTTCCTGAGAGCATCCACGATCTTCTCCTTCGACGCAGGGCTCCCCCTGATGCCGAAGTCACCCACCTTGCTTTGATTCCCTTGGTCCCCGAATACTTTCGTGTAGACCAGCGGGATATCCCCCTGCTCCTGTGAATCTTCCATCCAACACTTCGGACAGAACCAGTCCACGTCCGGCAAATCCATCCGGCATTTTTGGCATGTCTGCATTACCCCTTTTCCATCATTTTAAAAAGTTCCTTTCAAATTGTCTACACCCCCTCTACTTATTAGCGATTCACGATCTCCTGCCAATTGTCAGGCATGATCGGACTCACGCGACTGATCCGAATATGCAGATCTGGTGTCGCCGTACTATTGTGTTCAAACACCGCACGGTTCAGCTCCTCCTCTGCCTCCGCTTCCGCCTCCCTCTCGAGAAACTGTTCGGTGGTCAGGTATGCACCCGACCTGTCCCCCTCCATCTGCCTCTCGGCGTTCTCCGCCATCTCCTGCCGACGCTCCTCCTCCTGCGACGCCGTCTCTTCACACTCGTCTGGACCATCGTAGTCGTCCGAGAACCCGTCGTCGTACGTGCGGCGGACCGCATCCTTCCACCGCGGTGGCTGGTTGCCATCATCGTAGTCGTAGTCCTCGTCCTCCCTCTCCACGCAGCAGTGGCAGATCACGTGGTTGTGAACAACCGCCGGATCCTGCTTCGCCAGGTCGCACATCTCGCACACCCGTCCTCCAATGCCCGTCCGGACATTGCCGCACTGGTCGCAGTTCGGACCCGCATGTGCCGTGACCCGCCCCATCCACGCTGCCTCTGCCTTCTTTATGTCGGCAAACGTCTGCATGCTCTTCTCCATCTCATAGAAGAAGTTGGATTCCGTAATTGAAGGACCTGCATCGTCGTCCTCGAGGAACTCATAGAACTCCTCCCGCAGGTTCTTGTCGGCGGGATTGCCAACGATGAATGCGAACATCGTCAGGATACCCAGCGGGTCGCTCGCCTTGAGTGCCGCCACATCCTTCCGCAGGTTTTCCACCATGATGATGCTGCACAGCCCGCTGTTGTCGTCCTTCATCCACAGCTTGACGAACTCCTCCGCCACCGTCGGTGCCAGCTCCATGTACTCCCGCACTGTAAGGAGACGCTTATCCTCCACGCACTTGTGCCACCCCTCCGTGGCAATATTCCGTGCACACCGGTCCTCCGTGCCATGTCCGCACTCCCCCCGCATACACGCCTGAGCCAGCCGCTCCTCGTTGTCCAGCTTGATCTGATAATGGTTGATGCTCACGATGTTGTTGATGTTCTGGATGCTCATGATGTTTGTTGTGATGTGATGTATTCGTGTCGGGACTGTCCATTTCCTATCCCCAAATCCGATCCGTTTTGATGACAAAAACGGATCCGTTTGGTATCTAGAAACCAGATAGCCTCCCCCTACTCTGACATACACACAAACTTACAAAGTCTTGTGTGTCTGTCCCCCCCGTACGAAATGACGTACAGCACGATGATCATGAACGCCCTCGCGGCTCTGGATACGACGAATGAGGACAAGCAGACGGACCTCATCGTCATGATGCTCAAGAATGTGCCCGCTGAGGAGCACGAAACTGTTATGCTCGACTGTGCACGTTACTGTGTGCTGTCGAACCGCTCGGCTCGCATGAAGAATGCGAGCTGGGGCGATGAGGCTCTCCGCGTCGAAGAGGCGAAGGAGAACCGGTTCGTCACGATGACCACTGACCAGTGGGAGCGTACGAAGATGCTGGCCAAGGGCGATCGCTGGAATCGCCCGTGGTTCGCGTCGTGGGCTGAGTGGAAGCTGTGGGCAGATCGCATTAACGGCAAGCGTCGCCGTGCGGAGCCCCGGCTTGTCATCGCCCGTGAGCCTGACCGTGTCAAGCAGCTGCTCGAGGACCGCGAGGACGTGTTCCGCTACCCCCAGCGGCACGTCACGAACCAGGCCGAGGCGGTGGCACTCATCTGCGAGATCGAGAACTCCATCGTTCGCCACGGTGGCAAGGCACGCCTCGACAAGGTGATCCAGGCCGAGTGGGACGAGGAGGAGGCTGAGGCCAAGGCTGCGGCTGCAGCTGAGGCGGAGGCCAAGGAGGACGCCCGCCGGGAGGCCGAGTACTCACAGTACCCCGGGCTCGCTGCGTTCATCAAGCTCTGCGGCGAGCCCTGCAAGATGACGATGGAGTGAAAAACCCAAAACCAACTAAAAAGAGCAAAAGCCCTTCGTCGGGCATAAACAACCCTATAAACGGTTAAAGGCACTGGTCCCCCTTTTTCCATGTGGTTGGACCCGGTCCCCTCCGGTCCCCTGGAACAATTTTGTGCGTCCCCTGGGCAATTAATCCCTTTTTCGCGATCGGCCTTGACTT